TCCGCCGCTGGGTCCGCCGCTGGGTCCGCCGCAGAGTTCGCCGCACGGTCCGCCGCGGTAAAAGACGCAATCGCTATCCTCCACGGCAGTGTAACAAAGGCAACACAAGGAACGACACACAATGAAAGACCTAAGTAAGACGGACGAGGCTATACACCGCATAGCCCCGGAGTTTGAGCTAATCGATATAGATGAAACAACTTACTTCGAGGATCGATTCCTAGAGAAGCACAAGATAGCGAAAATCCATGGCCGATACATGTATGACAAAAAGTCAGTCACATACATATGCAGCGCTAATCCTATGTACGCCATGCACTACGTAGACTTCGCAATCACACTAGAGGAGGGCGCAGACCCGGACGTCTTAGAAGAGGCATACGACGAGTTAGAGTGGGAATACTGCCATCAAGACCTAGTATCCTATATGTCCAGGTATAGGATCGACAACCTACCGCAAGACGACAGGGAAAGGATCATGCTAGAGGAGACCCAAGCCTACGCTGATTTACAAGACGGAGAGTACGAACAACTAGTAGAGGACACCCTCTCCGAAGCACGGGCCGGATGATGAAGGTAATTTGCATATCTGACACGCACAGCATGCACTACGACATAGGCGACCTGACGCCGGGAGACATGCTAATTCACGCAGGAGATTTCACCCTGCGCGGACGGATAAACGAGGCGGAGTTGTTTGCGGACTGGATGAAGGACCAGCCGCACCGACACAAGGTAGTAATAGCAGGGAACCATGACCTATGCGCAGAGGAGTACGGAGCCTTAACTAAAGAAGTCTTCGAGAGCAGAGGAATACACTATCTAAAGGACAGCTCAGTAGAGCTAGACGGCCTACTAATCCACGGAGCTCCGTGGCAGCCGTTCTTTAACGACTGGGCATTCAATGTAGAGAAGGAAGATGACCTCTACACTAAGTTCAAACAAGCTCCAAACCACACAGACATCCTAGTGACACATGGGCCTCCTAGAGGCGTACTGGATAAAAACAAACACGGAAAGATGTGCGGATCCTATGCTCTAAGAGACAGGATAATGGAGATAAATCCGATGCTATTCGTGTGCGGACACATCCACGAGGCCCGAGGCCAAGGAACACTAGGACGAACGCACTGTGTGAATGCATCCTGTGTCGACCTACGGCTAAGGCCCCTAAGGTCCCCGGAGATAGAAGTGGACATCCCACAACAGTGGATAGACGAACGACGGAGAGAAAGATGAAGTACAACCACGCATACACAATCGCCTTCTCAGTAGATAGCGACAACAAGGCAGAAGATGTGACAGCAGACGAGCTAATAGCAGGAATGTCTAGACGCCTAAGGGACCTTGTGAGAAACGGTGATGAGATCGTAGAGGCTACGGGGATGCCCTTCGATACATATATCGTAGAAGAGGACCCTCTAGTTACCCTCACTCATCCGAAAGACCATAGATATAGACTGGACCTACGGAAGCCAGTAGATATATACCGCAACCTGACTAAGCAGTGCTGGTCTGTCCGACAAGGAGCAGTAGTAAAGGGACACATCTCGTACGATAAAGAATTTGTTGTACGAAACGCCGACCTAGTAGTATCGGAGAAAGGCCGGCAGCGAGTGCTTAGGCAAAAGCAGAAGAACGTACACGCCTTTGTTCGCGGACTACTGTCCCCGCCTATCCCACCTCCTGAGTGTAAGTCCAAGGAGGGCGGACTAAAAGAACGCAGAATAACCTACAACCCGTATACACGAAAGACGTTCTATCTAGCAGAGCAGGGATCCGCACTAACAGGCGCAGACTTCATATATTCCCGTGACGGGCAGTTATACATATATCTGTACGATATCCCGCACGCGCAGACATGACGGAGGTTATCATCCCAGTAGTGCCGTCGGCCTTCCTGGAGAGGCTGCCCGGCATTATGACCCACAGGGATCTAGGAACCCTACGATCAGTAATATCGCTAGGCCCTGGAATATTAGCACACTATTGGACCTCGGAGACGCTCGGAGACGGACGCGAAGGGCTTCTCAAGGTAAGAGTAGCAATAGAGGCTATATCAGAAGGATCGAGAGGATACGTAGAGGTTGTAGCATATGAGGATCGAGAATCTAAAACCCCGGTAATTATCGCGGAAATAGAGATACCCGACAACCTCCATAACCACCTACAAGAAGACTCACATACTCCGAATAGGAAAGAAGAAGCCGCTACGCCGTACATAGACCAAGAGCCCATAGATCAGGAGGCTGAGGTGGGCGGCGATCTGCAAGTTAGCCTACTAGCGCCGTCCTCGAGACTGGACGCACAGGTTTTCTTCGACTCTATGGAGGCTAGGCCAGACTATCTGGCCGCATTTTTGGACGAGGTATCCGTACACTGCCCCGTATCCTGCAACTAGCACACACATATAAACACAAAGGACACACAAGCATGATACCCGCCACCACGTACACAGACATCATGTCAGATATGCGCCGCCACGGCACAGTACGAACAATCAATGGAAAGACAGTCAAGGTAGGGTTCTTCGACCCCGCTAAACAACCCCCGCCCCCCGACGTAGGATGGGGCCTATTCATAAAAGGCAGCCGGATCTTCGTAGGAGAGTACACAGCGGGAGATCCCGAGTCTTCTCGAAAACAGATCCTCGAAGTAGCCGACGACTGGAGATCGTAATGGAGGGCTTCCCTAACAACACAGTCGTAGTATATGAGGGCGGAGGATACTCTGGATGCTTATGGGAATACAACGCCTTCTTGGTAGACCGAGATGGGGACTTTGTAGATTTAATGTCCTCCGGGCACGCCGGCCTGTACACCGAAAAGGACGCAGTAGCCGCCCTGGTAGGAGGTAGTCCCAGCGTACTAGAGGGATACAACGCACATCAGGTACACCTAGGATCAGAAGAGTCCGTAGCCGAATTCTCAGAGATTTATAATGCATCCCTAGTACTGCATATTCTTAACCTAGTAGTAGTAGGGGCCGGATACGCAGCTAAGGACCTGAAGGTCACGTGCGGAACGTGCGGAGGATCTGTATATCCTGACGCCGATAGCTGCATCCCGGTAAATATGGTATGCGATGGGGGAATAGCGTACTCCTTTAGAGACATCATGTGCGAAGAATGCGCATCTGCTAGGCGGTGCGACGAATGCGCAGAACACATGGACGAGCCCATCCCGATAGATGATGAAAGCTTAGAGAGGGTCTGTGGATTCTGTAAGCAGCTGCCTTGTTGAGTAAGACGTAGAAACTCCTATACCTTCTGGACCTAGCAGCTCGCTTTACATATACTCCTGTGAGGTGTACTATTAGAACACATCTGATAGTACACCCCCCACAGGAGAGACCACATGGCGGCGACAGACCAGCAGATACAGACCTCACTAGAATCAGGACGTTCAGGACGCAGCATCATACGAGACCTCGGAGTAGGCTGGAGAAGAATAAACAGAATACGTAAGCAGATGTCAGGGGGGATAGAGCCGGATGTGTCGGGAGACGATGGCGACTTATCCGCAGACGGCTTCCACATAGCTGGGGAAAAGGCATCGGCATGTCTAACGTCAACAATACCGGTAACAGAGGCAGAGCTAGCCAGCCACTTCTGCATCGATATGAGTAAGTGGAAGTGCGTCGAGTTTAAGGTACGCTCATGGGAAACGTCCCGAGCAGACAGGAAAGCAGACCTTAGCTTCGACGAAGGCCGCATGTCGGGATCCGTAGTGGACGCAGGTCAGATGACAAAGTGCCCTATGTTCTCAAGCTGGGGCAAGTTCACACTCAAAAAGGATGCGCACGATAAGGACTTAGCCAAAGCATTCCGTAAACTGCTAGGTATCCCGCGAGCCCGACGTACTACCAAACCGGTATTATCCAGTAGCGAGGACATCGGAGAGCTTGCTCTACCTGACGTACACTTCGGACTGCGATCTTACATAGACGAGACCGGACAGAGATACGACGTGGAGACGTGTAGAGAAAACCTCCTAGAGGTAGTCGACGAACTCCTAGACGGGTTCCGAGATACCCCTGTTAGGCGGATGGTAGTGCCTATAGGGCACGACTGGCTTAACTCCGATAACGCTGCGGGAACTACGACAAACGGTACCCCGCAGGACGAGGACGGACACTTCTTCAATACCTTCCGACACGCCACCGCTGCAGCAGTAGAGGTTGTCGATAAATGCCGAGAGGTCGCAGATGAGGTGGAAGTTATACTTATTCCAGGCAACCATGACGGGGAGCGGTCATACTATATGACAGAGTGTCTCCAGTATGCCTTTGCTAAATGCGACGACGTTGTAATCGACGCAGGACTGGCTCCCATTAAAGCACGACTTCACCACAGCTGCCTCATAGGGTACCAACACGGCCACGGAACAACCCCTGACAGACTAGCCACGGCTCTCCCAGTACTTTACCCGCAACTGTGGGCTAAGAGCCAGTGGAGAGAATGGCACTTGGGACATATCCACCACGAAGTCGAAAAGGATATTGACGGCGTACGCATCCGGTACTTCCGATGCCTCACAGCCATATCAGCATGGGCAGCCGGGAAAGGATACACAGGCTCGTTACGAGCAGCAACATCTATTCGATACGGGAAGAAGAGAGGTCCGTATAGAATCGAATACGCCTACGTGTAGGCTCAAACAAATAGCACACGTATACTAAATCTAAGGATCACACACATGGAAGACGACACACCGCCTGACCGGCGGACCACCGGGCTAATTGTGCTGATTGTACAGGAGAATGCAGGGGACTTGAAGTTCTCGGAGTTCCTAGACTTCGAGGACATAGTACAAGAGTGCGAACTATACGTAAATAAGTACAAACACCGGTTCGATCCCTCTCGAGGTGAATGGTCTACCTTCGTTAGACAGATCGTAATAACGGCCCTGCCTAAGATTAGGATATCCATTAACAGGTGCAACAACCCGGTTGATCACCGAGAGTTCGAATTCGCCCTAAAGACAAATCTCGAGCTACGCACACTATATGCAGCAGATGCGGCCACGTATGCCTACAGCACCCTATCAAACAGAGAGAAGACAGTAGTCAAGCACCTGGTTAAGGGACACAGGCGGGATGCTATAGCAGAGGAGCTTGGAGTGAAGATATCCAGGATCTCCCAGATAGTGACTGAGATACGTAAGAAGTTCCACAGAGAGCTATACGCATAAACCAGAAAAAAGGAGTAGAGCAATGAGCACAGCACACATAGATGGCACATAGATTTTGCTGCCCTAAGTGCGGTAGGGTGCTAGAGGAGGAAGGAGACCAGACTAAGCTGGCGCAGGGAGAGTACCGAGTATTCGATAGCGCTGGGAACAGCAAGCACTCGGCAGGATCATTCCGCATCATTATGTGCATGGTATGTCGGGAGATAGGCCCTATAGGTTACTTTGACAAAGCCCCGCCCAGGCCGTTAGAAGAGATACGCACAGATCCTCGGAGAGGAGATAAAATAACCACGCCTGAATACACACTAAAGGTAACAGGACGGCAAGGAGCCTACGTCCAGTAAGTAGTCGACATCCCAAGCAGATCCTTAAAAGGGGCACACAGCGTCTCTTTACCGGTCTGGGGATCGATATTCTACAATGCTGTAAGACTGTCTGAGCTACCGCAGACAAAGGAGAACAAACATGGAGAGCCCGGAGGTGTATACTGAGGTATACCGAAAGGCGCGCAAGACACATAGGTGTGCGTGCTGCTTTCGCGAGATAACCCGCAGCACGCACTACATGGAATGCACCGGCATCTGGGCGGGAGCCCCAGATAGATTCAGAATTCACAAGTCCTGCTACGAGCTGTACCGAAAACTGAGCGACCGCTTCCACTTCGACGATCCATTACCTTTCGAGGAGCTGGAGACAGAGGCAAGGGAGTGCGGACACGCCTGGCCGCCGCCCCTAGAGGACAAACAACGCACACTACCTATGAGCGCAGAAGGATGGCTAAAGAAAACAACACAGTAATATGCGCAGCCTGCGGCAGATCTGTATCCAAACGCAAGTCGTATGCAGACGGCGCGGGAGGACGAGTCTGCAGGGCCCATGAAGGAGCTAGTCTGCTCGCGCAGGGAGTCTCTCACCGGGATCAGATCATTCGTGACGTGCTTAGTACAAGGAAGTTCATGCGATCATGACTAACGAGGACGATCCGACAACAATACGTATAACAATCAGTATGCACATACCCCCTCTACCTAAGTCGAAGAAACGCCGCATACGAAAGAAGTGGCACAAGCGCGTAATGTCTACTATGCGGTTCGATACGACGATAGAGGACAGGAAGCATAAAAAACAAGGACACTGAATTCAATGTTTAACCTGAACTACACGACACCACGGACACCGAAAGGAACGATAACATTTAATCGACCTCCGGCACGGCTAGGTCCAATGACTGATGTCTATGGAAAAAAAATGGGACATCCGAGGTATCTTTGGACATGGGCACGGAGCAGTAGTACACGCAGTCCCGTACTCAGAGCTCCATCCCTATTACACTGACACTAGTGGGGGGCATTCGCAGGCATCGTCGCTCAGACATGGGAGCCGTACTATGTAAAAATTATGGAATCAGGCACAGTGCAGAGTACTCAATGACTAGAAGGCTATACAAAAAATACAAGAAGATGGCCAGTATTCTGTATCTGCTGGAGATAGATATAGCCCTCGCGAACTCAGCAGATCCGCCCTCGACAAGGACGTTAAAGCAGCATCGTAAGCTACGCAATAGCTATAATAGATTCAGAAATAGGCCAGCATACTTGGATAGACTCTACGCAGAATGCTTAGCCGATCTAGATGAGGAGGATACTGACCGTGCCGATGTCCAGCAAGCAGTTAGAACGTAGACTGCTACTTAGAGGAACCTTCGTAGGACCTGTTTCTAAGGAGATGCTAGTCCGAGCGAAGGCAAAGTATTACAGAGCCTGCGTATTAACCGAGGATTGGGAGCCGGGAGACACAGGATGGGAAGACTTTATACCCGAAGCCCGGGCCGACACCGAAATCACACAAATAAAGGAATAGCGAGATGACAGCAATAGACGCATTAGGTAAAGAAGTAGTGCTAGGCAGCCAGTATGGATACTCAACTAAAAACCACGTGGTTGTAGGCACAGCAGAAAAGGTGAACAAGTCCACAGTATCTATTCGAGTGAAGATCTCGCAGAAGTACCTGTACGGAGAGCCGTCGGATTCAGGGTGGGGAACTCATGCGAGAGTGGTGGCCGTATACCCCTTCCACCTGTTTCCCGTACAAGATACCGAGGAGGATAAGTCGTGAGCGAATCCGCACCAGATTATGCATATAGGAAAATAGAGGAGTACGAAGAGATTATCGGGTACAAGACCGGTGACGCTTTTCGTATCGGATGGAATATGGCGCGCATAACCAACACCATGTTAGGCATACAGCCAGATAACGCGGAGATCGCCCGCTTGTCGGGCGAAGCTCCTGGTTATCGGAACCCAGAACAAGGAGAAAGCTAATGAGGATTTTTCACAAGACCGAATCTTGGAATTCGAAGGTCAATTTCGTCGACGAAAATGACCGATTTGTCGGATTCGACACTGATCAGTATTGCTGCGAAGATGCCGACTGGTTCATCGCAGACACACCACAGTCGACTACACAAGAGGATGCCATTCAGCCGGAGGAAATGGCCGGGTGGCTGTTTGATCCCGACTTTTTTGAAGAGGTGAATGGCGGCGAATTCGATCAGGGAGGCATGGTCATTTTCCGCATGTGCAAAGGGGGAGAGGAAAAATTCCTACACCTATACAATTGCCATAACGGATACTACTCGCACGGATTCACGTCTGGGCAGGGAGATGTCACCGAGAGGAACGAATGCATTTGAGACAAGCTAACGCTCGCGTTTGCCACGAGCGGAGCGAGCTGGTAGAACGCGATGGTTATCGAAACTCAGAACAAGGAGAAGACTGATGTTGATGTTTCAGCACTTAAACCAGGATGGCGAGAACCTTGGGGGCCTGTTTGTGAGAGCAGACAGTATTGCCGCCGTATATGCGGTAAGCCTTGGCGGGCAGAATGGCGAGAAGTTTTCGTCAAACATCCTACTCAACTGTGGGACGCCATTTCGCGTAGCTCAGCCGGTTGCGGAGGTATTGGATATGCTACGTGATAACGACCAGCTCTGCTCGAATGAGCAGCAGCGGCTGGTTGGCGAGGTGTCGGAATGAGCGGCAATCACGTAATGGGCGAGGTGTGGGCATCCGCCGATCCGGAGCCCGACCCCTCGCCAGGGATTTATTCGGGATCTTACATCAACGACGAAGAGGCACACGGCCATTGGCGGCACATTGCGACCTTGACGCCGGGGGAACTCTGTGCCGCGATTTTGGCGGCTGCTGAAGCAAAAGCTAACGCGGGCATCTCCGCGGATGCCGAGCATGGGCTGGTTAGCGACATATTGCCGGACGATATGCCTTGCCCAAAATGCGGTGGGCAGTGGGATCGCGTAATGGTGGTCGATGGCAGGGATACCGTGATTTGCGCTGATTGCGACGCCTCCATTCCTGAGGCCGAGTACCGCCGAGCTAACGACACCAAGGATCTCCCATGACTGAACGAGGAACGAGAGAAGGCATTGGCGAGCATCCGTTTGTTCTGCTTGATTTGTTTTGTTGCGCGGGCGGTGCCGGGGAAGGTTATCGCCGGGAAGGTTTTGATGTGGTCGGGGTGGACATCCAGCCACAACCCCGAAACCCTCACACGTTCCACGAATGCGATGCGGTGGAGTTTCTGGAGGAGTTCGGGCACGATTTCGACTTGATCCACGCAAGCCCACCGTGCCAACAGCACACGGCGCTGAGAGGGCGCACGGGCAAAACCTACCGATGTTACATAAACGAAGTGCGGGCAATTCTCGAAACGCTCAGCGTGCCGTGGGTGATTGAGAACGTGCCGGGGGCGCCGCTACGAAATCCAGTGACACTCTGCGGCACAATGTTCGGGCTGGGGGCGCAAGGGCACGAATTACAACGGCACAGGCTTTTCGAGTCGTCTTTCCCTATCGCACAACCGGAATGCCAACACACAGAAAAGCCCGTGATCGGCGTTTACGGTGGACACGCTCGCAACAGGTCAGCCAAGCATGGAGGGCGAGGAACTGCTGACGCATGGCATGGCGGACACAAAGCGGCAGCGTCAGAGGCAATGGGAATCGACTGGATGAGCATGAACGAAATATCCCAAGCGATACCGCCAGAACGCGGCCATCTCGCCGCATGGCGAGCATGGCCTGGTTAGCGAGGCGTCAGGAGAATGATGCTTACCGCCAAACAATTATCGCAAGGCGATCATCGCAATCCTGATCACGCGAAAAAATACGGGATGCATAGAGCGCTATGGGAGTGCCACTGCTGCGGAAAGAGGATGCATCGGTACCTGGGAATAAAAGTGTGGACTATGAGCTTCTGCGACTACGCTGGTGTCCCAGCGCGTATGTATAGGGTCACTGAAGCTAACAACCGGATATCCGAACAATGACCTGCGACGGGAAAGAATGCAAGTAGCCAGAATCAAGCGAATGAAATGAGACCTATAGTCCGTACAGGCTGCTGGGAATAAATAACCGATAAGGAGTACAGAATGTACTATGTATTATGTAAGGAGCCGGACAACACCTACTGGCCCCTGCACTTGGATAAGAGGACATACCACGAATGCGAGGATGCCGTATGCTGGCAGGGGATAGGACTGCGACAAGGCGTTCCCGCCAACGAGTGGGAGATCCACACAGTCGGTAAGGTCACCTCACTGCTCCGCAATGGTCGTCTAACTAAAGGATGCTTCACGGTCGAAGCGTGGGACAAGTTCACAGACGAGCTGGAAGGAGATACAATATCTACAAGGGAGGAGTGGCGTAAGTTGATCTATTCTCTCGAGGACCTGATGAATGTCCGAGTCACGGCATACGATCCTCAGATATCCTGCGTCGGCCTATGTGCAGACGGCAAGGACAGGCAGGGTACCGGAGTGCAGATGCCAGTGTGGTTCGCCCGCCGGATTGTAGCACTCGCTGAGTCCCCGGAAAAGCCCAAATAGATACCACACACACTGTAGAGATAGTAGGACGGCGTTCCCGCAGCAGAATTCTAATCTGCCGACACTAAACCGCGGGCAGGAAGTCGAGAGGTTCGAGTCCTCCGTCGTCTACCACCACACCTCTACGTACACACACAAGGAACATATAACGACATGAGCGAAGAACAAGAGACTACTATACCAGGGGTCTATAAGCCTTTATGCGAAGGCACCTTTACCCACTTCCTGTCGGCTACCTACGGAGCATATAACGGCAAGTATTACACTACTGCTATAGGGTACCGATCCGCTAAGGAGATGAGAGAAGACGGCATCAGCCGAGAGGCCGACCACCAGACTGTACGGGCATATAAGGCTACGCCGATCTCCTGGCCGGCAGAGGAGGAGGCCCCGAAGGCGCATAAGCGAGTCCCAGTGAAGAACAAGATCAAGTGGCTGAGAAGGTTCATCACTGCATGGGACGATCAAGACGTAGAGGATGACGTACTTTTCGAGGCCCTCACAGAGCTGTACGACCGATTTATATTGGACCACAACCTTCCGAGCCAGTCCGCGGATGAGGTACTATGGGATCTAATGTGCAAAGAGGTTCCGGAATACACCTTTACGTGTCCTCGGCGATGAGCACAAGAGACAAGGCCGTAGCAGCCTCCGGCATAATAGCCGTGTTCATACTAGCCTGCGGCCCCGCAATAGGGAGACTCAATCCGGGAGCAAATCAGCTGCCTACTATTTTACTAACCCTGCTGGCAGCACAGCTTATAGGACTCACCGCGGCATATTTAAGAAAACAGGAAACAGTACACATGACAGTTGATGAAGATATGGGAAAGGCTCCGACACCTGAAGAGATAGCAGACAGCAAAGTATCCGACATACTAGGCCGCCCGTGCTACTACAGGATGAAGATAGGCCTATCCGCAGCCAACCGGTGGAGAGAGTCATATGTTACAAGCATCCACTCTCAGGACAGACTTACGATGAATGCCGGATTCACCTGCGATCTCAAAGACGTACGCTGGAAGACGGACTAGGGGGCAAATAGTGATAAACACTACGCTACATATTAACTATGCCTTCTTCTGCGATGACCCAGGAGTAGAGCTCCTAGGGTCAGACGCCTTGTTCCCTATAGATAGGCGACTGGGGGAGGTCCGAGCAGATGCCATAGCTGCTAATCGTCGGGAGAGATTCCGAAAGCACTTCCCGCATAAATACAAAGCAATGAGCCACTATAAGTGGAGAGGACAGGTCCGCCCTGTCCCTCCTCCCTTTAATCAATAACAAGGAACAACAACGCAATGAAAGACGAAGATAAGGTAATAACGCACGAGTGGCTAGTCTCGAAAGATGCGTGCTACTTCGACCAATATAGCGGAGAGCCTGACACGGCTCTAGGAGGATGGTTGATGCCTAAGCTGCCGATCAGTATAGAGCAGCTAGGCCGTATGCGCAAGATCCCCGCACGGGATAAGCTCTGGGCCCTATACCGATTAATGTCTGAAGAGCAGTGCAGCCTTGCAGCGAGGCGCTCGGCGCTCCGCTGTATCGGTAACTGGGATGCTCCGGAGATTGTGCTGCGCTGGTTGCGTGATGGGTTAGAAGAGGATAGGGCCGCCGCCGCACAGTACGAGGACCGGAGCCCTACGCAGTCCCCCGCCCGGACCGCTTGGTGGTCCGCGTATTGGTCTGCATGCGGCAGCTACTCCAGCACCGACCCGGACTACGAAGAAAACGCAGAAGTCTCCGCAAGGCACGCCGCACAGTCCGCCGCACGGGCAGCTCGATCACGGATCGCTGCAGACTTCACCGACCGTTCCTTCCCCAGGATCGTCGCAGAAGTCTCCGCAGAGAACGCCGCCTGGTCCGCCGCATATTCCTCCGCAGAGTCCGCCGCGGTAAAAGACGCAATCGCTATCCTCCAGGGCAGTATAACAGAGGCAATGATGTAGGTATATATGTCCTAAAAATGCCTTAATTACGGGGGTATTTTAGGGCATATATACTTGGTGAGTGCTAACCTTAACAGGAGGACGATATGTACGTCATAGCCACCACAAAGTCCGGGGACTGCTACACTCTGGTGGCGGTTCCCGGCGCCAACGCGCTCCAAGCCTTTAAAGGCAGTGAGTACGTTGGAGGGGTGGTCGCTGTACCCCCCAAGGCGGTAAAAGATTTCCGCCGGGCGCTAACTGTGGACACAGACGGCAGCGAGTTCGTCTGTCGCAACAGCGCGGGAGCCGAGCTCCTGCGTACCCGGCGGTACAGCGCCCTGCCGGGGCAGGTACTAGTGAACAGGCAGGGAGACCTGTCTGGGATCATAGTATCTGTTGATCCCGCCTAGCTGGGCACCGACCCCGCCAGACTATGAGCTGGCAGTAGCAAGTACCCGGGGGCTGTAGCCCGGGGAACGTGAGTCGATACTAGGGCGGCGATGAACGCCGGCTACAGCTGTTGTGGATCTGGTAGCGGCCAGACAGCAACAACCCTACATATAAGTCACATGCAGGCTGCTACGCCTGTAGTAGACCCACCGGTCCGGCCCGTCATCGCCGGTAACCTATGCGCCCTGGGAGGACCAGGGGGGCGTATAGGGAGGGTCACCCCTCGCTACCTGGACCCCGCCTCCTGGGCTAATGGAGGTCAGTACGGAAGCCGGGCGGCGAATAGCCTGGTGGATGGAATGTACAAAGCCCTGCCATACCGCTCTGCCTACCGCCAGGCAGAGACATTCCCAGTCGGGCGTAGGGGTAGTTCCCTGCGCCGCGGACACGTGGACCCGAAAGCAGTAGCCCCGGGTTGGAGGGCAACTGCCGGGAGCACACCCCGATGAAACCGTATAATAGACATGTGTGCCGCGAGTGGGATAGTCATCCTCGCCACCTGTAGCAAGACTGCAGGGAAGTCAACGTGGTGGTCCCACGCTCTGCACCCCCTTTCCTACATGCCGAGCTGGGCATTAAACGGAGCCGCCATGTCTGCCGGTGTAATAGGGCAGATCGCGATCCTCCGTAGCGAACAGGAGGGCCCGTCGGGAAGGGCAGACCCGGGGCGACAAGTCACTGCAGCTTGTTGCCTAATCGCTTGTGGGCTATTCCACCCCTCGTATCAGCACAGCCAGGACGGATTACCGGGGCTGATACAAGGACATCCGTATATCCCGGGCCGGTGCGTCCCGTGGATGAATTGCAGTAGCACCACCCCTTTCCTACATGCCTAGCTGATGGGCGTTAAACGTAGCGGACCCTTCGGGGCGCCGCAGGAGCGAAGTCCTGCACCGGCCCGGCGGTACCGGGTACCCGAGGAGGGCATCATGCACAAAGATGCATTTGAGAGGCTCATCAAGAAAACGACAGCGGATCGGTCAGTAAACCTGATCAGCCTCGAGGCAGGCGTCGAGGAGCACACGCTCATCACCGCATGCGTGGATCGCGCCCTAGAGTACCTGGCCCCGCTGTCGGAACTAAACTTCTACGGAGGTACCGTCTGGTACGACGACGGTACCTGGGCGGAGTATGTGGAGGTACGGGGGTACGACATATGGGTTTTCCGGCAGTGTCCGGAGATGCCCCCCGGGGCACCCTACCCGACATCCTGATGGCACGCCGAGCTGAGGGGCGTTAAACCGGAGCTGTACCTGTTTGTCCCAGGGTTAAGGGCGTCCCTGCTGCAGTAGAGATATATACCCGGAGAGATTCCCGGGTAGCACGATCTATTGCAGCAGGGGAGAACCCCTTACCCCCCTACCTTTTTTTTAGCTATAGGATGAACACATCCTATACTGACGGGAGTACCGTACGTTGTAGCTGCCTCTCCTTCGCATATAGTATACATGCCTGATACGATACTGTTTATAGTAAGGGACCTATGGTTCGCAGTATGTAAGGCAGTGTTCCAAAACCCAAAGTAATCCGCAATAGAGGAGTATACAGATGAGAAGCAGACTGGTAAGTGAGTGCGTGGACCGCCTTGTAGCCCTGCAGAAGAACGCAGAGCTCGTAGGCGATCAAGAAGAGATCGACGCTAACGGCAACGGTAAGATCGAAGAAGATGATTTTGAGATCCTCCGCAACAAGAAGGACACGCAAGGCACCGAGACATCGAAAGAAGAGGACACAGCTGAAAAGGAAGCTGCGTACGATCCAGGACTCTGGTGGGAGAAGGTAGGGTACGAGTCCCCTAGTCCTGCCGAGAAGACACAGAGCACCCTCTCCGGCGCCGCACAGCAGAAGAAGAAGGAAGACGGTACTGTGGACTACGGTAAGCACCCTAACCTTAAGCGCATGCAAGGATCATATGCAACGATGGCGGCCGGTCCCCCAGCAACAGTAGATAAGAAGGCCAAGCCCTCCGGACCGATCGGAGAGCTCCTATTAGCTAAAATCACAGCTCGAGGCAAGGCTAAAAAGTAAGGAGTTATAAGTAGGCCTATTTGTTATTACAAATAGGTCTACGTAACTTAGCAGAAATGCTGAAACATAGCTCTCACCTATAAACCTTAATTTTTACGACTTAAAATCAGAAGACATATATCATGACTAACTCTTCCCTTATCTCTCAATGCACTGCTGGACTGAAGACAGCAACGGATACCAAAGCACATCTCGACAAGCAGGCAAGTGATGCTGTTACGCAGAAGCTTAATGAGAAGCTCGAGGCACGCCTTCAGCAGAAAGAAGCCCGAGCAGGCAACGCGGCTAATGTGGCCTTAGCAATGAAGTGCCGACCGGGCATGTTTCCCGGACTCCGAGATACTCCTGTAGCTATGGATGATCCGAAGGGCCTTATGGATAACATCCAGTTCGATCCGAAGACCTTGGCATACCTGCAGACCGCCAACCGAGCGGAGTAGAGGATGTCTGGTACAGGTAAGGTGAACAACGCGGTTAACATAGCAATGGGGGTGCTAATGACGATATGCCTTAGTCTATCGTCATTCACCCTTAAAGAGCTATACGCAGCGAACGCCCAACGACAGGTAATGAAAGTCCAGCTGAAGGCAGTACAGGACGCTCTGTCCGAGTCGGAGAAGAAGTCCGATCTCGATAAGAAGCAGGACTCGCAGATAAGCAAGCACTGGAAGCTGCACTCCTGGGCAAAGCAGATGATCGATGAGGGTCGATTCGCTCGTGGAGAAGGGCCTAGCACTTTCCCAGACCTCACCATACCGGGAGAGTGAAGTAGCATACGTATTCTAATTTCGCATACGTAGGTAATAGAGGCGTCTGCAGCGTATAGATAACACAGTAAACTCTTCTCGTTTGCAGCCAGACATCCAAAAGGGGTATATAGATCGATGGGCACACTTACATTTCTTATCTTCGCCATGGGCATAGCGACAGTGGTACTATCCGTAGTGGTCTCTATCAAATTCGAGAAGTACCACAAGAGACTAGGCAAACAGGACCAGGGACTGTCTCGAGCAATCAGCCTACAATTAGTAGGAGAGGCGGTGATAGGCCTAGGGACTCTAGTCTTCGCGACAGCGGCTCATTTCGGATGGCTCCCCAATTGGAGCGTACAGCTGCAGTCGTACATAAGGTTTGTCATGTTCTTTGCTACCTCTTGGACTACGTACCATCTGTATCTAACCCTTAAGCGGATCCGATAGGGAGAAGATAATGGCGGCACAGCATACAATGCATGGAGAGCGCAGCCGATGTTAGCAGATATCATTATACTAATCAAAGAGCACGGCCTAGCTCTGGCATTTGCCGGCGTCCTGCTCTGGCTATTCAATAAAGCAGGAGACAGGCACTCCGAGGAGCGTAAGGAGTGGAGGACAGATTCGAAGAAGATATCCGAAGAGACCACGAGCGTCGTACGAGAAAACAACCAAGTGATACGCGAGCTCATTCGGGTAATATCAGCTACCCACAGGCATCGAGACTGAGCCTACCTAATATATAGAGGACCCCTTAATGGCAAAAGCGATATCAGACTTAATAGCTTCGGCGAATCTCTCGGTCACTGACCTCTTACTCGTGTCTGAAGATCAAGGAGGCGGATCGTTTACCTCTAAGTCTATCCCGGCATCTGACCTGGACATGGTTAGAGGGGTAAGACACTATGGGGTACAGGCAGAGGACCCCTCTAGTCCCGCCCCACAGGACGGAGATCTGTACTACAATTATACGACCTATTCCTGGCGATACTACGACGGCGGAAGGACTGCTTGGGTATCGTTCTCGAAGGGCACAGTACATACTACTACAGCAGCCTCCTATACAGCCGGAGACAATGGCGAGTCTATTGTATTAGCGGACGCATCCAGCAACGCTATTACAGTCACACTCCCACCGGCTGCAGACTACGCCAACGAAACACTTACGGTAAAGAAGATAGACACGACAGGCAATCAAGTAGATATTGACGGAGACGGGACCGAAACTATTGACAACGAGCTAAGTAAGTCAGTCAACGTACCGTACACTAGCATAGACGTAGTATCCGACGGATCCAATTGGTGGATCATATAGGTCCCCCAATACGGACAGACTAATACAGAGGCAAGACCCTATGAGCTTTCTCCCTAAACAAATCAGCACTAATTCTACACTCAATACGAGCACGACTCCGTTAGGGGCTAGTGCCACTTTCACAGGCACCGGGGAGCTGGACGACTATTCCGATGTAATGGTATCCTGCCAGACAGATCAGACAGGTACCCTATACTTCGACTTCTCTGTAGACGGTACGAACTGGGGAACCTTCCCGGTCAACGGGTTCGCAGTAGCAGCAGGCATACACGAGTTCCACACAGCTGTAAAAGGACCTCGATATTTCCGAGTGCGTATGGTTAACGACGGAACTCCGCAGACATATCTGCGCCTGTCTACATACTACGGCATCTTCGCCGGCAAGCCTAATGCTCCATTAAGCCAGGGCATCAACTCAGACAACGATGCGACTGTTGTAAAAGCAGTCATCGCGGCCGAGGCTCCGGACGGCGAATACGGCAATATACCGACAGGCGGGGTAAGCCCAGGGAACAGCACAGATGCGACACTAGGGGTCTCTGCCAGTTTTAACGGAACATGGGAAGATGTCTCGGGATACGCAGGTCTGACGATACTCGTAGACGGCACATCAGCAGGAACGGCAGACGGTACGCTCTACATGGAGTTCTCACACGACTCTGTTACTACGCATAGGTCCATCGCTATAGCAGTAGACGATGTTACAGCCGCAGCTCCTCGTACACTAGGGGTAGTTGCCAAATACTTCCAAATCCGGTACGACAACGGGACGACAGCCACTACGTCTTTCACGATACAGACGATATATCATACGTCTCAAGTAGAGCTGGTATCTCGCCTCAACTCGACTATCGGAGATAACATCGACGTATCGAACGTCCGAGCAGTTATCTCAGGCCGCCAGCCTAACGGAAAATATACGAACGCAGCGCTAGACGAGAGCGGCGCGTTCTTGACAAGCATAAAGTCTCCGGCTACAGCCTTCGGGGAACTGCAGGTGGCTGAGCTGAACCCTATTGCTCAGGCTGATGCTGTGTACGGACTATTAGATAAAGTAGAAACCTTTAGTGCTACGGGCGGATCTACAGCTGTTGTGGACGGCAACTTCGTCTGCGCTACAGGAGTATCTATCGGAGGGTACGGAGTAATTCGCGGTCGACGAGCTCTGCGCTACAGACCAGGACAGGGATCCCTGTACCGATGGACCGCCCTATTCGACAAAAATAACGACGTATCTCTCAGTCTACAGCTCGCAGGTGCCTTCAATTCGACTAATGGGTTCCTTGTCGGATACCACGACGCACAAGGGTTCGGGGTTATGCATCGATATGCCGGTATGCACGAGATCCGAGAACTGACGATAGGGACACCGGCTTCCGGTAGCGAGACAGCAGACATAGAGCTGAATACAGTTACATACAACATCCCGGTCACCTCCGGTACTGCGGAGCATAACGCATACGAGGTCGCAGAGTGGCTGGATGCCAACCAGAGCGTATGGGAGGTCTCGCAGAATAACGGCAAGGTTATCCTATTCAATCTAAACGCCGGACCAGCTGCGGGTAGCTACTCAGTATCGAGTAACGGGACGTTCGCAGGCAGCATCGCCCAGACGGCGGCCGGTGTAGTCAATACAGAGGACTGGACATACCAAGGATCCTTTACCGACGACAATCTAGACGGCACCGGCCCGAGCGGCATGACGATCGATCCGGACTTAGGAAATGTGTACGAACTAAATCTACAATATATAGGGTATGGAGAGGTGTCCATGTCTGTAGAAAACCCGGAAACAGGAAGATTTTTCATATTCCACAGATGGAAGTTCGCAAATAATCGTAGTACTCCGACGTTATCCAACCCTACCTTAAAAATAGGGTGGATATCGGAAAGCCTAGGATCGTCCACTAATATCCAGGTGAGAGGCGGTAGTCTTATGGCAGCGATACAGGGAAAGATCCACCCGTTCCGTAAGCCTAGAGGAGACGTAAATACCAGGACGGCAGTATCAACGACCCTTACATCCCTCATTGCCATACGAGTACGGAACGTGTTCGCAGGCACCACACAGCTATCGGAGGTATTACCTAAGATCGCATCCGTTACCCCGGAAGGCAGTAAGTCTTGCGAAATAAAGATCTTGCTCAACCCGACGTTTGCCGGAGAGACTAACTGGCTATACGAGGACGAGGCGGAGAGTATTGTAGAGGTCGACGTAGCTGGTACGACTTTCTCCGACGAAGGTACTGTTCTCTCGGCGCTCAATACCTTCGGAGGGCAGCCGGCCCTGTTCAAATTCACAGACCTTGCAGAGGAGGGCATTAACCCGTTGCACTTAGAGCGAGGAGATGTTCTCTGCATCGCAGCCAGAATGACCGGAGGAGCAGCGCAGGATATCACAGGCGCCATCACATGGTTAGAGGACTAAGGTGAATAAGCAAGCATACATGCAGGGCTACCTAAGCACTCCCACAGAGGCGCACTACGTCATGACTCCCGCACTCAATACCGCAATACAGAAGACGGCCTGGAGCCTGCTCCCGCCGGAGGATCCCCTAGAGCTTCCCGAGGGGTTCACACCACCCAAGAAGAACTGGCGCGAAAGAGAGCAGGAAAGAGCCCTGCTCATGAAGTACATGGCTGATAACTACCCCCAGAAAAGATGGCGGTGGCGGGATATCAACTCCATACTCCAGAAGCGGGAGAACCTATGGTTGGCTGAGAAGATAAAGGAATGGGAGCAGCAGAAATCGGCTGAGACCCCTCTCCCCGAAGCATCTCCAGAGATACAGAAGACCGCAGCATCTGAGGAGGTCCCTCAAGTACTAGCGCATAAGCAAGCATACATGCAGGGCTACCTAAGCAAAGAAGGCTACTTCGGCACTAGTTCATGGGATATGGCTAAGAGGTCTACACGAAGTAAGGGCTCAGATGTGTTCGACGGAGCGCACAAAGGCCTCGACACATCTAATGCACTGAGGCGGACCCCTTCCTATATCACCAAGCTAAGGGATCAAGAGAGTAAGCACCGACAGGAGAGACAAAGGTTCGTCCCAAATACCATGGTCCGCACTCCGTACGGAGTAATGGGTGTGACCAACAGGAAAAAGGGCGTAGCGCCCTTGAATAAGCAGACAGGAGGCGAGCGTCTGAAGCCCGTGGTTCAGTCCACAATCAACGACAGAGCCGGCAGTAGATGGGAGATAACGCCCAGGGCAGACCAGATCGCTATGTACGGCAAAACGGACACAGGACACACCAGTCCAGGTCTAGATAGGGTGAGAAAGAATCTCGGCTTGTCCGACAATGAACGAGCTCTCACTCCCGATCAGCGCAAGGCCCTGTTCAGTCTATCCAATACAGGGCAGACGAGGGGAGGTATAAAAGATACACTGAAATCCAGAGGCATACAGGAAGTCAACCCCGTCGCTAAGCACACACTGCTAACAGCTGACCAGAAGAACGCAGTAAGGTCTTTGTATAATAAGAATCCTAACGATCCTCGCATCCAATCCCTTATGACGCGCCACGGACTGGAGGCCTATGAGGGAGGGCAGCAGGCCAAGGCAAAGCAGCAGCTCGATGTGCAGAAGGCCTCCGATCGGGCAAGGAACGTAGAGACCCATGCAGCTATAGCCAAAATCAATAGGTACGTATCCCAGAAAGATGTCGGAACGCTCGTCGCAGACTACAAGCGGCTCAGAGGAAAGGCAGAGAAGGCATACAAGGCCGGGAGAATATCTAAGGACGATCCCCGGGTAAAGCAGCTCGCGTACTTAGGGCGGGCGATACGGGCCAAGGCCGTAGCCCAGCAAAAGCAGTTCAACTTAGGGCGGGCAATACGGGCCAAGGCCGTAGCCCAGCAAGAGCAGTTCAAAAGAAAGACACACGACATAGCGTAGAACGATGTACGAAGACGACGATGCATACGAGCAAGAGCTCGGCTCTGTTGTTGCACTAGGGGCAGCGATTATTCTGTTCTTTACGGTGCTTATCGGAGCCTTTGCTCTTATAGGATCCCTAAACGACACAGCCCCAAAGAACGATTCGCCGCAGAGCTACGACTACGGCCTAGACTACTCTACAGAGGATCGATGACTACGCCTAGTACAGAGCCAAAGGAAACAGCCGCTAGCGTCGACGACCTCTTCGAATACACCCGGTATATAAACCTGGATAGTCAGCCGGAACGGGAAGAGCACATTATTTCCCAGATAAATAACCTAGGGATCAACGCATGTAGGCATCCGGCAACCAGAGGAGAGACTCGAGGTAGCTACTGGGTTGCCCAAGCGCACATAGAGATCCTTGCATTAGCTCTACAGCAAACGCCTGTTCCAAAGTACGTCTGTATCCTAGAGGACGATGCTAATTTTCACCATCCCCGTAAAACGCTTGAACAAGCAACACGAGTTCACGCCAATCACCCAGACTGGGATGTTATGTTACTAGGAGGCGCCCTTCCGGCTTTTACTAGACGGGATGAAGACTGCGTACAAGTAACAAGATGTTATCAATCGCACGCTTACCTTGTAAGGGACTCATTTATTTCTAAACTTAAAGACAAGTTTGTAGAGTCTCTTCAACTTATCAAGACAGTAGTGCGTTCGCGGACGAGCAGACATCTCCCTATACACATACGCCATTTACGAGGACTTGCGCTAGACCAAAAGTGGATGGAGTTGATGCCGGATAACAAATTTTTACTTTTAACTCCGGTAGCGGTTACTCAAAAATTATTCAGAGGATGAAGGGTATGAATAAGTCTGACGACCTAGTTGTGTATACAGCAGCACCCCCGGGGTCCGAGGAGCTGATAAAGAAGCACGGACTCCTATCGGCTAAAGCCCTGATAGAGAATCCAGAAGTCTTAGCCGCAGTTATAGAGAATAGGCGAAATACAGGACACGCAATGACTGCAGAGGAGTTTGCGGGGTCAGTAAAGAAGAGGCTAAAGGACCGCCCATGGTCTAAGTCACAGGAAGGCCCCAGTGTATTCTTCGGAATGCCGGACCCTGATAAGATAACAGATAAGCACCCCTCCAGGCAGTTCCAGTCCGATATGTACAAAGTAGATTTAGGGTCCCTCTTGAAGGATGTGCCGGACACTGTCGTACACGGCGCTGAGCTGATACCGTATAAGGAGAACATGTCGGACGCGGATAAAGATAAGAGACGCAGCAGGCTGTCGGCGGATCAGATAAAGGCCTACTTACGCACCCCGCCCAAGGAGCTATGGAAGCATTACGACGACCCAGAGGGTCGGATGTACGCAGCCGACGTACCGCACGGATTTGTCGTAACCCCGTCCGGCACTATACCCGGCAAGTATCTAAAGAGGATACATAGCATGAATAAGAGTGCGTACGTGCAAGGATACCTGGACAAAGAGGCTGCACCTTCCGCTACAGAGCTATCGGCAGCCATAGGTGCGGCCCTGGGCATAGGGTCCGGAACCCTGTCTAATTTCGTCCTATCTAAGATGCTGGGGTACGAAGGCAACTGGATGAACTATGTCGCTTCAGGGGCTATAGGAGGCCTCGCAGGAGGGATAGGCGGAGCAGCCGCAGGAGATGCAGTAAAGAAGCGCATAGACTACTACAGAGCTAATCCAGGGGAAGCTGGGGATATCCTCCGTAAGATAGAGAAAGATCCTCGGCTCCGTAAGGTAGGAGACGCTCTACGAAGAAACCCTCTAATGCGTCCTATCCGTAGAGCGTTAGGCAGACCTTTCGTCTCTCTTAAGAGACCGGTAGGGTACGACTCCTCGGAGATTAATGAAAACTTTAAGAAGTCCGTAGAAGACGTAGGCCTCAAGAAGACCCTACTCAAGGTCGTAAAGGGCGAGCGCCTATGGGGAGGCAAAATGTCTGATGACCTTCAAATGAGGAGCCAAGCACAGAAGGCCTACTTCGACCTTCCTCTCGACGCCGATGTAATGAATAAGTACTTCAAGGTATCTCCCAACGATCCTAAAAAGTGGGAGTATTCGGACGAGGTCCCGAATAAGGAAGACCTGGACCAGTCAGTCCGGATCGACTTCTTGGGAAGGCACGAATATCCAGGCGGACCCATTACTTATGAGCCTCAATTCAAAACAAAGGGCGATAAAGAGTACATGGAAGGCACCGGGGGCTTTATAGCAGGATACCGATCTACTAGAGATAAAGGTAGCGATATAGCAGAAGTTAACGATAGGTGGGATTACGAGAACTACAGGGGCGGTAAGGGCTACAAGACTGACGTACCTGAGGCCGTACAGTCAGGTAGCAGAGGATATGACAACGACCTCGGGCCTGGCTGGAGCCAATATGACTCTCCGATCAGCAGGGTTCAACATAGGGAGAAGGAGCGGAACAAGCACCTCCTTAAGAACATAGTCGATATCCTAGTCGGCAATCCGATTACACTCCATCAGAAGACAGACCTAAGCATACCGGCCAAGCCCTACAGGAGCGCTAGATAATGAGCAAGTATAAGAACATACTATCCCAATTCCTCAAGTCCGCCGAAGACGTCGTAATCCCCAGCAGCAGTGGAGTTGTTCTTAACGATTCCCGGCCGAACGTAGCGCCAGGAGAGCTTACAGCTGACAACCTGATCCCACGTACGCCCGACGCAGAAGATCTCTTAGGGTCGGGATGGCAGCAGCGGCCGCCTCCAAGAGATCCTGTGATTTTACAAGCCCTCGCGCAGCTTAGCGAACCGGACGAAGATCTGGCAGAGAAGCCCGTAATAGCTGGAGCACATGCGGATATCCAGCGGTACGACAGCAAGGGATCACCCGAGCCGAAGACGTATACAACACGGACCAAGTCCCTTGCTCCCGGAGCAGCAATAGGAGCTACTGCGGGTACCGGGATCTCCTTGTTGGTAGACGCAGCCTCTAAGAAGGGCCTCCACGTCAAGAGAGCCCTGCTAGCAGCTCTGATCGGAGCACCGACCGGGGCGCTACTGCAGCTAGCATACCAGGGCGCTACTAAAGACAGAGAAGGCAACATCTCGGCTTCCAACCTCCCGCCGGCAGTGCGGGGATATATAGACTTCGGCGGAATGTCCTAACCTACCTCGAGCTGCGGTTATACTTGACTCCTGCTCATTTATACAGTACCGTCCACTTACTTAGCATTTACCTACACGGAGAACACAAATGCCCGATACCACTTACCAGACAGACAGCATTCCCGTTCAGGGCTTCCAGCTCGGCTACCTTCACAAGCAGGCAGCTGCTGCTGATGAGATTTCTTTGGATGCGATCGAAGCCGCAGAGACCGCCGCCTCGCGCCCCCCTGAGCCCCATGCGCCCCCTGCGCCCCCTGCGCCCAGACTATTTACGTCCCTAGGAGCTCCGAACCCATTCGACGATGACGAGGAAACCGACGACCCCTGGGATCCCCAGAAAAAACTGGAACTCGAGCAGCAAGTCAAAGAGATCGACCAGTCAAAGAATGGACTGCAGATGGCTAAGTACGCCCCGGCCAGTGTTCCAGTCCCCTCGACATCCGGACCCTCGACATCCGGACCCTCTAACCGCGATAAGATCCGACAGATTGTCGGCGAGCTTGGCGGCGGAGCAGCAATCGGCGGTACGGCCGGCGTAGGTCTCTCCTTAGCGCACGACGCTACGAAGGGCGAAGGCATCAACGTGGGTAAGGCCGTAGGCCTGGGCGCCGCAGGCGCGGCCACTGGTGCTCTCATCCAGGCATTGGCTAAACGGCAGAAGCTTCGAGGCATCGCCACCGCGTAATATACGCAAGATCAGCCCCTTGTGAGTAAGAGCCTATAGCGCGTAGGTAGACCGAAAACATCGGGCCCTTCTCCCAATCCCCGCCACATGCCTCTCCAACACGTACGACGTGCTTGTGAAGCCGTGGCGGGGCTCTTTTTTTTAACCGCACTCACATAATTAGAATTCCCCGCTATAGTCTATAGCGTGTGTTGTTATGCGCAGGTAGCTCTTGCGCTCAGAGGATGGCTCGGTTGTGTGGCCGCCCATCCCGCTCCCTGACCTCCGCCTCCTCACCAGGGGCGGAGGTTTTTTTTTTTGTATCTGCTGTTGCCCTACGGAATATACGCCCTATCCTTACTACATATATACGGAATATGTGGAGGCTATATGGATAAGACAGACGAGAGCAGCTCTAGCAGAGCAGAGGAAGATAAGCCAGGAGCAGCTTTAATGGAGAAGCCGACCTCCCCGCCTATGAAGAACCCCTTAGATGTATCGGAGGATCTCCATTCCTCCGCCTCGATAGTCGACGAGTCGTCGTTAGAGGAGAAATGGCATACGTATGCTATTTCCAGGTGAATACGCGTGAAGTGTAGAGATTGTGGCCAGCGTACAAAGGTACTCAGCACGACAGCGTACTCGGAGAATGGAGACTGCAAGGTCCTCCGAGAAAGACACTGTGCAGAGTGCAGAGCACGCTTCGCCACTATAGAGACCAGAGAGAACGATCCGGATAGGAGAAAGTATAGGGAATGAGTAAGGCGACCAGATACGGCCTACGGCCCAGCTTCGTCCGTAGCGGCGATATGCGTCTAATCCTAGCGTCTGCGCTAGAAGGCACGAGCAAGCGTGCGCTATTCGAGGAGACCAGGAAATTTGACGACCTTATCCTGCAGGAGACAGGAACACAGAGAGACACGCTGCGCTACAACGATGAGGCAGTAGAGCAAGGGAGTCTCTTTAGGAAGCGCGTGGAGGCGCTCGCCCCTATAGGCATTCCACCTATATACTCAGAGGGCATGTGTGTACTAGCGGGAGCCGGGCCCAGCCTCAGCCCGGCCCGCTTAGAGGAGGTGCATAAGCTAGGGATCCCCATCATCGCCATAGGCAATGCAATAGCTGCCGTGCCGTATGCGGACTACTGGATAGGAGCCCGAGACGTGCTCTCCTACCACCCAGCAGCATTCACTAGCCAGCATACGGTATCCTTCGTACTAGAGCAGTTCTACGACAAGCCTCTGTACGACTTCCGGAGGAACAAGCAGCTGATCAAGTCAGCTAAGGATCTACCAGCTAACCTATCTACTAAAGCGTTCTCCGGTACTGTGGATACATTTGTATCGGATCCTCGGGAGCTGTCCTTTATGCGAGTACGGACCTCTACTACCCTGGGGCTATCTCTGGCCGCCGTACTGGGCTTCAACAATATAGTGATGTCGGGAGTAGATCTTTCCACAGAGCTATCGGACTTCTACTTCTCGGGAGATATCCCTAAGAAGGAGGAAGCGGACAGGAAGCGTAAGACCTATGCCAGCCTGCACCAGGTGTTCCCGAATATCTTTAAGAAGTTCTCAGAGATAGGGATCCGCATATCAGCTATAGATAGATCTCCGTTCGAGATACCGGTATATCCTTCGAACTATCTTATGGAGCACTGCCGGCACCAGATATCTTTCGCTAAGGACCTATCCTTGTCCGACATCCTTAAGACATCTGCCGCGGACGTGCGCCGGGAGCACTCCCTACAGGAGAATACAAAGAACGCAGTCGTTCGCCCCAAGGATCTTGTAGCACTAGTCCCTAAGTTCCGAGAAGAGGCTCCTGCGCTATTCCCAGCGGACGTCCTGCAGAAGATCGCCGACGATCTTGCGAACGCTGCCAAGACATCCGGATGCTCTAGCTGCAAGAAGAGTGCTATCGTACAGCCTCTATACGCTCTATTCGAGAAGGCGGCCCTAGAGTCACCACAACAGCTCGCTCCTGTATGGAGCAAATACCTTCCACACAAGAACGTAGTACAGCTACGCACCATCAAAGGAGACCATCATGGCAAATACATCTACCGACACACCCCAGACTCCTCCGCCAACTCCCCCGCCTGAAGGAGATTGGAAGGGAGCCCAGCACCTCCGCGGCACTCAGATGCTAGATCACAAGGGCAAGTACGCTACCTCATTCGGCGGCGTACGGTCGGCGGTTACCGGAGTAGTGTGCGACCCTATTCACCGAGACATCGGACACTGCATGCCGTTCCTTATGAAGGAGAGCCTGCAGGCCGCCACGCAGCTTCTGTATAAGGACGACGAGAAGGCCATCGAGCTCTTAGACTGCATCGGGCAGCTAATCGCCAAGGTATGGAACGAGTCTGTGTCCGACAATCTGCAGGGAGTGCCGCTGTTCAGCCAGCTATACGAAGAGGTCCGCTCCCAGGACAGAGGGGAAGAGGTATACGGAGCATTCTGCACGTTCTTTGTGCAGTCCTACTTTTGCTACCTGTTCACAGTTCCTCGTATGGCTATCGGCATCCGTCCGCTACAAGACGGAGACAGCGAGTTCCAAGGCATGCTGTCCGTCCTTGCAGGGCTCTCTCCGGAGCTACGCAAGGCGGTCATCGCAGAGTGGATGGAGGAAGGCCTGTGGCCCTCTACAGTTAACTCAGGGCCGTTGCTCCGCCGACTCGACGACTACATCGAGGTCATCAAGGAAGGACAAGAGCTTCGCAAGCAGCTCGCAGAGGAGGAGCAGAAATAGATGTCGGACGTACTCGTAAACCCTACCGAGCTTAAGCTGGTACCTACAGAGCCTAAGGTTCCGGACGTTCCTGAAGGCTCAGATACAGAGGCTCCTACGGCTGTGCTGGATGAGGACGCTCTTGCTCTAATGTCAGATAAGCTGGGAATCCCAATAGACTCTCTGAAGTCTAAGAAGATCCAAGTGTCTCCCGACTTCGTATCCAAGCTGAAGGCCGGTAAGGTAGAGTTCGTCCGCAAGGGCGCGCAAGGAGCTACCCAGCCCATGCGCGTACCTACTAAAACTCCCCGGGAGCAGATCGAGCAGCGGTACGCCGACATTTGCCGCCGAGACGTACTGGTGGCAAAAACAGCACGTCTGCCTAAGAGCACAAAGAATCTGCCGATATCCGTAGAGTCCGCCACTACATCAGACGGCCTGCCCGCTAAGACCACTAGGTCCGCATTCACAGAAGCGGCAGCCAGTCTGAATAAGGAAGTACTGGCTCCTCGGCCGGCAGGTGCCCCCAGCATCCTAGAGGAATGTACGGCGCCGGTTAAGCTCTTCATCTCGCAGCACCAGAGTCCCGGAGATCTTATTATGCTCTCCAGGGCGGTAGACGATCTACATAGGTCCTACCCGGGCATGTTCATCACATGCATGCGGACACCGGCTCACGAGATATGGGAGAACAACCCCAACCATACGCACATAGAGGACTCCGATCCAGATGCTATGTGGGTACGAATGGAGTACAATCTTGTAAACACCAGCAATCGGGGCGCCCATCACTTCTGCCACGGCTTTCGCAAGGACTTGGAGGCAAAGCTAGGACTGCCCATCGACCAGACGGCAGCCCACGGTGCTGTGTACCTGTCAGAGCAGGAGAAGTCTTGGTACTCTCAGGTACATGAGATAGTCGGGCGGGACATTCCGTTCTGGATAATCGACGCTGGCCGTAAGCACGACTACACAGCTAAGCTATGGGAGGTCGCGAGATTCCAGGAACTGATCGATCGGACGCCGGACATCACATGGGTACAGGTAGGGGCAGACAATCCGCAGCACTATCACCCGGATCTGACAGGGGACAATGTCATAGACCTAAGAGGCAAGACCTCTCACCGTCAGTTCATCCGCCTCATGTACCACGCGGCAGGAGTAGTTACGCCTATATCCTACCCTATGCACCTCGCAGCAGCTGTAGAGATGCATCCTCGATACAAGAGGGCCACTCGTCCCTGTGTGGTCATCGCAGGAGGCAGAGAGCCTACCATGTGGGAAGCATACTCTCACCACCAATACCTCCACACATGCGGGGCGCTCCCATGTAATTCGCACGGAGGGTGCTGGAAGTCTCGAGTAGAGCCTATGTTGGACGGAGACGAGAAGGACTACGATACAAAGGAAGACACCAAGCTGTGCCACATGCCGGTCGTCTCCAATTCAGGGCAGGTAATCCCTAAGTGCATGGACATGATCACAGTAGACAGCGTAGTGGACAAGGTCCGGATGTACCAGGACGCATACGACTTCTCTTCAGAAGACGCAGAAAAGTGGACAGTTAAGACCTACGAGAAGCCGGAATGCGTCCAGAAGAAGATCCAGCACGCTATCGATAACAGAGAGCAGCTAGAGAAAGAGGCAGCCGAGGCGCGGAAGAAGGAAGCGGACGAGGTCCGACGTAAGATGCAGGCAACACACGATGCTGCTGCAGCAGCGCGTAAGGCCGACAAGGCTGCAGAGGATACACCTACCGAGGACCAGGGAGAAGAGACGTGAGGAGGGCTATCCACAGACTCCTGCACAGGCTGGCACACATACTAGGTCTGAACGGAGGTAAAGTAGAGACTTGGTATGATAGTGATGGAACCCTTATGATCGGGTTCCGGTGCGCAGGGTGCGGCAGGATGCAGAACGTGTCCCACCGGAGAGGGGCGGAGAATAATGCTGACGATGATAATTAACTGTCCGTGGAATAGGGGGATAGTGCGGTTCTCGTTCGAACCTATGGCCGAGCCTGCCGAGCAGTCGATTCATATAGATCTCCTAATACGAAACCGCCCGAGCAGACCTAATTCGTATCCGCTCCTGCGTATATGGCGCCTACTAGAGATAACCACATAGGGAGAGCAGCATGATAGAAGAACTCGACGAGTACAAAGGCATAAGAGCCGGCAGCATTGTCCGACCATACTCTGCAGGATATTGGGAAGTCATACGCGTATACAAAGACCTGTCTCTAAATATCGTACGGTCAGAGCACAGGCAGATAGCAGACAGACGGGCCAATCCTCCCCGCAATATGGTACGTAGCTGCGCAGCTAGTCTATGTACGCTAGTCACGGAAGAGACCTTGCAGGATGAGATAGATGTACTACTGGCCCGAGTAGGCAGGATCAGAGACCAACTGGTTCCGATAGTAAAACAGAAGAGCAGAGCATGACGGTATCTAAAGACTGGAAGGCCGTCTACTTCGACAGTGTAAAGCAATGGGACGTAGATGCCCCGAATGAGTTCGGCGGGCTGACATAATGGCAGAGCGAACCGATAACGAAACGCTGGCAAAGTTCTGCGAGAACCCCCTTGCAATGTATTCCTGGCCGGGGAGGATGCCACTTGTCGCCGCCCGCCTCAGAGAGGATGCCGTGACGATTTCTGAAATCACGGAGGAACTGGTGCAGGCCGAGAACCGTGCGCACATGCTCAGTGAACAGCGCACCTGGAAGCCGATCGACATCGCCCCAAAGGATCGGCCAATACTGTGGCGATCGCACGCGCACAGGCCCGCGCCCGATGTCATCAGGTGGGATGGGCGCCTCGGCGAATGGTGGTCATATCGCCTGGGGTTTCTCATCCAAGTGTTAGGCGAATGGTGCGAGGTGCCGAAATGAACACTTGCACCGAATGCGATACCCCGCTGCCATTGGACCGCACGCAGCAAATCGACCTAGAAACCGGCCAGGAGCAGTGTATTCCGTGCTGCCTGGCCTGCCCACCTGGCACGACGCACAGCGACCTATGCTGCTGCCTCGATTGCCTCCCCGAACCGCTAGCAATGGGACGTAGATGCCCCGAATGAGTTCGGCGAACGATGCTCCATTGATGATGACCGGCTGCGCCACCACGCAGAGCATCGCAGAGAAGATTACAGACAAAGAAGAAATATCGAGTTTATTCTTATTGGCATCAAGGTTAAGTTCTGACTCAACCCTGTAGAGGAGAGCAATATGATCAGTGTTCTAGTATTAGGCGGAGAGTCCGGCATAGGCCGAGAGGTATCCAAGACCCTCGCATCTTCCGAAGATACCCAGGTATGGGTAACATACAGTCGGCAGGATATAAAGGCTCCCGAGAGATGCCGCAGCCTCCTATTCAAACCAGCAGCAAGCCGACAGGACTGCACAGACGTCCTCCAGACGCTGTTAGAGACCTCCCAGCCCAATGCGATAGTTAACTGCCTATACGCGACCCCGGCGGAGTCCTCGACGGACGTAGAGAAGGCATTGACGCTTAACTCACTCTTGCCGCACATAGTAGCGTCAGAGGCAAACAGAGTAGGAGCGATCACGATCCAGCCATCCTCGTACGCGGTCTTTCAGCCTAGCGGAACCCTGCAGACAGAGAGCTCCGCAACAGATGCGGTGACCGTCTTCGGCAGGTCGACCGCTATAGGGGAAGTCAGTACTAAAGGAGTCTACCACCTGCGGGCAGACGTAATAGGCCCGCGCATTACCGAAGGCCTATTCAGCACTATATTTGAGACTGACTCCGTATTAGAGGTATCGAAGGATATTTACTCCCAACCTATAACTACACTAGCCTTTGCAAGGATAGTCAGAGGACTTATCCGAGACGAGGTAAAGCGGGAGCGCATAGGCAACCTCCACCACATCATGTCCGACGGAGCGATAAGCGAGTTCGAACAGGCTGTGTCTATCATTGCGCACTTCCGGCAAGAGCGGCTATCCATATCCGACCCGCAGCACTCAGAGAGTACGCAGAGCACGGTATTGGTAGGTACAGACGCGCCGGACGAGCACAAGCTCCTATGGGAGATGGCAGGGTATCCTGAGGTCCCGACGTTCGACGAGCTTGCCGAGGAGCTTTACGCATACTGCAAGGAAGATTTAGAAGACGTATGCTAAATCCACATAACGGTCATAAAGGCTTCGCGCTGATTACGGGAGGCACTCGGGGAATAGGCAGAGCGATAACGAAGCACCTAGTAGGCTGCGGGTACTCCGCCATATATACCGGACGAGCGGTGTCCCCGGAGGATCCGATTACCGGAGCTAGATACGAGCAGCTAGATATAGGGAAGGAGAAGGCGCTACCAGACTTCATACATGAGATAGACTGGAGCGTAGTGGTGAACAACGCAGGTGTCAACGAGATACAAAGTATACTCGACCTGTGTCCCCAAACATTATCTAATATCCTGGAGGTGAATCTATCCGGGCCTATGAGAATAGTACGAGCAGTCGTACATAGCATGGTACGTAGAGGATCGGGCCGGATAATAAACATAGGCTCTATCTTCGGGACACTGTCCAGGGATATGCGGGCAGCCTACTCTGCATCTAAAGCAGGGCTATCAGCATTCACAAAAGAGGCCGCCATCGAGCTGGCGGGACAGGGCATACTAGTAAATAACATCTGCCCGGGCTTCACGGATACAGAACTGACTAGACGTATGCTCAGCCAGTCAGAGAGAGACGACCTATGCAGCAAGATCCCGCTAGGTCGTATGGCATGTCCTGAGGAGATCGCGGAAGTAGTAGGATTCTTGGTGTCCCCAGCAGCGTCCCACATCGTAGGACAGGACTTAATTGTAGACGGAGGCTTTGTTATCACCTGATGAAACGAAGAGGCGATCGAACAGTACTAGTGATAGGAGCAACGTCTGGGATAGGAGAAGCAGTGGTTGAGACTTTTATCTCATACGGGGACACAGTGATAGGCTCGCACAGGTCGGACAAATCGAACTCCTCACTGCATGATCGGATACAGTTAGATCTTGATTGCCTCAGCAGCGTGGAAGCAGCACGCAGGTATATAGGCGGCCGAGACATAGATGCCTTGGTTATTTGCGCAGGCATCTTCAACCCATCATGGACACACGGATTTTCCGACGACGGGTGGGAGGAGATGCTATCCGTGAACCTCAAGGCACCGGCACAGATAATGCAGGAGGTCGCCAGACTAATGGTATCTCGGGGAACACAGGGCAGGATAGTACAGGTTGCATCCATAGCCGCGCACAGACCACGTGCAGGATGCCTGACGTATGGAACTTCTAAAGGAGGAGCACAGGGATTGGTACGAGCGATCGCGCTGGACATGGCTCCGCATAATATCTTGGTCAACACAGTGTCGCCGGGACTGACGGACACTCCAATGGTAAGTAGGAACCTAACCATAGAGGAGCGTTCTCGTAGAGAGCAGGGTATTCCGAAAGGCCGTTTGGCTGCACCATCCGACATAGCAGGAGTTATAGAGTTCCTATGTTCGGATAAGAACTCGTACATAACAGGGCAAGACTTAACTGTAGACGGGGGAGAGAGCCTTGTATAATACAAAAATATCCAGCGCCTCGCACGACTACCACCTTAGCTTTGTCTCAGATGCGTTCGAAGAAGTCCGAAGAATATCGCGCGAATCTCCCTGCGCTGTACTAGTGGATAAGAACGTGTACGACCTATACGAGGACCGCGTGAGCGCAGCCGATCTGCCGGCCCCTGTGATAGAGGTAGACTCGAGCGAGAAGGAGAAGGAGTACTCGGCCGTCTCAGGATGGATCGAGTCCTTAATAAAAAAGGGCTTCAGAAGAGACCATACTATAATAACAATCGGCGGAGGAGTCCTGCAGGACCTATCCGGATTCATAGCGGCTACGATATACAGAGGAGTGAGGTGGATCTACGTTCCGACTACTCTCCTCTCCCAGGCGGACAGCTGCATAGGGTCCAAAGTATCGATCAATCTAGGAGATAGGAAGAATACGCTGGGTCTATTCTACCCGCCTCACCAGATATACGTAGACCCCGGTCTCCTAGGATCTCTACCTCCTTGCGAATTCAAAAGCGGCGTTGGAGAGATCATAAAGTTTAACCTTATGTGCTCCCAAACTTACGAAGACACTAGGGCCATAAGCACCACACTACAGGACAAGAACGTCCCTAGTAAAGAGATGGAGCGTATAATTCGTAACTGCCTGTCAATAAAGAGGAGTTACTTTGAGGACGACGAGTTCGACAAGGGACGAAGAAATCTCTGTAACTACGGACATTGTTTCGGACATGCTTTGGAGTCCGCCTCGGGGTTTACGATACCTCACGGCCAAGCGGTCTTAGTAGGCATACTGGTAGCAGATGAAATCTCCTTCAATCGGGGGCTGATATCGGCAGAGGTTCAGGAGTATAATCGAGCGTGCAGCACGGCGTTCGTTCCAGACGCCACCAAAGTACGAGCTATAGACATAGAAGAAGTAGCTCGCTACATGTATTGGGATAAGAAGAGAACAGGGAAGGATCTGGCAATGGTGCTCTACGAGGGACATGGCCGGATATCGGTATATCAGGACGTAACGAGTAGAGAGGTGAATGCCGCTGCTCAAACCATATGGGAGACGCTATGACAGCTAATGAGCAGTACGCAGAGTACCTTAGAGGTAAGAGAGTAGCTCTGGTCGGACCCGCTGCCACAGCGCTAGGGACTGGAAAAGGGAAGTACATAGACGAGCACGATGTCGTTATCCGGCTGAACAAGCAATTCTGGGCCTGGGAGTGCTGGCACGAAGATATAGGCACCAGGACAGATGTCCTGTATAGCTGCCTGGTCCCCACCCAGACGGCAGGAGGGGTCCGGTTATCAGATAAAAAGTTTATCCAAGCGCAGGACTACAAATTTGTAGTCTGGGGGGTGATGGGAAAATCCATGCTCCGCCAGTCCGGGGAGGATATGTATAGATTTCGTCTCATTAAGAATTTTCTAAAGGTTGTGGGAGGTAAGTTCCCCGTAGCCGTCATGGACAGAGAGCAGTGGGTTTCGACATACTGGGGATGTAAGGGTAAACCAAACACCGGAACTAACGCCATATGCGACCTACTGAGGTACGACATAAAATCTTTGTACATCACAGGTATCTCATTCTATAGGACAGGGTATATTCCTAAGTACAGAAGAGGCCTGGAGAATGCACAAAGGGCCAAGAGACACATTAATAAATCAAGCCATGCTTCCGGAGAAAACCAGCTAAGATACATACTATCTCTAATAGAGGACGATAGTAGGGTAGTCTTGGACGATTTCCTGATGAAGCAACGCATAGATTCCAAAGTAAAGTAACCTAACTAGGGAGGAAATACGGATGTTAGATCTTGACGACATCGAAAAGAAGCACATTGAAATCATACAGACGGAGGAGTGGGACAACCTCGTTAAGGCTGTAGCGGGAACTAAGAAGGTATATGCGTTTGGAAACGGAGGACTCTGGGCAGTGGCGTCACACGGATCTGACGATGTAACCCGGCTAACTAGTAAAGTATTCACGTCTCTGGACTCCCAATGTCTGATGACATCGATAGCAAACGACTACGGGTTCGACAAGATATTCCAAAGATGGTTGGAGCTGGAGGACATAGGCTCTAAAGACGACATCGTTATAATCGGACTATCCTGCTCTGGCACGTCAGCCAACGTGGTCAAAGCCTTGGAGTACTACAGCAGGCACAAAAACATCTCCTGCCACCTCATTAGTGGCCATGAGTCTAAAATAGACGGAGTGAACAACGTGGCGCTGCGTACTGACTATTTCCACGTAACAGAGATACTGACGCTTATTTTGTTCTATGAGCTAGTAGTAGCCACGGGAAACAGATGTCCGTTAATATCAGAAGAGAAGGAACGTAAGCGGGCCGGAGTCTAGAGGACCATGACCGTAGCTCTAATACCCGCACTGTCCGGCTCTACTAGAGTACAGGATAAAAACCTCATACTTATAGACGGATACCCAGCTATCTATTACGTCGTGAAAGCTGCGGTAGACAGCGGGGTATTCGATAAGATATACGTAGACAGCGACCTAGTGTGCCTTAGGGACCTGATAGAGGGGCTAGGGGCCTCCTTTAGGGAGAGAGATCCAGAGAGGGGCGGAACGGCGTGCAGGATGTTTAATTCTTCCGCCAGCTGCCAAGGGGGCCGGTGCCAGGTAGCCGACCATTTCATACAGTCCTTTATGGAGTTCTCGGAAGAAGCGACCAACGTAGTCATGATCCATACAACCTCTCCGTTGATCTCGCCGGAGTATATTGAATTGTTTGTTAGCAGGTTCAGAGAATCCGGCGCAGACAGCCAATTCGCCGTAGTAGAAAATCATATCGAGAGCTTTCTAGGAGACGTCCCCATAAACTTTACCCCTCTCAGGAAGCAGCCTACTCAAGAGCTGACTCCCATAAGAAGCATATCGTGGGCTATCTGCGCATGGAAGCGGAAAGAGTTTATGGAATCATACGCAACAGGCCCGACGTTTAACGGAAGAGTGAACTACACACCCATCCCTAAGATGGAGGCACTAGAGCTAGATAGCCCGCAAGACTTACGCATAATCGAAGCGTGTCTGGCTCACAAGCACTCAGCTAAGGATACCGGGAAATTTAAGTTCAACCCCGACGTCGTATCAGGTATAGAATCGGACCTATGTACGTTGATAGCTCGAGACGGATCTCCGCTTACGAAGTCGGAGAGCAACAAGAGGATGACGACACTAGCAGAGGCTAAGGAAGCGTTAGCGGGCCGTCCAGGGACCGTTCCTGTAGTACTATCTGATAAGGACCAAGTAGGACTTATCTACCAACATAAGGGTGAGGGATGTAGGAGGCACTTCCACTCCTCTAAGTCTGAGTTCTGGTTCATTGTCGAAGGGTGCTTCAGATACGACCTCTGGTACTACCCAGACTCAGGAAAACTAAGCAAAGATCCCGACGAGACAATACTAGCCCAGGAAGGAAGCATAGTCTTCCTACCTAAAGGCACTATACATGTTATAACATGTATAAGTGATGAGGGGATACGCCTTGCCTGCGGCACCCGCGACATGGCCCACATATACGTAGATTAGGTAGCAGCATGGACTTTAAGGAATACTGGACCGCAGATAGCGGTGAGAACATAACAGCGGGCGCTACGAGCAGTCCGGAGGGGTTCGACGTAGTGCAGTTCCTTCGGGAACTACTAGCCCTAGCCCCAGACATACAGACAGTGCACGACCTAGGCTGCGGGAGAGGTCGACTATGCTCAGTACGCTCCCCAGAGGAATATGTAGGGTCTGACCTTAGTCCTGGATCTATAGCCGCCGCGAAGAAGGCTAATCCAGGATACACGTTCAACGAGGTATCCGTAGATAGCGAGTACCCCGAAGCAGACGCTACCTTGGCATACACAGTTTTCCTACACATGGATGACCAGACACTGGACGGAGTCATTGGCAACATACGGAAGGCAGATCACCCATACATATGTGTAGCCGAGATACTAGGCAGGGAATGGAGGCGCCGCGGCAATCCTCCTGTCTTCAACAGGGACCTCAACGACTATGTGGCGATCATGCGCAGCCACGGATACTATCTCTACGCGGCGTCGTCTAAGGTATACCAGCACTACAAGAGTCACGCGCCCGGCAAGAACGTGAGATTGTTCGGCCTCCTATTCAGAGCACTCGAGGACAGCGCATGATCCCTAAGAAGCTACATTTCATATGGGTAGGCGATAAGCCTCTCCCAGATTTCGGGCAGCAGTGCATCCAATGGTTCCGAGACCTTAACCCGGACTACGAGATCACCATGCACGGAGAGGAAGTTCTCTTACCGGAGTATAAAAAATATTACGACATAGCTCCTCAGTTCTGCTCCAAGTCAGACATCCTCAGACTATCGGCTCTAAAGCGATACGGAGGGTGGTACTTTGACTGCGACTTTGTCCCTCTACGTCCGATGTCCGACATCTTCGACAAATATGAGATAGAGGCGGACTTCTTCCTGACCCGGCAGACCGACGACCGGCGGTGGGACAAGAACAAGGTCATCGCTAACGGCATAATAGGTATATCCAAGTTCTCCCCGGCATGGGTGCATATAGACAAGTACCTCGAGGTGGCCGCTAGTGGTAAAGTGGACCGCACGATGTTTGGCCCACGCCTGATGACGAAGATGGCCCGGCATCACAAGGAGATCACAACCGTGGCAACTAAGCGGGATTTCTACATATGGTCCCTGGGATCGCACCGAGGCGGCCTGGACTTCTTCCGAGACCTGGTAGATGAGGGCTGGGATAAGGCGCGCATCGAGGATAAGTTCGGCGGCGCACATAGAGTGCCCTTCGCCTACCATATGTGGGCAGGCGGAGGAAACGGCAATATGCTGAAGAAGGCTCGCAAATGGATAGACCCACCATCCGATAAGAAGAAGGTAGTAATAGTCGCTAACAACCACAACAAGTTGGATAACTACTGCCGCGTCATCAATAGCATGGACGAGGTCATCCGCATGAACCTCTGCATAGGGTACGGAGACGAGCAGAGGCGCATGGGACAGAAGACCACAGTATGGGCCTGCATCAATGCGGGAGAGGGCGCAGCGCCCAAGTTCTGCAGTCCGAAGAAGTACTTGATCCCCGGAGGTCGGGTAGGAGACGAGATAGAACGGGCGTGGTTCTCTAGACCTCACCTATGGTCTAACTACGCAGGTAAGGACCGGTCCGGTCACATCGTAAAAGCACAGAGGTTTCGAGAGGAGGTGCAGATACAGTACCCCTCGAAGGAGTTATGGGCTGAGCTGGATAAGGAGCTCAGAACATACCAACGCAAATTCGATACACCTAGTACAGGCATGGTGTCCATATACATGGCACTCAATCAACCGGGATGGGAGGATCACGAGATCTATCTGGTTGGCTTTACGCACGGCGGCTGGGGTGGACATCCCTTCGAAGCAGAGAAGCGGCTCGTGGCGGATTATATCGAGCAAGGCCGCTTGCGTCGACTAGAGGACTACACTAACGTGTAGCCTCGTGCGCACAGAGATCATAGAGATACGAGATATATGACCTACCCTCTGAAAGAGAAACTGAGGCCAGACGCCTCTTCCCGGATGCTGAGTGTTTCCGATATCCGGGTACTATTCTTTACATGCAACCGCAGGGAGCGCTCTGGAGTCCAGGGCGGAAGAAAGACAGAGAAAGGAGAGCACTACATCTACCAGACTTTATCTAGTCTGTGGATGTGCGACCCCCTCAGCCACTCGGTAGCCGGAGTCGACCTTCTGGTAGGGGACGGACCTACCAACTACCTGGACTGGTTCTATAAGCATACGGACCGAGTGAAGATACACCCTCCTCCAAGAGACCTGAATAAAGGAGCAAGCACTCCGCACAGGAGGCTCACCCGCAACTACATCCGGGCACTGGAGTTCGCCCTATCCACACAGGAGAAAGGATTCCTTATATGCGAGGACGACGTAGTCTTTGCGGACGGATTCTGGGGATACGCCATGGATGCCATAAACGAGATGCGATCGCACCAGCTACGGCAGGACGGCAATACGCTTACCTTCTACAGCACAGGAAACTATATAGGTAAGAACCCGTTCTACCGCGGACAGTACTACTGCTCCGGCGGAGGACCCTTCGCAGGCCTATGCGGAATCTACTACGACAGAGAGTGCCTCTCCAGCCTCTTGTCCTATCTGAAGAAGCACGAGACAGACGACCCGGCCGATTTACTATACGGAGCGTGGAGCGATAAGGAGTGGACCAGATACGCCACACCTATCGGACTTATCCAGCACGTGGGAGGAGTATCAGCAGGAACATCCTCAGGGCAATACTGGACTGACGGCAGATTCGGCAGAGAGATGCACTGCTACCTGCAGGGATGGAAGAAACAACCGTACAAACCTTTCGAGCTACCGGAGACCGAATAGCATGGCAGACATTACAAAGTTTCCCTACTGCGGACACAGGCACAACTGCCCCTGCTCCCAGGGCGTGCAGAGCTATGTCCCATACTATCAGGAGGTGCTGGATGCTATGCAGCCTATAGGTGTGTATGAATGGGGCCCGGGCAAGAACACAGACATGGCACTTAGACAAGGAGTCGCGAACGTGGTGTCCGTAGAGCAGGAGAAACGGTGGATTCCCGACGTACAATTCCAGAGACAGACAGTCCTGCACATGAAGGTGGCGTCGGAGTACTACGCCTCAGGCTATCCAGGCATGTTCGAGTCCGGCCTATTCGATCTGTTCTTCGTAGACTCCCGACGACGGGCAGAGTGTATAGAGAATGTATACAAGTACGCCTCTACACATAATGACGAGGTCGTTCTATGCGTGCACGACGCGCAACGGTCACGATACCACGAAGCTCTCGGGAAGTTTGAGCATGTGATCTTTCCTCATAAGGGATTCGCGGTCGCAACAATCAATAGCCGAACAGCAGCGATGCTGCAGCACGCGCTACGGAGCACAGAACCTTGAGCATCTACAGCACGTGCCCGGACTGCGGGTACACATGGAGCGACGCTAGATTTAGCATACACCGATGCGACATACTTAAGGCAGAGGAGTTGCTGACGACCACATGGTCTCCGGTATCCATAGACACCCCAACATCCGATGCCATACTTATGCGTCCTATAGATTTTCCAGACCAGCTACATATAGCTATATGGGACGACGGCCAGTTGGACTATGGCTCTACTAGCGGTGTATATCCCGGATGGGTCGATGAGAGTGGGTGGAGCATCTGCGATCCAGATGGATTTAACGGGAACCACAGGTTCGAATACATGAAGATCCAAAAATAGAGAGACACTATGACAGGCGTAACCATAGGAACAGGAAGCTTCAGGAAGCTAGCAGATAAAGCTGCAGACAGTTTCCGACGAACTACCGGCCTCCCGTGCGTAGTATTAGGAGACGAGCATCTCGCTAAATACAACCTGCCGTTCCCACACCACTTGAAGTACCATATCTTTGATATGGTAGATTCAGAATGCGTGTTCTATTTTGACTCAGACCTGTGGTGGATGCGGGAATGGGATCCTAGAGAGCTGGCAGCCGTCACACAGGGAGGCCTAGGAGCAGTTAGGGACCTCAACCGATCCGGACACATCGCCATGGATGCAGAGGGCTTTGAGCTAGAGCTAGACAGCTATTTTAACTCAGGGTTCCTAGTGCTGAATAGAGATCCCTGTGCGTACCTGCTGTCTACAGCTAAGGGATGCTACGACAGGATCATTGCAAAGTTGAACCCTAAGACAGTCAAGCTCAGGCACCCTAAAGCTAGGTTCTGGGTACAGTTCAAAGACCAGACCTCCTTAAACATGGCTGCCCAGATGATGCGTCTACCTATCCGCTACCTGGATAGACGATACAACTGGGTACAGTCTGCAGGAGACTGGATGGATAAAGGCATGCCGGTAATAGGTGCGCATAAGATCGGCCGGGATATGAAGACTACCGTGAAGAGCTTACAGAAGGACTTCTCTAAGGATATATCGGACAACTTCGAATCCTACATACGAGGATCGGTCAATAACTCTTACGAAGTAATAGCGGAGGAGGAATTCGACCGGCTATCCGGAGAGTATACGTATTTTCGAGACCTCGAACATAAAGGCAATACCACATCCGACGTTATACTTCGCCCAGACGGGACCATACAGAACTCAGGACTTCTAGAGCAATGGTGGTTTCCCGTGCAGAAGGAGACTGGAATAGAACTCTGGGTAACAGGACATACTGCGGCCTGTTGGAAGGAGTACCTCACATTCAAAGCTCGACAAGACGCTGCCGGCGACACCTGGCAGGGACGATGGGAGCATTTCGAGAAATCAGACATAACCCTACAGCGCGTGGAGACATAAATGGCGGCCGCTACCAACCCTATTATTGCAAAGTACCAAGAGCTGGTACGTACCGCCAGGGCGGATCTAGAAGAATACCCTGCAGACCGGTTCAAGGGCAGAGGCATCGTTATCTGCGCAGGAGGCCCGCGCTACTTTACGAACGCGTGGGTGACAGTAAAGATGCTTCGCCACCACGGATGTAAGCTGCCTATAGAGTTCTGGCATCTCGGAGTATGTGAGATGGATGACCGCATGCGCGATATGGTCAGCAAATACGACGTCACATGTATCGATGCGTACAAGGTGCGTAAAAAGTACCCGGCGCGCCGCTTGTTCGGATGGGAGTGCAACCCGTTCGCCATTATACACTCTAGCTTCGAAGAGGTCATCTTCCTAGACGCGGACAACGTACCCCTTATCGACCCGGAAGTTCTTTTAGACACTCCGCAATACAGGGACACAGGCGCTATTTTCTGGCCGGACTACGGCAGACTGGCCCGCACTAGACAGATATGGGAGATCTGCGGCGTAGAGTACCGAGACGAGCCGGAGTTCGAGTCCGGACAGATCGTAGTAGATAAGCGCCGCTGTTGGGAGGAGCTCAATACTACAATGCACCTCAACGAGCACTCCGACTTCTACTACACCCACATTCATGGAGACAAGGACACGTTCCATATGGCGTGGCACATCTGCGGCACGCGGTACTCAATGCCCTCGAGATTAATCCACCCGCTGCGAGCCACTATGTGTCAGCACGATTTCGACGATAAGCGGATCTTCCAGCATCGCAATATGCAGAAGTGGTCCCTTACCGGCAAGAATCCCCGCATCCACGGCTTCCTAATGGAGGACAAGTGCCTCGAGTTCCTAAAGGAGCTACAAGACGTCTGGGACGGCAAGATCGAGTACCCTGCCCCGGAGTCGGAAGAAGGCAAAGAAGCCGCCAGCAGGATCGCAGGCGTGCGCTTCACCTACCACAGGATCGGACACGATAAGCGGAAGATGGAGCTGCTGCCAGACAACACCATAGGTAAAGGCGCGGCCCAGCTAGAGAAGGGATGGTTTGTCCAGGACGGGGATAAAGGTCCCGAGCTCTGCATAGTTGGCAACTCTGTTACTTGTGTACTCCATGAAGAGACTCTTGGCGGCCGGTGGAAAGGCAGGTGGGACAATCACGAGCGCATGGACATTGAACTAGTTCCAGACGGATTCGTAAAGGCCCAGGTAGCCGCCGGAACAAAGCATGCATCCTTAGTTACAGGTAAGCGTTTTGTGTATATCCGTGTAGGGCATGACAAGAGAGTCATATCCTTGTCAGACAACGGACAGATCAAAGAAGGCAAGGCAGATTTGGAGAATGTCTGGGAGATGCGGGAAGTGGACGGGAAACCCACACTACTCATAGGGCCCAGTAAGAACGACTTCATCTGCTCGCTCATAAAGGATCGAGACGGAGTCTGGCGCGGTAAGTGGAACAAGCATGAGAAGATGCCTATCCACTTAGTAGAAGTACCATAGCGAACCACACGGAGGACATAATGAGTAAAGACGAGGTAGTAGCGAAGCACAAGGAGGCTTGCTCGAAATACGGAGCCCAGCCGGTCATACAAGCGTACGGATTTACCGTAGTATCGATACTACTGCTCCTGATGACGGCCGCTTCCCTAAGCCGCAACAACATCCTAGAGAAGGTCCAAGAAAGAGATCTCGCACCCATCTCTAAGGAAGATGCGGTATTGGCAGGATATGCGAAGTGGATACAGACCGGGGACGATATAGAGCTCAGATGGAAAACAGATATTTCTGGACAAACTATACGATTAGCCGAGACTGATCGCGCGCTAGAGACTGCCCGAGCCGACATAGCTGTTCGGGATAAAATGGTCGACGCCCTGCGCGATAAAATACAGAATCAAGACGACGAGCTCGAATATATACGAAATAGTTTACGTAAGGCACATATCGCTCTAGATGATAAGGAACGGGAGATACTGGACCTGCGCCGGGCTATAACAACAGCTGCCCCTATGATCACGGTCCCCACGGAGGACGAGGCGTTAGAAGCGACCCCGGCTGACGTAACCCCAGACAACGTGCCTGCGGCAGAAGAGGTATCAGAGGAAGACTCCTCATGGCTTCGTCGACTGTTCGGCAAATAGCATACGTATTCTAACTCCAATAAACAGAGAGCCCCTTATGAACACAGACGCCTTCATTGCTGGATACGCGGCAGAAAACCCCGCGTCTCTAGATAAAGTAGCAAGCGATCCGATCTTCGATATCCGTAAACTATTCCCTATGCACGACATTCCAGAAGAAGAGAGGCTCAAACGAATTATCGCCCGCCGCAAGAAGAGCCAGAAGGATGCCCGACAAGGCATGCGGCGAGGGACGGCCGCAACGAGTGAACGTACACCGGATCAGATCCGAGACAGTCTACGGAGGCAGCAAGGTCGGAAGTCTTTAGGAGATAAGAAGAGACAGATCCCTTATCACTCTATCGAGATCTAATCCCACGGATCGGATCATATCGAGGCCCAGACGGAGCCAGCGTAGCGAATCTGTCAACTCTCCTCCCTGCGCCCTGACAACTCGCATATACGTGCGAGATAGGTCCCATAGCTGCCCGTAACTCGCAGATATACGCGATATCGGACAGGACTGAAGCCCCTATAGGCTGTATCCACTTGCGGCAAGCGCTCAGAAGGGGTAGACTACGGGTGTGAATTAGCGTGGAGGCTACACATATGGCGTGTTTCGATAGCGTGTCTATATTTCCCCCTGACGAGGAAGAGCACGATAGGCTTACAATAGCGATGCGGGACATTCTAGAACGCACTCGGGTACTTGTAGGCTCCGACGAAGGAGTAATAGCTGTCACATCAGGATCCACCGAATCCATAGGGATGGTGGTTCACCCGGCTTGCTCTGTAGTAGCATCCTTCTTGGAGCCTGAGAGCGTCACATCCCTTCCGGAATGCAGTGTAGTACCGATCCGCAAGTCCGGCGCCAGGGCGTGGAACACGTACCTAACGGATCCGGACAAGTTCTCCCACGCATACATATCCGTAGTGAATGAAGAGTACGGGGTAGTATCAGACCTCCCGGGAACGTCCTCTATGATAAAGGGCATATCTCCAGAGACAGTTGTAATAGCCGACATGTCCTATGCTATGGACCCCTCCTACTTCGCCAATATATCGGCAGACACGGACATAGTGCTATTCGACGGATCCTTCTGCGGCGCGCCACATGTAGGGATTATCTGGAGTAAGGATCCGGAGAACATACGAAGCAATGAGACAGCGGGACGTCAGCAATTCGGCCTCAGACCCGGATACCTACATAGCGCGCCGTGCGGGACACTCTCAGCAGGTATACAGGCAGTTCTAGGCATGCAGGACGAAGATGTAGGCCGTGTTCGAGAGATGAGGACAAAACTGGAATCGCGCATGATGGAGATACCTGGTGTCTACCTGAACTTCCAAGAGGCTCCGCGGGCAGAGCATACCGTTAACCTGCATATCGAAGGAGTGTGGACGAGGCCGCTAGTGCTGGCCCTACGTAAACTAGGTATATCAGTGTCCGACACTATAGACGGACTACGTAACACTCACCTATGTACGCCGCTTACCTCCTACATGTTCGAAGAGACGGCAAGGCACAGTAACCTACTGTTCAGAGTAGGCCGACATACTTCCGCAGAAGATATAGACACGGCGGTAGAGTACACAAAGAAAGCAATATCCCTAGTGCGGGAGGCCTTCCCAACGCCTAGAGAGGATGTAATAGTACAGCCATAAACTTGTACCAACAGTAACCGATAGTCTTTTACGCAGGACCCTTAAATGCAATCCAAAGCAGTAGAATGGACAGGCGAGCCTTTATTTTATCCGAGAAGTAGAGGCGGGTACGGCCTAGTAATAGGGCGATACCAATACATATTCGAAAAAGGCGGTACATTAGCATCTGCCGCTAGAGTCACAGAGCCTGTTCTGCAGGCCATCGTGAAGCAGTTGAATCCAGGGAGCCCCTCAGCAGCCTTGACATTCATACGGAAAGTAGAGGAGCAATAGCAGAAGGCGACATCATGAGTGAAGGTTTTATCAAAGTATCAGAGACAACGCCGGCAGCCGGCACAGGGCATAGAGCAATCGCCTTAGCAGATCCCGACAAGGCGGACGAATACACATTCGGGGCGATGCAGGGCGCTATGCAGGGAACGGTTCTGCCGACTACCGGAAAGAGGGGAGAGCTCCGTAAGTCGAGATCCCCATTCGGCTCCATAGTAATAGGTAAGACGTTCCGATATAAGAACGGAGAGCTATATGATACTCCCGAGGAGTTCGAGCCCACCCAACTCAAAGCCTACTTTCGAGGATCCGAAACAGACGACGAGCAAGAGACGACATTAGAGGAATTAGCTGCCTCGGATCCCGAAGAGGAACTATCCGCCGTCGAGAAGCAGCTGCGGGATATCATGGACGCAGCAAAAGATATGGATATCCCGGAAGAGGCCCCAGACTCGACGCAGACTCCTGCTCCTACTTTATCGACCAAAGCCATGTCCTTAATGATCGCAGAGGCAGTGCAGGCGGCCCTTCGTGTCGATAAGGAAAATGAGGAAGAAGAGACGCCAGCCGCTAAACGTGTACGGATGGAAGGCGCCTTCGGAAGCTACAGAGGGACATACGCCTATGTCTATGTCGAGCACGAGTTCGTTATCCTGGTGTACGACACGGACGCGCAGGTGTTCAGTCCCCCTAAGTCAGCAGAGGAGTTCTCATTAACGTGTGATGGGATCACGTATGAAGTATACTTTCCCGGTATAGAGTTTGAACTTCCTTTCACCGATTGCGGCATACAAGTAATGATTAGGAGAGAGTCTTAATGTCTTCAGGTATACAAGACGCCGGCCTTCGATGGGACAAGGATGTAACGTCCCCCTTTAATAAGCTGACCCGGCGAGTCTATCCTAAGACTATCCGAGAGACCTTTGCATGGGCAGAGGAACTGTGGATGCATCACGGCATGTACTCCCAGTCTATCTCCTCGGCTGTTCGGTATTTTATGACCGAGCTGGATGTAGAGGGAGACGATCTGGACTTCCGTAGCCGTAAGGTCTACCTCGATGCGATTGCCGAAAACTTCGACATGATCGAAGAGCTGGCTGTAATAGGCGACGACTTCATGGCATTCGGGAACTCATTCACGTCGATCCACCGCCCGTTCCTTCGCCAGCTTATCTGCCCCCGATGTAGCCTGCGTGCGCCTCTAAAGCATTTCAAAAACAAGATTAAGTTCGAGAACTGCCGCTTCATCGGAGAGTGCGCATCCTGCTCCTATAAGGGCCAGCTACCGCACGAAGATACACTGCTTCCTAAAGAGAAGTCTAAGCCTGTCATCACCCGCTGGCCGCCGCAGTTTATGCGCATCCATCAGCATCCGATGTCAGGCCGCACCAAGTACAGCATAGACCTAAAACAGTACGATTCTTTGTCCGCCCCTGTTCTTAGAGGAGACCTCATCTTTCTTGAAGACACTCCTTGGGAGGTCGTAGAGGCTATCTGTAAAGGAAGCGAGTTCGAGTTTGCGAACGACGAGCTATATCACATGTCCTTCCCAGTAGCTGCCTGCTCTATCCCTAATCTTAAGGGATGGGGACTTCCCCCATTCATGGCGGACTTTGAAACGGCCGTCTTAGTGACGATGTTGGATAAGTACGTGGAGACTATCCTGGTAGAGTACCTTATGCCGTTTCGCGTGTTCTCTCCTCCGAGCGCAGGCGGATCTAAGGATCCTATGCTCAACATGAATATGAAGGACTTTGTCGGATCTGTAATGGGTATGATCCAGCGCCACCGTAGAAATCCTACGGACTGGAACTTCCTCCCCTATCCTTTGGAGTACCAGACACTGGGAGGCGAGGCAAAGAGCCTTATACCTGTAGACATCATGGAGCACTTCGAGATGCGGCTCCTACACTCTATGGGTATTCCTCCTGAGTTCTACAAGTCATCCATTACAGGATTCCAAGCAGCTGCAGGACCTCTTATCGGCTTTAAGATGTTCGAACGGACGTGGCAGCATTTCGCTAACCAGCTCAACAAGTGGGCAACGTGGGTAGTGAATAAGCAGGGCGATCTACTAAGCTGGGAAACTGTCCGCGCATTCGTCAAACCAGTATCCCTATACGAGGATCCGGAGATCCGCAGTCTCAAGATGCAGCTCGCCGCCGCGGGTAAGATATCTGAAGACACCGCTCTACAGACAATCGGCATAGACTACGACCAAGAGCGTAAGAAGCTGCTCGATCAGGAAGAAGCGGCTGCCGAAGAGATGGAAGAGCGCCAGCGCCAGATGGACAACCAGATGGCCAATGTACAAGCAGTCACCGTGCCCGGCCCAGGACAGCAGGTCCTTATGCAGGAAGAGCAGGCCGCTATGGCTGCCCAAGAGCAGCAGGCCGGTGCTCCCGCAGGAGCAGCAGCTCCTCCTGCCGCTATGCCTCCCTCCGCAGGAACGGGAGGGGCTACAGGGGTTGGAGCAACCATCGACGACCTATTGACCAACGCAGACCAGATCGCCCAAGAGCTTATCGTAGCGGACCCGCTTACACGACGTAGGACGCTATCCGACCTTAAGCACCAGGACGAGGCACTGTATGCCCAAGTCAAAGCTAGACTCAGCGAACTCGAAAACCAAGCGGCTACACAAGGTGTGCAGCTCGCGCGACAAGGACAGGTACCTGTACAATGATCAAATTACCTCATACTAGACTATCGGCCGAGGAGGCCGAGGAATTCTTCCAGAAATGGGCAAATACAGGGGCGGTCCCGCCGCCTCCAGCACCGGTACCTGCAGACATGGTGCCTCAAGTCGAGGGAGACGAATTCACCCGAGCGGCATACAAAGCAGGCTATAATACTCCGGAAAAGCTGTCTCAGATTCGGCAATGGGCGAGCTCGCTTATCATGTCCGACACCATGTATCAGGTATCGTCAGATAAGACTGCGCAGAAGATAGGATGGGCCCTGGGCGGAGCCGGCGTCGGAGGAGTCATCGGAGGTCTCTTAGGAGGCGGTAAAGGCGCACTGGCCGGCACACTTATCGGTACACTTGCCTTCGCGGTTATGGACTTCTTCGGCGTAGGTAAAACGGAAGCTGTTAAGTTCGTACAGGACTCGATCGCTACTCGCAATCTAGACAAGGTACGAGAAGCTCTCGCGAAGGATCCGGACAAGAATGCGGAGGCTATAGCGGCAATCAGTACAGCCCCGGCCGCCGTGTACAGTACAGCCCTAGAGCTAGCTAATAATCAATCCGCCTTGTCCAGTGAGCAGAAGACTGATCTTATGAAGAATCAGTTACCGGCTGCGCATACCGCCTACACTAAGGATGTATTCAAAAGAACCTTGGCGGAGCAGAAAGAACTCCTCAATATAACTGCCCCCGGGCTAAGCACCGCGAATGTAGATAATATCGCCCGTAACCGTGCAGCTGTAGCAAAAGAACAGGCGAATATCGGTCACCTAAAATCACTAGATAGTCTCAGAGAAGCCGGAACAGCCCTGCCCGCCGGACTGCTCGAATCATCCGGCACGGACTACGGTGCGCAGATTGCTAAAGCCCAGGATAGGCTAACGGACTTAGAGAACAGGTACAAAAACATGGTCCCTGTTCATACTCCTGCTGCTGCTCCCGCTGCTGCTGCTCCCGCTGCTCCTCCTGCACCAGAGCCCCCGGCTCCAACGCCTCCCCCCGCACCAGAGCCAGCTCCTGCACCAGCCCCTCCAGCTACCACTCCCGCGCCAGCCCCTCCGGCTCCAGCCCCTCCAGCTACCACTCCCGCGCCAGCCCCTCCGGCTCCAGCACCGCCGCATCCGGCAGCGCCTCCCGCTACTACTCCGGCTCCTACTCCGGCTCCTAACCAGTCCTCCGCACTATACAGGATACTAGACGCCGGGTACAACGCCAGTAGTTACAACCCAGTCGCGGCGGCCAGAGCTATGGTCAGTCAGGCCAAACAGGAGTATAACGCCCCTCCCTCGCCTAAAGTAATGCACCCAACTCCTACAGCTAAGGATAAAGAGGAGTACAACGCGAACGCGCCAAAAAACGAGCTAAACACCGCCCGCCGCAAAAAAATGGAAGAGATACAGAAACAGCAAGACAGCAAATCTAGACAACTCAGTAACATGGCCAAGGGCTTCCTCTCAAGCATTGTAGGGGAGTAAAAAAAAAATTACTCTCCCCTAACCCAGATAGGATATTCGTGACAGATAGACACAACTACAATATAGCTGTTAGAGCCGGATACTCTGCTTCTTTTTCTAAGGAAGCGGGGGAAGGTATAATGGGGAGTATAGTAAGCGGGTTCAACAATGAGGTGCTAACGGACGAGAACATAGAGAAGTTCGCCCCCAAGTTCTCTCCGGAGGTCAAGGCAATGGCTCCTATCTTTCAGAGCCCCACGGGACCACCCCCGGGCCTCCTCCAAGAAAAAGGCCGGCCATCTATTTCATCTATGTTGGAATACGCTACGGCCCCTACGGTAAAGGATCGCCCTGCCACTACTCCGACCTACAGGTATTCCCCGTACGGGCCCGTAGGTAATAGTGGAGGCAGATACGCCGTTCCTCCGGCTAGAATCTATAATAGCGAGGCAGGAGGAGGAAAATACATTAGATATAATCCCAATGCTGCGGACGCCAAGCACGTATTCAAAAACTACATCCAACCTAGATACCCGCATGCCAAGCAAGACGAGGTTGGCCAATTAGCCGCGTACTTGGGCAATAGGCTGCCCATAGGGGAGGGTGCTAAGGAGACAGCCTTTAGGACAGCTTTCGCCGACGCGCGGAAGGCGAAAGACTACGACAAGATGCACCATCTTGCTACCTATGTCAAACATTCTCCTTACCGAGAGGGGGCGAAGAAGGAGCTCCTACAGCACGTCCGATCTAAAGTATCGGGAACTGTGCAGAAGGCCGCTCCATGGGTAGCAGGTGCCGCGGCACTGACTCCATTGGCGATGCTGCTGATGTCTAAGACTAAATCTGCAGCACCTCAGCAGGCGCCTAAAGCGGTGACGCCTAGACAGCCTTCCAGCTACCTATCGGAGTCCATGTACCGACAGCTGGGGCAGAATCTGAATCCGACTAGACTTACGTAACTACTTTGTAGGAGAGAATCACTATGAGTACAACACCTGCAAAAACCAACTGGATAGACACAGCGTCATCGGCAGCCCAGGGCGCGATGCGAGGATATAAGTCTTTTACGGACAAGGCACCTTGGGCAGAATCGGCCATCCTGGGATCGCTCGGAGCAGTTGGCGGACACTTCGCTGCAAAGAAGCTTACGGACGGACTAGTTAAAACGCTACTCATCCGAGTACCTCCGGATAAGAGGGCCGAAGCCCTACGTAAGCTAGAAGAAGACGGCACAGTGCAGACGATTAGCCGCATATCCGCTACTCTCGGCGGTGCAGCAGGAGCGGCGTATCCGATACTCAAACACATCGATACATCCGCCGGCACAGGTCGAGCCCTGCAGAGCTTGGTAGACCCGTCCTATAAGACGAAGTACAAAGAAGTCTTTGATAGGAAGCGGAACGCCCACAAACGAACAGCAGCAAACGCTCCTGTCGCTTACGACGTCAGCCGAACCTACCAAGATATGAGGCGATGACGATGAGCAAGTCTGCGGGATATAAGAAGGGATACGCATCTGCCGGGGATCTGGCGTGGATGCACTTGCTGGAGAAGGATGCCTCGTACATGATGAACGAGGACATATCTCTTAAATCTAAGAGCGTTCCGATCTCAGAGAGCCTACAGATCATCAAAGGAGATCCATACCTATCCATCACCCAGAAGGATATAGCTTCTGCGATATTCGAGAAAGCTGAGAAGAAGAAGTTCGGCTTTACAAGCGGGGGATCCTTAATGCAAAGCGCGGTCACAGCTGGCGCTGGCGGAGGAGCAGGGTATCTTTTCGGCCGTGCCGCATCCTCACTATTTTCATTACCGACTATAGTTTCTAAGCGCTTAAGCGCAGCAGGAGCGATAGCCGGCGCACTTATCAGTACAGGAATATTTACGGAGTTTGGGGAATAATGAACGCAGATACATACTTAGGCTTCTCCGGAGGCTACGCCAACATAGAGCCGCAGACTAGCCCTATAGAGAAGAAAGCAGGACTCGCAGACGTCGTAGGCAACGCACTGGAACTCGGGATAACCTCTGCCGGAGAGCTCCTACCCTATATGCTGGTCCTCCCGGCAATTGCAGGCGGCTTCGGAGGCCACATACATTCTAGAATAACCTCCCCGTCAAAGCTGGACTTCAAGACAGTCCAGAAAGCCATCGAGCTTTCCGATCTCCGTAAGCTGGAGACGGACGTGGCTCGCCGTAAGGTACAGGCAGAGATAGACGAAGAGACCAAGAAAGGAGGCAGCAATGCACGAGCGCTCCGCATTTAATCCCTTCAGCGCTATGTCCCCACTAAAGTCCTACGGGGCTTTGCGGGACTATGGAAAGGGATACGAGTACGGCGGGCTGCCATACATAGGTCAACCGCACCCATTTAAGGAAGACGATGCTGACGATCTAAAGCCTCAGCTAAAGAGCAACGCCTGCTGCGCACAGTTCGACCTCAGTAATGAGGAAGACATGAAGCAGTACCGGGCTGTAGGACAGAAAGTCTGCGACAGCCTGGCCACCATCTCGTTCGAGGAGAAGGTGTACGACAACGACATCAAAAGCTGGCGCGTACTTATGCGATGGATGGAGCACTACTTCGCCCCGCCTAAGGCAGTAGAGAACGCCACGGCCGGTACCGCAAAAGAGCCTAAGAAGAAAGTAATGCCCGAGACAGATACCCGGACCCCCTCGGATAAATTCTCTCCCCCGGAGCTGGACGATAGCGGTAGCCGATACCATACAGCCCAGGACGCTATGGACGGTCTGATGCAGGCCCTCCAGCAGATTCCGGACGACGATAGCCCCGATACGACGTAGACATACATCGGTTACAATTTAGCATACGTGTTCTATGTTAGACATAGGGCAGTGCAGCCCCGAACTCCTTTCAACATTCATATACGATACCGAGAGCCCATAGAATGCCTACAGACTCTAATACCGATACGCAAAAGAAGGCGGCCAAGGACGACATGGCCCGCGTCCTCAATACTTTTTTCAATCCCGTCGCCTTCGATCGGACTATAGTCTCCCCGGACGCGAGTCCGACAAAGAAGGCCCTCCTGCATGCAGGAGGCCTAGGCATAGGCTACGGCGGACTCGCGTTCGTACTTCGCAAGCTACACAAGCTAAAAGAGGCTGAAGAGCTCGGAATCAACCAGGAGCTGCAGAGAAGGAGAGCAGACGCTAAGGCCTACTCTTCAGGCAAGTATCCAACATTTACTATCGACCCCGACGCTGCTGATCTGGAAGAGGAGGAGGCCTTAGAGGACCGCCTCTTAGGCGAAGGGCAGAAGGAGGCTAGTGGACTCTTACAAGGCGTAGCAGGTACAACAGGCCGATTCCTGGACGACATATCCTCCGGTAAGCACGATCCGGCTCATCTGGCCCTAGCCACGGCTGCCGTATTTGCAGCGACTGCGGGCGGATGGCGCCTTGCGGACTATGCTGAGGACGCCCAGCGTCGAGAGCAGCTAGACACAAGCATCGCCAGTACTAAAAACAAAGTCGATAAGATGATCCACGAAGAGTACGAGCGCGTAAAGGGAATGGGCAGCCAGAAGAAGGCAGCAGACACTATCCACGCAGCGGATATAGAAAAACAGAACCCGTCTATAGGCGATACACTAACATCCCCGACCCGGTACCCACAAGCGGTAGCTAATTTCTGGTGGCTGTGGGCTACGTTCGCATTTGCGTTCTCTTATAAGGCTATGAAGACCTACTCCGACAAGCAAGATCCCGCTCGAGGACGTATGAAGGATCTGAAAAAGCTCATGAGCTCTCGGCAGAAGCAGACAGGCGCTCCCGTCATCCTGGACGCGTCAGATCTTCCCGAGGTCCCCTCCTCATCCGAGGCAGGAGCAGTAAAGAAGGAGAGCATACATACGGCAATACCGACAGGACGGGCCGCCATCGCGGCCGCGGATAAAGGACAGTCTCTAATTCCCTCCGAACTAGGCGACACCGCATCGCAGGATTTGTACTCAGAGTTAATGGGAGCGTAGATAACTCATGCCTGAGATGCCTTCTCCTGCTCCGGACTTCTCAGATGGTACCGGTCTCCTAAATTATACGGACTACGATTCAGTACGAACCGATCTTCGAAAGAAGGTCCTGTCTTCAGTAGAGCAATCAGCGTTTTCCGAAAACGACAGATACATGCTAAAGGCCACAGACGTCGCGTACGCTAAGCCTAAAGGTAGATACTCGCTGTCCCAGCAGAAGGACGCGATCCTAGAGGGCCGGACACTTAGCGATAAGGTGACAGGTCGGTGGGAGGTTATCGATAAGGAGACAGGCAAGTCGCTAGGCAGAACTGGCCGGAAGACTATCATAAACGTGCCGTACCTTACAGACAGAGGCACGTACGTACGTAACGGCACGGAATACACTGTAGCGAAGCAGCTTCGTCTCAACTCAGGAATATACACGCGCGTAACGGATGACTCGAACATAGAGGCCCAGTTCAACGCTATTCCACGGTCCGGGCCCTCTTTCCGTATATACATGGAGCCGTCGACGTCTTTCTTCTACATGAAGTATAAGAACCGTAAGCTTCCGCTATATCCTATCCTCCGGGCCATGGGTAAGCAGCACGAAGATATCGAGGCGCAGTGGGGAAAAGACATCGCGGAGAAGAACAGGACCTTAGAGAAGTCTCCCTACGCAGTCAACTTCCTAAAAGGATTCGCAGTTGCCCCAGAGCCAGATGCACCGGCAGCGCCCATAGCACTGGACGCCAAGGCAGGGCCTGTAGTTGCACAGCTCTTACAGCAGAAGACAGGGTCGACAGTGTCCTCCCTATACAACGACACGGTCCGGGAAGGACTTACTGAAGAGTTCGGTAAAATCGGACTCAACCCCCGGGTCACTAGGGTTACTCTCGGAGAGGATCACACCAACGCTTCTCCAGAGGCTATTATGTCGGCTACCGGGAAGATCCTGCGGGTTGCCAAAGGAGACGAAGACTCCGACAGTAGGGATTCGTTAGAGTTCCAGGACGTCTGGGATATATCGGACTTCCTTAGTGACAAGGTAGCCAACGACCAGAACGGAGTGCTGCGACAGATCCTATGGAAAGTCTCAAAGAAGAACGGAGACATATCTGCAGTACCTACCGCCCCTCTCGATAAACACGTACAGCATCTGTTTGTCAGCTCAGGGATGGCTCAGCCCATCGAAGAGATCAATCCGCTAGACATGTACGACCAGAACCAGCGGATCTTACGCCTAGGCGAGGGCGCGATGACTAGCGTAGATGTTGTCCCTAAAGAGGCCCGAGGCGTACAGCCCACGTACCTGAATTACATTGATCCAGTTCGTGCTCCGGAAAGCTTAAAGATCGGCGTAGATATGAAGATGTCGCGCAACGTACGTAGAGGCCCCGACCGTCAGCTGTACTCTAAATTCATAGATGCCCGTACAGGTAAGGAGAAGTGGGTAGGGATCCGAGAGGCCGCTAGAAAGAACCTGACATGGCCGGGATTCCAGAAGAACACAGACCCCTACGTAATTGCGATGGTGCCTAATAAGGGCATGGCATGGGTAAAGCGTGAAGACATCGATTACGTCGTACCGAACAACGATGATATGTTTAGCGATGGGGCTAACCTGGTTCCTCTGAAATCCGGAGATAAGGGAATGCGTTTATTAATGGGCTCGAAATTTGGGCCCCAGGCACTTCCTCTGGTGAGCAGAGAGGCTCCGCTAGTAAGAACTACCGATCCCGGAAGCGGCACCAGCATGGAGAGACGCATAGGCGGCCATCTCGGAGCAGTGCGCGCCTCTAGGGACGCCACAGTTAAGGCCGTCCGCAAGAATAGAGTAGACCTAACCTATGCGGACGGATCCGAGGGATCCGTGGATCTGTACGAGAACTTTCCGTATGCCCGATCCACGTACATCCGCAACAAGGCCCTAGTAAAGGCCGGAGACAAGGTGAAGAAGGGCGACATGCTCGCAGCCAGTAACTTCACCAGCGATAAGGGAGTAGCGGCCCTCGGGACTAATCTCCGCGTAGCGTACTGGAACTATGACGGACTGGTGTTCGAGGATGCCATTGTTATATCCGAGACGGCAGCTAAGAAGCTCACGTCAGAGCATATGTATCATGCTAAGTTCAAGAAGGAAAAGGACCTGTCTGTCTCTAAGGATAAGTTCAGAGCTAATTTCCCCGCCGCCTTCAATAAAGAGCAGCTCGCTAAGATCGACGAAACGACGGGGATGATAAAGCCCGGATCGGTCGTACGATATGGAGATCCGCTTGCTCTGGCGATGTCCGAGCAGGATCCGCATGCCGGTGGATCCCTTGGCCGCCGCATGCGCTCCAACAAGGCAGTGCTGTGGGAGAAGAGACACCCCGGAGTAGTCACAGACGCGACCGAAGGCAAAGAGCAGTACTACATCAATGTCCGTACGAACATACCCATGGGCGTAGGAGATAAACTGGCCATGCGGCACGGCGGCAAGGGCGTAATCTCTAAGGTGATCAAGGACTCTGAGATGCCGACGGACCCTAAGGGCAGAAAGATGGACGTCATACTGTCTCCCCTGGGAGTAGTCAGCAGAACTAACCCGGCACAGAAGCTAGAGGCCCAGCTAGGCAAGATCGCAGAGAAGACAGGCAAGCCCTACGTCTTACCGGGATTCTCAGACGAAGACATGATAGAGTTCACCCATAGCGAGCTCCAGAAGAATAGACTATCCGATAGAGAGGACCTAGTAGATCCGAGAACCGGGAAGAAGATCCCCCAGATATTTACCGGAGTGACGTACTTCTACAAGATGCAGCATACGTCCGAAGGTAAAGGCAAGTCCAGATCACAGGCTAAGTACACAGCAGAGGACCAGCCGGCCAAGGGAGGCAAGACAGGCGCTAAACACCTAGGCAAGATGTACCAAGAGGCTCTTTTAGCACACGGGGCGACAGAGGTCCTCAAGGACATGAAGCTCATCAAGGGGCAGAAGAACGATATGTTCTGGCGTCAGCTGAAGCTGGGACAGACCCCTACCATGCCGAAGACTCCGCTAGTCTACGAGAAGTTTAAGGACCTCCTCAGAGCAGGCGGAGTACATCTGTCGGAAGGCGCGTTCTCCGACGACATATTCTCTATGACCAACCAACAGGCAAAAGACCTTACCGGAAATAGAAAGATCTCTACCGGTGATACATATACAGCAAAAGGTCTTAAGCCCATCCCAGGAGGCCTATTTGACCCCGACGCTACCGGAAGCTCGGCTAACGGCGACAGATGGGCATACATTGACCTCCCTACGGCCATGCCTAACCCTATCATGGTAGACCCTATACGGCGTATATTGGGCCTAAAAAGAACCGAGATGGAGGATTTAGTGGCCTCCGGAGAGGACGCTCTAGCCGACAAGCTAGGTAGAATCGACGTCAAGGCAGAAAAGGCCAAGGCGCTGCACGAGATAAAGCACGGCATCAGATCTAAGCGCGACGATGCTGTAAAAAAGTTCCGATTCCTACATGCTTTCGAAACTAACAAGGTGAAGCCATCGGACTTCATGATGACCCGAGTTCCGGTACTTCCGCCTCGGTTCCGTCCTATATCAGCACAGGGAGGGATGACGATGGTGGCCGACCCGAACTACCTGTATAAGTCTCTAGTGGAGTCTATCTCCGACTATAACGAGACAGAGGGACTACCGGCAGATATGCGTAACGATGCTCGAAGAGATCTATGGGATAGCTACAAGGCTCTCATCGGTGTATCCGATCCGAAGAAGGATCAGCTCGTACAGAAGAACGTAAAGGGCATCCTTTCGCACATATTCGGAAAAGGAAGTCCGAAGACAGGCTTCATTCAGCGCCGAGTTCTAGGGACTAATATCGATATGTCGGGACTAGGCGTAGTCGCACCTAATCCGTCCCTTCTACTCAACCAAGCGGGCATCCCAGAGAAGCTTGCTTGGAATCTATACGAGCCGTTTGTTATCCGAGACCTTGTGCGACAGGGCGTCCCTGCCACAGAGGCTGCAACAGCGGTCAAAGATCACTCACCCCTAGCGTACAAGTCGTTGCAGTCTGTTATCACCAAGCGCCCTGTCATCTTAAATCGGGCGCCTACCTTACACAAGTACAGTGTCATGGGATTCTGGCCGGTACTCGTAAAAGGATCTACCGTCCAAGTGCCTCCGGCCATTGTAGGGCCATTCGCCATGGACTATGACGGAGACACAGCGTCATTCACCGTTCCTGTCTCGGACGAGGCGGTATCCCAAGTGGTCGACCGCATGATGCCGGACCGCAATCTAATCTCCGCCCGATCAGGACAGGCATCGTATAAGCTTTCCAATGAATATCTGCAGGGGCTATATCTAGCTACCAAGGCTCCTGCAGATAAGACAGCCGCTGTATTCAATACCGTGGCCGATGCAAGAAAGGCGTATAGGTCAGGTAAGATAGCAATAGACGACCCCATCACCATACTGGAATAGTAGACATATGAAGCAGCAAGATAAACTCATAGAAACCGGAACGCTTGCTCCAGGCATATACCTAGGCACGCGCCGAGTAGCCAATGCGAACAGCCCGGCGAACCCCTCCTACTTCCGCCACCAATTCTTCGTGATGGTGCCTAATAAGCCCGAGAAGTTCAAAGGACTGGACGTCGATCTAGGCAACGGCAATCGCGGAATATTGGTCGGAGGATACCGGGTCCCGGGGGAAAGGGTCCTATCCAGGCCCCGTCTCAAGTACCGACAGAACGAGCCAGACGATCTAGCAGCCATCCGAGAGTACACAGACACACACTCAGGCAGCCCCAAGTCTAAGGCCTTTTGGAAGCCCGTACTGAGCCGGCCCATTATCCCAAAGAAAGATATTGACGACACTATCCGTAGGATGCTGACTGCAGGCAAGGCGTACGAGAAATCTACAGCGAAGCGCCCAGTGTATTACCCGGCCCTCGCTCCCAATCTCCTCGGAATGCGGCCTAACTCTAACACCTTCGCACAGACCTTAGCCGACGTGGCAGGCATAGATAAGCGCAGGCAGGATTTCCCCAAGGGCGATATAGGGAACGACATCCGCCTGCCTACGAAGCTATTCAAGTCTGCGGCGAAGAAGAAAGGCAAGGAACTAGTACACAGCAAGAACCTTAATCCCGGCATATACATAGGATCGAGAAGAGTCGCTATGGACACAGGCGTCGGCAAGGCCCCTATAGGCAGACACCAGTTCTTCATATTGGTTCCACAAGATCCCAATAGATTCGGCAATGCGGTAGATAAGTACGGAGACACTCCTGCCATCATAGTAGGAGCATACAATGTTAAACCTAGTTTCTTCAGCAGACGCAGGCTCCGGTACCATAGGAACTACGGAAACGATGTAAAGGCTTTTCGAGAGTACTTCTCAACACAGGAGAATCCCAAGTTACCTAAGTTCTGGGAGACGCACATCAGCAGATCTGTCAACCAAGGGAAGAGCACCGACGACATCATAAGTAAAGTACTAAAGGCTGGGGAAGCCTACAGATATAACGAAAGGGAGAATCCCTACATGTACCCACCCATATGGAAGAACATTCTAGGCCGAGGAGTAAACTCCAACACATTCGTACAGTCCTTGGCAGATGCAGTGGGTATAAACAGCCGGAGAGAAGATTTTCCCGGATACGACCCAGGATCTAAGCTAAGGATATCAAGAGATATGTTCAATGGAGGAGAGAAGTAAGATGCCTGCTAAATCTGAAAATCAGCGTAAACTTTTTGGAGCGGCTCTAGCATATAAGCGAGGAGAGAGCCCGGACGCTTCAGATAAGGTAAAAGAGATCGCCAACAGCATGTCCGAAGATAAGTTGGAGGAGTTTGCGAAGAAAGCCTCAAGCGATAACGAATTTGTAAGGTTCGTGACAGCATTCAAAGAGGCTAAGGATAAGAAAAAGAAGAGCCCTGCATGGACTCGTAAGAAGGGACAGAATAGAGAAGGCGGCCTAAACGAAGCTGGCCGTAAGTCTTACGAGAGAGAAAACCCAGGCAGTAACTTAAAAGCGCCTGTCACAGGTAAAGTTAAAAAGGGGGGCGCGGCGTCTAAGAGAAGAAAGAGCTTCTGCGCTAGATCCGATGGACAGCGCAAGATGCATAATATAGATTGCTCAAAGACTCCTGATAAGAGAATATGTAAGGCACGCAGAAAATGGAAGTGCGCTTCTCAAATGCCGACAATAAATGTTTCCGCATTTATATCGGGGTACACTTCAAATTAATAGCAATATCCGAATCACCTAAGAGGCATAAGATATCCCGATGTTGAATAAAGACCTACTAAATAAAGTAATGCACCTAACCAAGGAGGCATACGCCCCCCCAGCTCCCGCGCCAGCAGCAGCAGTACCGGGACAGATGGGTGCCCTGCCACCTGCAGAGGATCCCGCACTAGCTGGCGGCGCACCGCCGATGCCTCCGATGGATCCTAGCATGATGGATCCTAGTATGATGGGCGGCGCACCGCCGATGCCTCCGATGGACCCTAGCATGATGGGCGGCGCACCGCCGATGCCTCCGATGGACCCTAGCATGATGGATCCTAGTATGATGGGCGGCGCACCGCCGATGCCTCCGATGGACCCTAGTATGATGGGTATGCCAGCTGCCGGTCCAGGAGATCCCGGGATGGCAGGCATGGAAGCACAGCCTGTTACCCTGTCGGCACAGGATCTGCAGATGCTGATCGAGGCCGCCGCTGCCTCCCAGCCCCCTGCAAAGGAGGAGGAATCTTCCAGAGTCACCAATAAGGAGCTGGAGTCCCGCATCGATGAGCTAGAGTCTCTGCTTGTCCAGATGGCTAATACCATGGGCGTCTCTGTTCCGGAGACAGTTCCAGAGGGAGGGGAGGCTGCGCTCCCTCCAAGCGTCGCTAATCTGACACCGGACTCCCTAAGCGCACTTCCGCCCGCAGGCGAGATGCCCATGCCAGAGGCCCTTCCCCCTATGGCAGAACTGCCGCCCATGCCGGTCCCCACGGAGATGCCGCAGCAGCTAGAGGCCGCCGACCAAGATAACGCCCTTATTCAAGTACTGCGGGCCCTCGGCCAGTACGCGGAGTAGTCCAGATGAAGGATCCAATCAACCCATCACTAGTTACGACCCCGCTCGGCGCTGTCATCGGAGTCGCGCTAACCCGCAAGCTCGTGCCCGAGTCCGATAGGACCTTCAACAAGTATCTGATTGGAGGTGGCGTCGGAGCAGGCGTTGGTCTTGCAGCAGGGGAGCTCATGCAGGGAAGACGGAAGGGTATATCCAGCTTAGGTCAATATAAAGACTACGTTCTAGGCAACCCCACGTCAGATATCTCTAAGGAAGAGATAGATTTTATCAACTCCCAGAGAGGAATCCTACAGGGAGATATCGAGGGCAATGCTAAAAAAGCAAGGACTCGGGCACCTAATCTAAAGCACCGAAATGCGCTGATCGCTCGCCGCCAAGTGCTTACCGAAGCCGCCACGTCTGAAAAGGACCCTACTAGAAAGGCCAAGCTCATGTCTATAGCAAAACATCTTACAGGTAAGATAGACGGTAGGACTTGGAAGGATAGGGGGATAGAGGTAGGGCAGGCAGTGCCGTTCCTCGGCACCGTGTTTGGTAACATCATCGATAATAAGTTTAGATAACTCTATGCCCGCTGCCCGTACAACGCTAGGGAGGATACTCATAGACCAGGCGATCCCCGAGTCTATGCGAGAGCCCGGACGAGTCTTAAACAAGAAGACTTCGTCGGCGTTCTTCCAAGAGTTAGCAGAGAAGCACCCGGACGATTACGTGACGGTGCTGAAAAGACTCTCCGATATCTCCCGGGTAGTTGCGACTGAGTACGGAGGAACATCCTCGTTGCGGCTTACAGACCTTAGGCTGCCACCGAAGACAAAGGCATATCGTAAGCAGCTGCAAGAGAAGATACGGGCCATCTCTCAGAGCAACGCCTTGACTTCAGCGCAGAAGGACGAGCAGATCATGTCGACTATGCAGAAGGCTATGCCGACTATCCAGAAGACGCTACTAGCCGAACTGGAGACTCGTCCAAACGCATACGGGGAGATGGTGAAGCAAGGACTACGCGGATCACCGACCCAGCTCACGCAGCTCCTGTTCGGCGACATGTTAGTAGCAGACCACAGAGATCGCCCTGTACCTATCCCTGGAATGCACGGATACGGAGAAGGAGTGACTGGTCCGGAGTTCTGGGCAGGGTCGTACGCGTCGCGAAAAGGATACTGCTTGTCTCCCAACACTCTGGTGCGGATGGCGGACACGTCTGTTAAGCGTATAGAGGACATAGGGCCCGGCGAATGGGTGCTCGGATCCGGCCCTGCCGGAGATACATTCCCAGTACAGGTTATCGACAGGCACTACAACGGCGTAAGAGTCGTCTACAGATACCACTTCGGTAGCGGAGCCTCCATATACATAGAGGCTACCCCGGATCACAAGATACTGGCGACCCGAGGCGGAGATATGAATCCAATCGGAGAGGCGACTCGCTGTAGAGTTAGCGACAAGACCCTTGTCTTAGATAAGGACGAGTGGACCAAAGCAGGATTCTTAAAGAAGCAGAGTGATCCGGAGCCCCTCGGTCTAACTCCTACGTACGACCTGGAAGTAGATCACCCCGATCATATGTTCGTACTAGCGAACGGCCTTATCGTCAGCAACTCAGACGTACAGTTCGCAACGGCCAAGACAGGATTTCTAGGTAAACAGCTCGCAGCTATGTCGCAGCACATTCGAGTTACCGGGAAGGACTGCGGGGCAGATGGGGTAGGTCTTATGGTAGATGGAGATGACCCCGAGATACTAGGATCAGTCATCTCTCGGGACACTGAAGGCATCTCCAGAAATACTGCCGTATCCCGTAAAGATCTCGCTACCCTGAGAGGCAAGCGAGTAATGATCCGGTCACTACTAACCTGCCAGATGCCGGAAGGCGTATGTCAGATGTGTTCCGGAAAACGAGATCAGAATAAGTTCCCGCCTATGGGAGCATACATAGGTATCGAGTCTGCTCGAGTATTATCAGAGCCAATGACCCAGCAGCTCGCGCTATCCGCCAAGCACTTAGGCGGAGTGGTAGGGGAGAACACGTCCAACGTGTCAGGGTTCGACGAGGTAAACCAATTCGTCCAGGTTCCTAAGACTTTCAAGGGAGGCGCAGTGCTGTCTAAACGAGACGGCAAGGTCACACGCATCGTAGACGCCCCTCAAGGAGGCAAGTACGTGTATATAGACGGAGAGCCAGAATACTCTCCAGGTACACGGAATATTACCGTAAAGGTGGGAGATGAGGTGACTTCTGGAGATGTGCTCACAGACGGCACTCCTAACCCTGCAGAGATCGCGCAGGCGAAAGGGCTAGGGGAAGGCCGCCGGTACTTCCAAGACAAGTTCTACGAGATCCTTACAAAAAACGGAGTATCCTCGCATAGACGTAATGTAGAGGTATTGTCCAGAGCATTCTTCGATAAAGTTAAAATCACACGACCGGAAGGCGTTATGGGATATGCTATATCCGACATTGTTCCATATACTCAGCTAGCTAGTGAGTACATTCCACGTAAGGATTCTAACCCTTTGCGCCCAAAGCGGGCGGTAGGTACGTACCTGGAGAAGCCTACCATGCATTACTCTATAGGTACTAAAGTAACGTCGAAGATTGCGAAAGATTTGGAAGATAACGGGGTAGAGACTATTGTTACTCATAAAGAGGGGCCCGGATTCGAGCCGCACGTGGTTAGAGCGATGGGTGTCCTCGGAAGCGATCCCGACTGGAAAGTACGATTATCCGGGTTTGGCCTTAAAAAGTCATTCCTAGAGGCAGCCCAGTTAGGATCCAGTAGCAAGCACGAGGGCACATCATATGTTCCTAAAGTGCTAGACCCGGTTAGGTTGTAAACACAGATTCAGTTTTATTAGTTCACGAAGTTAGGAGTGTAGAGGATACTTATTATGGCCGACGTCAGTTTTGAGCAGAAGTTTGGACAGCTAGCCGATTCCCAGATCAGCGAGAAGCTGCCGTCATTAGTCGAGCACCGCGTGGGATTCCAGGTAATCGACAAGACAGAGGACGACACGAAGGCGGTAGGCATTGCCGCGTTTGTAGTCAATAATCTCTGGCTATACATCCCGGTGTTTTTCATTAAGGGAGACATCAAAGGGCTAGACCTAATATACGTCAAGCAGAAGGACATCTTCGTGCCGGCTCTCGATAACTGGATCTCTTCTATAAAAGAGCAGGGCACGAAAGCGATAGGCCAAGCAGAGGAAGCTAGCGACCAGAATATAGATAAGGCCTCTCCGGAGAATACCCAGATACTGGATGAGGGCATGGTCACGTTAGGCAAGGAAGCATCCTTCGACGCCAACTCTATTATCGATCAGGACACTTGGCGTCGCATGACCGTAAAGATGGCCGCGCTCGATGCTACCAACTTCTCTCCAGTAGACCTGGCCCGGGATATCCCTAAGCTAGGTAAGTCGGCGTCTCACTCCTTCTTGGAGACCTTCCTCAACAGCACCGACTTCAGCAACTCTCTGTTCTCCTTCTACGACACAGGTCAGGTCGAAGTAATGGCCAAGCACGCTGCTTTCTGCGCCTCGACTCCGGATAAGCCCGAGAAGGACGACGTTGTCGTAATCTCCGATATGACTTCCAAGGAGGCGAAGGATCTTGCCGATCGGGAGAAGGAGCTGCTAGTCCGTAACGGTATCTATGTGAAGGACAATAGAACTAACCTGTCTAAGATCTTCCAAGAGGAGGTAGACAGTTCTGTCCTGCAGAACCCTACGTCCCCGGGCCTGTACGATGTCCTACTGTCGGACGGATCGTTTAAGACATTCATCATCTTTCTGCCTAATCACACCTCCGAGGCCTCCATTACCTCGCGCAGGTTCGCTCCTTCCTCTAATCGGCAGATATGTCTTGTCGATATAGACAACCCGAAGAGCTATACCAGTAAGTGCTCGTCCGACGTGTACTGTAAACCGGCCACCGGGGTAACGTCCGAAGAGATGGCAGGCATCCAAGGCGGCAAGAAGGCCTCCCGAACTATTCTGGCCGGGCTGGCGCGAGACACCGGGCTTCTATTTGTCCAGAGCCCTCAGAACTCTATCCTGACTCGTATCGTCAACCGTGAAGGCAATCCCGACGGATCATTCTCCGTCACAGTTAGCAACAGTACGGGATATACCGACGGTCACCAAGCATTCGCAGGGGATTCCTGCCCGAGTGTAGTCCGCGTAGAGTTCGTCGGCCCGGACGCCCAGCTCCGCCTAGAGACCGGCCGTCTGTTTGTTCCGGAAGGCACTCGGATCTTTACTCGCCGGTCGCTGTTCGACGGACGCACGCCGGCATATCCCAAGCAGCACACTCCTCGTGATGTGTCTCTAGGGAACTCCTCGACGGTCCTGCACCAGGTAATCCACAAGCAGGCCAATCTCCGTCACCTGCGTATCCATAGCTCCGGCTCTAACGCTCAGGTACTGTTCGGAGAGAGCTCCACAGGGCTAATCTCTAAAGAGGCTGCTATAAAACACCTCATCTGGAGGCACGGAATCGGAGGCGGCCAGGCCCTGCAGATGCTGAAGGAGGCTCACTCAGCTCCGAACTCCTGCAAAGGATACCTCATCAAACACGCCGCACCCTACGATACAGCTGCGTACGGGTATGCCGAGCCGCCGTGGATGGGAGGTCCTGCTACTTCTCAGGAAGAAGCAGTAACCGAAGAGACAGATTCCAGACAAGGAAAGGCACTTACCGCCCCGTCGGCATCCGACAATTCCCCTATTCTACCGGAGACGGTAATCGGACAGGCCACGCAGGCTGCCGAGCAGGGGATCAAGGAAGTGTTCGATGTCCGCGTCCTGCAGGGCCTTATCGATAAGGCCGATATCTCGGAGATCCGTAAGGATTATATCTCCGACATGGTCGTAGGCATGGATAAGGTGGGTCGCATGCTGTTCCTGTTCTACTGGCATAACGATGAGTTCGAGGCCCGTTACGGTAAGGATGACCTCACTAAGCTAGAGGACACACTCCTTAATGTCTTTAAGAAGACAGGAGATCTTATCCTCTTCCTCCGCGAGAAGACGTCATACAATCCCACATTCTCGGAAGACATCTTCGGCTCCCTCTCAGAGGACATTGCGGTATAATGCATCTGGTTCGGCACCAAGCCCAGATCCCCTCGTATCTCCGAGCACCGAACTGGCGGTGGACTATTGCCATGCGGTGCTTTGTCGACAGCTCCCTAGTCACTGCCGAGAAGGAGATACGAGAGGCCAGACGAGCTCTGGACACGCACTTGGTGACCGCATGTGAGTTCTACGGCAGCCGACAAGAGATCGTAGAGCGCAATCCAGAGTACATTGCCAAGTATCCGGCAATGCACGAGGCATTTATGATCCACCTCCACGCAGGCAATCAAGGAGGGTATCGGTGGCTCGTAGAGGCGATGCTGATGACAGACGCTACGAACAAAGAGATCGCTAACGAGTTCTGCCCGCTACACGGAGCCGAGACGATCGAGATGTACCGCAAAGTGTACTTCGATATTGACCACTACCGGGAACGCAAGGCTAATGTCCTATGCAGCATACTAGCGCAGTCTCTGGCTAAAACACATGCCGCCACCGATTGCGACTTTACGTGGAAGATTATTGCGTATACCCAAGGCTTCGATGCGTTCCGCGAGTTTGTTGCGTTCCGAGCCGGCGGGATGCTGCCGGATCCGATAAAGACTTGGTTCCGGGACGTAAGTTCCTTCCGACGATCTTACGGAGAGTTCAACCTCACGTCCAGTCTGCGAAACATGTATCGGCAGGACGCGTTAGCGGTCCTCGACCATGCGGACAGGCACTGGAGCATGCAGAACTCCGCTATGGCTAAAAACATCGCCGGCACCGGATCTCTCACAGAAGAGACTGGTCGCAGCGTGTTGGAGTCTCTCGAGCAGGCCTTGATGGATCCGAGCATCCCCGCCCTGGTAAAAGAGGCGAGAACATTTTACGAGCCGGGGATCTCTCCCCATTTTAAGCCTAATGCAGAACTCTCGAAACGAGTTTTAGATAAATAAAGAAGGTGTATGTTCCTATTATTAGGTACATATGTTCCACATTTGGAGAATACGTTACATGAAAATGCTCTCGCCTAGGGAAGAGAACGAATTAGTTAGTGCGATCGAGCAGTCCATAGGACTCACTCATAGTGGACTGTCCCCCAATGACGCTATAGCTAAGGTAGCCGCAGATAAGAAGTACGGCCCTGAGAAGATCAGCCGAATGGCGGAGGCCTTTAATAAATCGAAGTCGGTACACGTGTTTAAGGCGGCGTCCCAGGACGAGCGCGCCAATCCGTTCGAACTAGCCAATACGCAAGAGATCTTACGATCCATCTATACGCCTACCGAGAAGACGGCAGCCGTGTTCGCCCTACCTTCTTTTTCCAAGGACGCTCTATTCGAAGAGTCCCACAAGGCGCTGCGGCAGGCGGACGAAGCCGCTGCACTAGACATGTTTGCCAAGACGGCCTCCGACCACCTACAGACTGCGCCGTCCAGCAAGAAGGAACTCACAGCAGAAGAGGTAAGTACCTGCGACCGACTTCTAAAGCAGGCCTGTCTGGAGAAGACGGCCGTTACTAGTAAGCTGAAGGAGGAACTGCGCATGAAGATCCAGTTCCATAAAATGGCCTTCGAGCGAGCCCTTGACGAGGTGTGCGAGCACCTGGCTCCTCTAACTCCGCGAGGACTGCGCAAGGTAGCTCAGTATATTGTTAACGGGTACCCGACTACAGGTAAAGGGCTGCTGGACATCATCGAATACAAGGCTCGAGTAGACTTCCCAGAGATGACTAAGACCGCTAACTGCGTATGCTTCCCGACTCAAGAGCCTTACGTAACCATCAACCGTCTGTATACCGCGGCCGAGAACATGGCAAAGGCTGAGACCGAGATGGCCCTCTTTGTTGATAAAGAGGCAGCCAGCGGAGAATTCGGATCTAACTTCGCAGCTAATGCGCTGGCTAACTTCCTCGCAGGCGCGGGAGTGTCTTCTGATAAGATCGTGGACGCTATGTCGGCCCGGAAGCATGTAAAGACTGTTGAAGAAGAGCTGCTGGACGCGGACCAGTTCAACGAGATGAAGGGCCAGGAGGCCAAGAGGACATTCATCCTGCTGTCCTTGTATCACCCAGAGCTTAAGGCGTACGGACACGGGGAGCTTCTCAAGGCGTACAACGCAGCAGTAAGCACGGTCCCGGAGGCGTACAATAAGCCTGAGATCCTCAGCAGCCTTATGATCAAGAATATCCAGTCCTCCGGCCTTAAGGATCCCTTCGAGCTGAAGACCGAGGCCGATATCTCAAAAGGTCTTCGCGACCAACAGAGAGATCAAGCGTCAGACGAATTAGCACAGAAAGAACGCCTAGAAGCGCAGCGTCCAGAGAGACCCACTGCTCTACAGGGCTCGCTAGGCGTCAGGAATATTGCCGACTCGGCCGGTAGGGCGATAAAATCAAGTGCATCATTAGCAGCAGATGTGCTAACCTCGTCGGACAAGAAAGCCCCAGCTAAAATGCCTGCCCCCGCCCCTGCTAATAATACAGGCGCTCCCCCTAATATCATCTAGGATACAAGAGGCCCTCTCTATATGATCCCTAAGAGCATACTCCCTACAAGCTGGTTCCAGGACCACCCGGCGGCCCATCTCATAGATGTGCACAGCCGAGGGGTCGATAGGATGCAGATGTCGAAGATCGCCGCGTCGGAATACGTTATGCATATGGACATCAAGCCGGAGAAGGGTAAGAGCTTTGTGCATCTCATTACCACAGGTGCGGGAGAGTTCTACGGCCCTAACAACAATGCGGACTTCTTCAACGAGAAGGAAGGGACTATCACCGTCCCAGAGCATCACCGCACAGGCAGGGAATATCAGAAGAAGATCGACGGCGGCCTTACACAGTATCACAGCACGTTCAGCAAATACGGCGGAGTGTATAGGGAGCACCACAATTCCCGCAAAGGAGCTAAGTCGTTAGGAAGTATAGAGCTAGAGGCCTATAACCCGGCAATGCATAGAGGGGAACTAGTCGTCAAGCTGGATAACGATATATGGGCAGACTCGCTGAATAAACTGGCGTCCGATACTCCTGTCTTATTTTCAATGGGCTGCTTCCTATCCGGAACACTAGTCACAATGTCCGACATGTCTCAAGTTCCCATTCAAGACGTGGCCGTAGGCGACGAGGTTCGACTGCACACAGGTGAGAGCTCAAAAGTAGATGCTATTCGCTCATTATCGTATGATGACATCGAGATCTACACCATAAAGCCCACAGGAGGACTTCCCCTAGAATGCACCCCCAATCACCCGTTCTTGGTGGTACGTAGGGAAAAGGCCTTTAAGCGCGGCAGATTTATCTTGGATGGAGATGTAATTGACCGCGCTGAGTGGCTAGAGGCGTCGGAAATCTTAGAGGGAGATCTCCTACTGACTCCCCTATCAAGAACAGTAGCTCATCCTGCTTACGCAACGGAAGCTTTTGCCCGGCTTTGCGGATACTACTTGGCTGAGGGCTACGTGCTGTTCAATAAGGACGGCACCCCCTCAGGCATATGCTTTACGTGTCATGCGTCAGACACACTAAGAGAGCGCATAAACGACATATGCCGGGAGATAGGGACTAGAAACCCTCCAGTAGAGTCAAAAAGAAGAGACTGCGACCAAGCCTTCTCAATCAACTTGTTCGATGCAGACCTGGCTAAAACACTACTAATGCTATTTGGATCAGGGGCAAAAAATAAGTACATCCATCCTTCCGTATTCCAGTGGGTAGACGGAGCTTTGTGGGAACTGCTTGGAGGATATCATGAGGGAGACGGCGGGTACTATACCTCATCAGATGTTGACTCCGTTAGAGGCAATGCCTACTTCAGCACTTCCAGCAGAGAGCTGGCGATCCAGCTTCAGATTTTATTCCCTATGCTTGGACATCCTGTATCGATAAACAATATCAAGCACGTCACAAGCGCGTCAGCTAACACAGAGGATGGTTTCACATACGAATATCAGCTGTGGTGCAGCAGGGTGCTTACAGAGGCTCTACACGGCCTAAGCTCCAAGATTCCTGAGATTAAAGGAACAGCCAAAACTAGACGCACTAGGAGAATAGTCGGAGATCATATGCTGGTCCCAGTATCTAGCATTGACGTGACTGTTAGAAGCACAGACGTCTTTAACTTAGAGGTCGAATCGGAACACCACAGCTACTTGGCGAACGGCATATCTACCCACAACTGCGGCGTTCCTTTCGATATCTGCTCGGTATGTGGCAACGAGGCAAAGACACGCGCTAACTACTGCGAGCACCTCAAGTATAATAAGCTGGGGATCACTAAAGAAGGTCACCAGGTCTATGCGATCAATGATAAGCCCCATTTCCACGACATATCTAAAGTCCGTGTCCCGGCCGATAGGATAGCGTTCGCACTAGCCAAGGTAGCCAGCAACGGCGGGATAGACCCCACGGCAGATGACGCTACTAACATGTATCTTCCGCTATCCCTTATCAGCAAGGTCGGCTCAGAATCCGAGAAGAATAACGCCCATGCTCTGTCTAAGCTCGCAGAGATCGAAAAGAAGATCTTAGCAGAAGGACTCACCCCAGAAGAGTCAGATCTATCCTTAGCCTTCCCGGACGAAGAACTTCCCGAGGATATCATTAAGCGTCTAAAGGAATTCCCCCTGGAAGATGTACTCGGCTGCCTTGCTAATCATAAGATTTTACTGCCTCCGGAATCCTTTGCCCAGATAGTCACTAAGAAGGACAAAGATCAGATCCCAGGCATCGATAATATGTGCCCAGCTATGCGGGGCGCCTTTACTGAAGCCGAATGTGGAGCCCCCGATGCGGCGTGCTCCGCGTCCGGAGCTATATCGGATTCAAGTTATACTCCGCTTTCTCCTACCTATTGGAGAGAGTTGGAGGACTTGGCTAAAGATATAAAACCAAGTTTCTCAATTGAAGATGACCCGGTTCGTCGTAGGATAACCCTCGTAGTTATCCAAGGCGGTCCTCCGCAACACAAGCGGGCAAGTATGTTTGTTGAGCCGACAATGAGTGCTGAGTCAAGAGTTTTGTCGCATGAGTACGCGAAATATCAAATCTCACTACTGGCTGGCATCGGGGCAGACAAGTACGCACACCGCGTCGTAGTCCATAACCAAGCCAAATCCTAATTAGGAGACTCATCAAATGAGTAATCGCAGCATTCAGGACAGCCTGTCCTTGATCAACACGTTTTTGGAGCCCGTCCGGGCCCAAGCACAGAAAGAAGCATCCTTCAAAGACACGAAGGACGCCACGCCCCAAGAGCAGATGAAGGAGAAGGACCCTGCTGAATCGCAGACCAATCTCGGCGTCGAGCAGACACAAGCTGCTAATGACTCCGGCTCCACCGTCAGCTCCGCTCCCGACAATAAGGAAGGTGCCGGCAATACGTTCGCAGAGACCCAGGGCACGCAGACCCTTACTACCGACGATCCCGTCGAGCAGAAAGGCAATATCGGTCCCGTCAAGAAGACTGAGATCAACAGCGAGCAGAAAGTAGCTCGTGCCGAGAACCTCGGTAACGCTATTCTCGAAGTCCTCTTCAAGGCGGCCTCAGAGTCTGCCGAGGCTCCTGTCGAAAGCGTTAAAGCTCCGACCGCTCTCGATAAGATGGCCGCCCAGGCTGCCGAAGCTGCTCAAGAGTACTACGAAGGCTATCTCTACGGCATGCATAAGCGCGCCAAGGACCAGCAGGACCTCCAAGCAGCCTGTGCTGAGAACAAGATCGACCCCGCCCTTATCGAAAAGGCCGGCGGCATCTCCGGCATCCTCGACAAGGTCGCTATGGAATTCCCCGAAGCTATCCTCCCCGAAGAGGCCGCACTTCCCGCAGCCGCGGCTGAAATGGAAGACGGTGCTGCTGTCGAGGAAGAAGGCGGCGATGCGACCATCGATGCACTTGCTGATGCCCTCGACGAAGCCGGTGTAACTGCCGACGAACTCGCCCAGGCCGTAGAAGACGTACAGGCTCTGCAGGAAGCCGGGATTTCTCCCGACGAGCTGGCAGAGGTCATGTCCGAAGTCTTGGAAGAGTCCGGCGACGAAGCAGCAGCTCCCATCGCGGAATAGCGGGACATAGCATACGTATGCTAAATATCCCCCAGAACGGAGAGGACACCAGTATGATCTCACTCACTAAAGAAGCGGCCGCCGACATCGCCACGTATGTCTCGGATACGCAAAGCATTATCAAAGACCAGTCCGCCGAAATCCACGGCCTCCAGGAGAAGCTCGCCAGCGTTGAAGGCAAGTGCGCCTGCGGCAAGGATTACGACAAGTGCAGTATGTGCTCGGAAGACGGACAGGACAAACAGGCTAGCCTCGAGGACGGCGCTATAGAAAGCACCGTCGACAAGGTTATCCAAGCAGGATTTCTCAAAGAAGGCAGTCGCCAGCAGGCCTTGCAGGCTATTCAGGACGATGCCGCCAATTCGTTGCTTACCTTTTTGGATAAGCTCGCGGATCAGCGCATCAGCTCGGATAGTGCGGGCGCGGAGATGCCGAAATTGGGACACGCTGTACCGACAGGTCAGGCATCTGCCTCTGCGCAAGCGCGGGAGTCAGATCGGGCATTCGAGCAGTGTTTTGACAACCTCTCGGCAGGCTAATACCCAGCCGGGAAAAACACTAACCCTCAAATTTGGAGGAATTCAGGATGGCTCATATCACTCCTGGACAGAACTACGATCACCTCCTCACCCCGATCTCCGGCTACAATGGAATGCACGACCTGCAGTTCCAAGGTAATGGCGATTCGGCGGCGAATTGGAACCGTGGTTCTCTGCTGGGGCTGGATGCTGACGGGGAATTGATCCCCTTCGAAGATCTGGCCGGCACCCTCGGTGGACACGCTATGGCGTTGTTCGCTATCAATGCGAGTTATGACCTCGACGTTACAGGCGGTGGTGCCTGGGGCGCAGGGGCTAATTCTCTGTTTCGCGTAGACGCAGGTAACATCGCAGGCCAGACCTTGGCCAGCGATAACAGCACTGTGCTTACTAAGAAGGTCGGCACCCTCGTTGCTACCGGTGGCTTCGAACTCGTTACCACTGAGTTCAACACTGGTTCGACCTACAACGAGAACGATCCGCTCATCGGATACACTACCGTCGGCGGCGAGCCCACGGACAGTTACCCCGAAGGCTGGCTCGATGTCGGTACTATTCAGGCAGGCGGCGAGCTTGCCTTGGAAGAGAACATCGTTGGAGTAGTCTCCACTGGTGCGCGTACGGAAACGTACGGGCAAGACGTTCTCCAGTTCTGGCCGGTGTACCTGCCCGCACGAGCAGTCACCCCGTAACATAGGAGAATAGACATTATGTTGAATACAGAGACCAGTACCCGTAATCAGACGGTCATCGAATCCCTGGGTTCCTCGGATCCCTACGTGCAGAAGACCGCTCAGAATGGTGTGGACGACTACCTTCGCCTCAAAGCTCGCGAAGATGGTTTTGCTCGACGCATCCAGCCCCCAATCCCGGTTACCCCCGCCGATCTCGACCGTCAGGTCGATACCGTCAAGCCGGTTATTGTCAAGGATACTGAGCCGGACACACCTCCCGCCATTTCGGTGCCGTTTGGCAACGTCCCGATGAACCACTACATCGATGCTCCGCGCTACCGTGTGATGTTTGACCGCATCATGTCGGCTCGCTTCATCGCCGATGTGGCTAACCTCATGACCTATGACCTCGACATCCGTCAGGTGTTTAACGACCTTATGCTTAAGGACATCCTCGCAGAGGAAGACCGTAAGTACATGGCCGCAGTAAACACTGTAGTCGGTACGTTGGACGAGCAGAGCGCAGCTGCCAGTCCTCGCGTCACCGAAGTCGGTGCCATGGGTAACATCACTGTGGGCGCTATGTCCCGTGATTCTTTGGCTCTTGCCATGAAGGGTCTCCCAAGCACGACCCGTCACCTGACCGCGGCTACTGCCCTTGTCAACAACGTCACTATCCATGACATTGTTGCCCTGGACCGTACCGAGATCGGCGGCGACCTTGCTGAAGAGATGTTTCGCAATGGTTTCACCGAGCGTAAGATCATGGGCGTTCCCCATATCATCACGATCAAGACCGACCTCGTTCCTAACGACGTCATCTACTACTTCGCAGCGCCGAAGTTCTTGGGTGATTTCTACACGTTCGAGGACGTTACTTGCTCGACCAAGCATGAGAACTTCCTGTTCGAGATGTTCTGCTACGAGATGGTCGGAGCTACCATCAAGAACAGCGGTGCGGTCTGTCGCGCCGAGTTCATCACGGCTACCACCAACGGTTGGAATGACGTTACTGCGTAACATCACCTAACCTATCGGTGCAACCCCGGTCAATTAAGGGGGCTGGGGAGATTATCCTCAGCCCCCTTCTTTGTTCATATCTCATACCAACAGCTTTGGAGGCTAACTATCATGAGTAAGAATTTCGTACTACGTACCCGCATTAAGAACAACCTCTCTCACGATCGGTTCTTATACTGGATTGGAAAGCACGGTCGGTCACTTAAGTCCGGCGAAGAGATCGAGGTCGACGGGGCATATCCGTCAGAGGTGACGCACAAGCGGTATAAGCCGCTCTGCATCGAAGACATCAAGCGAGGCGCTGTAGAGGTCACCCTTATCACGGATCTCCCGGTCGCTAAGCCCTCGAGCGCGGCCGCCAAGCCAAAGAAGGCTCCGGCAACTACCGAGTCCTCCGCCACAGATGTAGATGTTACGTCAGGCGCTACTAACACAGATACTCGTTTCGGCACAGGCACTGCGGAGGACTTCCTTCCCCGCAAGGTCACGCTCCCCGGACACGATGTAGATGTCCCCAACGGTCCCCCGGTCACACAGAAGATGTTCGAGACCGATACCACCCTTACCCACAAAGAAGCTGCGGACATTACCCCTTCTAAGGAGCCGAAGGCCAAGCTAGAGACTCCCGCCACAGAGGTAACTACTGCTCCAAAGCGGACACGCAAAAAGCCTACCACCACGGCTGCAAAGAAAGCCCCAGCTGCGAAGAAAGCCCCCGCTGCGAAGAAAGCCGAATAGAGGGTAGGACCAACTTAGAGAGGAGAGGCCATGTCGTTGAGCAAATTTAAGAGGCAGATAGTCTCGTTCTTGGGCAACATACAGATATGGCCTGCTCCTCCCTTTCTCTCCTTCTCCTCTACGTCGTATAAGCTTAGCGGTAGAATGCTTCGAGTATTCTCCGATACGATTGAGCCAGGAGATGTCGTACTCCGTCGATACGATCGGTATCTAACCTCGCTCCTAATTCCAGGCTACTACAGCCACGTAGGGCTAGCTGTGTCTAAGACAAAGGTAGTACATGCCATAGGGGGTAAAGGAGTAATCGAAGAAGATATCCTCCAGTTCCTACGAACAGACCACGCCTGTATACTCAGGCCAAAGGCCTCCCAGCAGACTAAGTACAAGGCAGCCGCATTCGCCATAGATAAGCTAGGCATGCCGTACGATATACTCTTCTCTGCTAAATCAGAGGACGTCCTATACTGCACGGAGCTCATACTCCGCAGCTACGGCACTATAATCCCAGTAGATATTTCTTGTAATGATAGGGTACGTCCGGACGATTTATTCCACCTACCCTGTTTCACCCCGATACTATCACCCTCAGATCCTAGGAGCCCGACAAAAGATGAGCCTCGACAAAGTTAGCCCGTTCCCCGCCATTTTAGGCATCTTCCTCGTAGCAGCCGCGTGCGAGCACATAGAGCCGTCCTCGAGTTCCACGCCGCCGTCCCCAGGTCCCGCTCTAGGTAAGGCGGCCGGAATAGCCAGTACTGCCGGCCAAGGGATCGACAGCTCTGCCTCTAAGATTACAACATCCGCCCACTCTGTTAAGTCCCATGCCGAGACGGTCGGGATAAAGGCGCCTGCGTCCGCTAAGAAGGATCTGACGGAACACCTTACAGCGATTAAGGCAGAGGCGGATAACATTCTAGGAGAGGCGGAGACTATCCGGGCTGCCGGGATAGACGTGTCCAAACTGGCCGTATCTCTCCAGGGACTGGCCTTAAATGTCCAGACACTCACAGACAGGGCCGTTTCTCTAGAGGACCGCATCGCTGCGGGAGAGGAAGAGAAGGCGGCGCTGCAGGATCAGCTAGAGCAGGCGCAGTCCGATCGCAACGCAGCTCTACGGAAAGCGATGCTGTATATGGTACTGGCCGGATCGATCATCATTGCCATATGCGTAACGCTCTTCTTTACCGGCAATCCTAAAGCTATCGGAGGCGCGATAGCGGGTATCGTGCTCATATCAGTCGCCATGGCAGTTATGGCTGTGACTAAATACATGTGGCTATTCGGGATAGTCGGCAGCATAGGCGCGCTAATCGTACTGGCAGTCATGATCTATCATATCGTGGATTATATACGCCACAAGCGGGGGTTACAGGAGGTCGTAGAGACCGGCGAGTACGCCAAGGCTGAGATGCCCGAAGACCTTAGATCCAAGGTATACGGACCTGAGGGCGAGAAAGGACGAGCCGGTCAACTGCAGAGTAAGGCCACAGAACAGCTCGTAAAGAGAATAAAGACTAAATTGAGGACTCCGTAGAGACATGCCTTTTGCCGACATCTGCCTAGGGGATAGAGAATCCTGCCCCAACGAGTGGCCAGTCCTATCCCTCACCCAGGACGCTCTAAGCGAATACACAGTCACCATCCGGGACGCGCAGGGTCTGCCTATTCCTCTAGAGGAGTACTCGGTGTGCCTTGTTGCTAAGGATGCCTTCGGGTCAAACCAGGTCTACCTGAACGTAGAGGGAATTGTAGACGCGGAGGAAGGCACGGCGGCCTTCTCCATACCGTGCTCCTCTCTTACACGGGCAGGCCTATTCCTAGGTGAGCTTGTCCTATTCATCCCGGATCCGGAAAGCGGCAGCTCATCTTCAGTAGAGGATACAACCTCCACCAGATTCTGCGCAACGGATGTGCGGTACCGCCTGCCTTGCTATGTAGAGGTAATCCCCAATCTGGCTAACAATACGTACTGGGCGAGCTGCTCCGGCCCGCTCACTATAGCAGAGATCCGACTAGCTATACGAGACAAGTGCGTAGAGGACAACTTCCTATTGGATAACGTAGAGTTCTCCGACACAGAGATCGCATGGGCCATACGCCGGCCGGTCGAATACTGGAACGAACAGCCTCCCCCTCTGCGGCCGTGCTATACACCTGCGAACTTCCCTTATCGATATAACTGGACGGTAGGGGTAATCGGAGAGCTCCTCCGCATAGCCGGACCGCATTACGAAAGGAACCGCCTACGATACTCCGCAGGCGGACTCAGTGTGGACGATAAGGACAAGGCAAACTTCTACACGAACCTGGGAGATCGGTACATCCAGGAGTACCGAGAGTGGGTACAGCAGAAGAAGTATTCCATAAACGTAGGCAACGCCTTCGGCAGTACCGATATAGCTTCATTCGGCAACGGGCTAATCCAAGACAGAGGGTTATCTTACTAGAGAGATAGTTCTATCTCCTATACGAGACAATAAGGTATGTCTAAGCCCGCTAAGATATTCGCATTCAGTAGAGTAGAGGCGTACGTCACTCCTTCGGACGAGACTATCGTAGAGTGGGAGCTCAACCCCATGTTCGAGTTCTCCGGAACACGCCCGCTTGTGTTTTATGTAGAGTGGAGCAGAGCAGGCGGAGAATGGGAGCGTATCAACAAGGACTTCGCAATCTGCAACGCCTGTCTGTACTTGGACGAGGATAGGCGCCGATGCGGCTACAAGAGCGACATCTTCTACCGTGTCATCGCATTCGACGGAGACAGGGAGTACGCATCTAAGCCGGCCGCCACTCTAGGGGACATCCCGTTACGAGATAAGCGCCTATCCCGGGACATCGTACGTAAAGAGTATCTTCGAATGGTTAAGACCTCCGCAGGTAGCCTAGGATACCTGCTGAAGCGGAGATGGTGCGGAGCGAAGTGCACATCCTGTGTAGATTACGACATAGACGAGCCCGTATCGTCCGTATGCGGCACATGCTACGGAACAGGCCTGCAGAAGGGATACTACGACGCCATACCTTATTGGGTCGACCTCTCAGGGGGAGGGAGCACGTTAGATGTAAAAGAGGGATTCTCCCTAGAGGATAACCAGAGCTACCAAGCCCGGTGTATAGCCTATCCTCGATTGGATACCTACGACATATGGGTCCACGGCTCTTCTAATAAGAGATTTGTGGTTCGCGGTATACGGGTCGCGACGTATGTTAGATTTGTTCCGCTCGTGTATTACCCTACAGATTTCCGGTTACTCCCTCGAACAGACATAGCATATACGATTCCACTCGATCAGTCAGACGAGGACGTCCAAAAAGGAGAAATAGATCCTTCATTGGGATGGCGACAGGGCATCGCATACGACGAAGTATTTTAACTCACAAACCCCCTCATATCATATGTTATCCCCAGCAGAGAAGCTACTACAGTCCGTATACCCCAAATCCGCCTCACCCGACATGTCCCAGAAGATCGCTAAGGTGAACTTACAGCCCGTCATTGACATTCTACGGAGAGTAGTCCAAAAACCGCCCCAACCTGCCCCTAATACGTGGACATTTAGCCCGAAACGCATCGCCATTACTACCGGCGTGCTCGGCACCGGCGCGCTCGGCACAGGGGGAGCGGGATACAACTACTTCACATCCTTAGACAGGGCCGAGGAAGAACCTCTAGACTTCTCCGATAAAGAGGAGGCAGAGGATCAGGCCGCCTCTACGGCCGCATACGCCGCTACCGGGGGCCTAGGCACTGGCCTTGTGTCTGTACTATACGGCAAGTTAGCCGACAAGCCCGATCTGCAGAGAGATCTAATTTCAACACTATCCGGAGCCGCTGTAGGCGCAGCTGTCGGGATGTCTAACCAGGAGAACGCATAGAATGCACCCCACTAACGATCTAAGTATATTTTTCAAGAACGCCACTACCCCGGTGCTAAACCTGGCCACGGCCCAGCTGCACGCTCGCGGGGCACGCGCCCAACCTACGAGGGTCCCGGCTATGCAGACCCCCACGTTGAGCGGCGCTGCCAGCGACCGTGTCCTCAGGCGGCGAGTCGTGGCAACTGGGAGCTCGAGAAATAAGGTTGGATTGGCGGTAAAGATACTTGCTGCCTTGGGTTTAGCGGGAGGAGCTGGAGTTGGAGGCAGCGCGTTGATAGCTAACCACAGCTCCGAAGATAAGCCCGAAGATAAGCCCGAAGCTACGCCAGCACCTAGCCCGGCAGCTACTCCCGCTAAACCCGACGAGAAAGATCCTGTGATGTACGGCGCAGGAGGCGCGGCCCTGGCTGGAGCTAGTTCTGCGGCATGGGGAAAGATGTCAGGACAGCCCGACCTAGCTAGAGATCTTATCTTTGCTCTAGGCGGAGGCGCGATCGGCGCAGGATATGCGGCCAGCGCGAACAATAATAATGCATAAGACATCTTCATACTGCGCCGGGTCTCGTACAGGCTATATGCTAGAGAAAGAGGCGTGGGCGATAGCTCCGGTTCTCAAGTTTCTGCTATACACCGCGGGCTGGGTCGGAGGGAGTCACTTGGCAAGCCGAGGAGACGTCAATCTGCAGACCAAGCAGCATCAAGAAGGGCTGAAGGCATTGGAGAAGACACGGGCCGCTACCCGCGAACAGGCGGAGCAGGCACGAAAGCTAAGATATACAGGAACCGCCGCGCTAGGCGGGGCAGCCGTAGGCGGACTGGGGTCTGCGCTATGGGGAAAGATAAAGAAAGACCCCTCTATAGGTCGAGATTTATTGTCCACTATAGCCGGGGCCGGAGTAGCGGTCGCCGCACAAGAACTGTCTACCCGATCAAATAAGAAATAGAATACGTATTCTAAATGCCCAACTCCTTTCCAGAACCGTGCTGGGGTATCCCGCAAGAGGCGTGTGAACAGCCGAGTGCGTTCGCTACGGCGGGCCCTAATCCGTTTATGCTATCGGGAGTGTTTCAACGGCTGCTGCAGTACCACTTCTCATCGGCAGACAATATCGAAGAGCCTCTTCTTAAGGGATATCTATGGACGCCTAGTACGCAGTGCTGCGACATATCTGAGACAGCAGAAGGATCGTCGTACGACTACGAGCCTAGCCGAATCCTGATAAAACCCTCATGGAGCTCTCTAGGGCCTGAGGTGCAGCAGCTACCTACGCTGCTCATCAAACGTAAGTCTTTTCGATCCAACTCGGTGGCCTTGCGTAATCAATCTGCGATAGGTATGTCCGACGGATGGCGCGAGGGAGAGAGGCACCATATGGCCATCACAGGCGGCCACAACATTGTCTGCAAAGGAGGAACCGGGGCGGAGGCAGAGCTGCTCGGACAAGAAGTATTTTTCCGGATGCTCCACTTTCAGCAGGTAATAAAGAGAGATTTCCACTTAGGGAGCTTACTAACACAAAGCGTAAGCGAACTAAGAACCCGTAACGACGAATCGAAGACTTCATTTTACACAGTTGTTAATCTCGATTGGTCGTATATGTATAATTGGTTGGTGATTCCAGAATCGCCAATTGTTAAACGAGTAGCTATTCACCAGACAACCTTCAACTAATATCAGAGGAGATACTTAGACATGGCATACTTAGAGCCTAGAAGACAAATCTTCCAGGAATTTGAGCAGGCCCAAGCTCAGGGGGCGCTTCCTCTGTACGCAGCATGCGTTGGTCCGCTCTATTCCTTGCACCGTTCAGATGTAGACGACGAACGAGCCGAGCTCGGGGAGTACTTGGACACCGAGTCCAGTACCGTATATAACTGGCCCGACACCGTCCCCGGCGGAGTCGTAGACCTGGATGACGCGTCCGTTCTATTGGAGGATACGCTGCTTAAGTATTACGGCGATAGCTCTAACGCGGAACTCACCGAGACTGCGGGCAATAAGATCACGTCGGATAGCCTCGTCTTTAAGACCGGTAACGACACAGATCGCTCTACGGTCTTCGGCGACCGAGATGTACAGGTCGGCGACTGGGCTCGCCTCCGCTGGTTCCCCGAGACAGAAGGCGCCTCCAGCGCGTTCGACGGCGGAGCACAGCAGGAACTGATCACTCAGGTATCCGGCTTCGTCGCAGAGGAGATCGCAGGCTCTGTAGTCCCTGTCGCAGATCCTTATCGCGACAATGGGTTCGCCTACGACAGTCTCTCGATCACCAACACAGTGGTTCCCACCACTACCGTGCCCACTAAGTACACGTTCGCAGCAGATGCGACGCTGTATAGCGGTCTGGTAGATGGCTGGCCTCGCGATATCTACACGATCCGCGTCCTCAACGTAGGGACAGGCGGCACGGGCGGCCTGGATGGCACTACTCTTCGTATTAGCTCCCAAGGCGGAGACACCACTACCGACATTATCCTCGGTACGGATGTCGTGTACAACGGCTCGGAGTACGACACAGCGCTCGGCACTCGCGGCGCTACGTTTACGATCGAAGATTCCGGCGCAGGCTCTGTCTCGCTTAACGATAGCTGGCAGGTAGAGATCTCCCAGGCATATCTGCAGGTAGATGTTGCAGACACCGCCGATCTGGAAGTTACTGCTACGCCTAGCTACTCTGGAGATACCAACACTAAGTACATCATCACCGTCACTCAGGGCGGAACGCTGGACCCGGCCTCGGCCACAGCGGGCGATGTCATCGTGTCCTTCATTACCAGTAACGGAGCAGACATCGCAGGCACCCTTACTGTGCCGGCATCAGACTTCGCTATAGACACATCCGTGTCCTATCCTATCGGCAATAACAATGTCGAACTGATCTTCAAGAAGGGTACGCAGTTCAATACGGCAGGCGTGTTCTCCTTCTCTATGGCGGCTGCCTCGGAAGGTGCGTTCCGCACGCTCGTACTCCGCGATCCGGTAGACCACGTAATCGCAGGTGATATCGATCTGGAATTGTTCGATAAGGTCGATGTAGACTTCCCGTCCACATACTCGACCCTCACTGAAGATACAGTTACTATCGACGGATCGGCGCAAGTTACCTCCGACATCCTCGGCACAGATGCTCTGTATAGTGTTATCGGAGGCACGCTTGTCGTAGACTTCCGTGAACTCCGCACGGACATCTGCGGACAGGTAGGCTTTGCGGACTCCGATTCGCAGAGAGAGACTATCCTCGGACCAGTCAGTCCCCGGAATCCTCTCAGCAAGGCAGTATCGCATGCTATCCAGGAAGGGCAGATCGGCGTCTACTACGTCCCGGTATGCTCCGACGATCTGACCGGGTATAACGAAGCGCTCGACGTACTCACCGAGAACGACGAGGTCTACAGCATCGTCCCGCTCACTAACGATCCGGACATCCATCAAGCAGTTAAGACGCACGTCCTAGACCGCAGCTCGGAAGTTAACAATCAGTGGCGCATCGGCTGGATCCCCAATACCGTATCGCAGCTTACGGACGTCTATACAGAACTCGCCAGCGAGGACGACATCGAAGCTACTGTCGATCTGTTCCCAGTCAATACCTACCGGGAAGTGAACGCAACAGGCGCTCTGTTCGAGACCAACGATGTTCGCCCAGGCGATCTGCTTCGCATCAACTTCAGCACAGATGCAGAAGGCGTTACGACCTACGACGAGTATACGGTAGACCGGGTTAACTCCGAGTCTCAGCTCATCCTCGTAGAAGATGTCGGAAGCCCGGTCGCAGTCGCGCTGAAGATCGAGATCTGGCGCAATCAGAGTGCCGCAGAGTACGCCGCAGCCCTTGCTGCTCGTGCCGCGCAGTTCGACACTCGACGCATCAATCTGGTGTACATCGATAATCCGGTAGAGTCCGACGGCACTGCCTCGGAGATCTTCTACGTTGCGGCAGGCCTCGCTGGCCAGCGCGCAGGCATCCCGCCTCACGCTCCGCAGTCCCAGCTCAACGTATCGTCTGCTCTATCAGATCCAGCGGTTAAGTTTAGCAGAGCGGATCTCAACACCATCGCAGGCGGTGGAGTATGGATCGTACAGAAGGACTTCTCCGGCCGTATCTTTACGCGGCATCAGGTCACTTCGGTTATCGATTATGCGAACTTCAACGAGAGGGAAAGCTCGAAGACGACTAACCTCGACCACATCTGCCGGGACTTCCTCGATGCTACATCGGACCTGTTCGGACAAGGCAACATCAGTCCGGCCATGCTGGAACTGTTGTCGTCCCGCCTGAGCGCTACGATCAGTTCTATTACGAACAGATCGTACTCCAACAAGCTTGGACCCCAGATGCTTGCCGCAACAGTCACCAAGCTCGAACGGAATGCTGTTCTTCGCGATACAGTCGATGTAGAAGTCGATCCGGATATGCCGGACCCTCTGAACAACTTGCCTATCACTTTTAGAGTCAGCTAGTAGGAGGATATTAAAATGGCACAAGATGTATTTGGAATCGATAGGAATATAGGCCAAGCGTGGAACTTGGACGGTGCGGTTATATCCTTCGGGGACCGTGGACAGAGCGCGTCGCTCGATGACCTGATCATAACGTCCGTGAACCTGGCATATCGTCGGTCTACGTCACAAATTACCCCGCTCAACAGCCCGCTTACCCATATCATCTCGGGAGAGTCTAACGGCACTCTCAGCTTGGGTACGATCATCGGTCCGCAAGGAACTATTAAGAACTTCCTCGAGGACTTCGGTAAGATCTGCGGGTTCGAGAAGCGTGTTATCGTCCTGAAGCCTACCGGCCCGGGAACGTATACCGACGCGAACGGTAACTGTACGGCGACTGAGAGGTCCAACTCGCAGAGCTTTGTATGCGAAGGGTGCCTTATCAACAACTTCGGTATGACCGTCAGCAACGGAGGGGGTGGCATTACTGTCGTTAACGCCAATGTCACCCTCCAGGTGCTTAAACTGACCGTGGACTCTAACTCTCGCTAGAGTCCGAGAGGGCAGAGGCCCTTGCATATTGTGCATGTCCTTGTACTCTGTTCCTGCATAGAAGACTTAGCTTGCGGTTTTCATAGGAGGATAGGAGTACGATGCAGGAAGGACAGATATCCCTACATATAGGGCGCGTAATAGTTGCAGGGGCCTACGCCAACCACTATTTCGTTGAGATAGAGGGCCAATCAATAACCGCAGCGGCCTTAGAGACAGGAAGCTCTCGTCGCGGCGGCCACACTAGCGGCACATGTTACTCCCCGGGCGGAGTAGTGCTGATAGCTAAACTGCGCGAGGCCTCGGCCTTAGCACAGTACTTCCTCTCCCCTAACCTTATTATCGGCTCGTTCGACGTTTTCCCCAAGCAGGAAGGCAGTGTGTTCTCCGGACTATCGATACAGGAGGGGTCCCTCGCAGGCGTGGAGAATAACGCTGCATATAGGGAGGTCGTGAAGACTTCCGGACCCTCCTCAGACCTTAGACAAAGCAGGTCTAGTAATAGATTCACAGATGCCCAGCCCGGCGATTGGTATAAGTCGACAGCTTTGGGCGGCATCTTCCTCTTATCGGAGTTCATGTGCAAGGCGGGAATAGCTCCGGATTGCGCCATTACCTTCAGCGGAATAGACTCCCAAGCAGACCTCACCGCCAGGAACTATGTTCAGGATCACCTGTCCTACCTACGGGAGTCAATACATCGAGGAGACGTTGCCACAGACGTCGAGCAGTACGCCCTATCGATCTTAGAGGCTATAGGCGGACAAAGTGCCTTGCAAGAGTACGAGAACGAGGACGGCACTACGTCTATCGTCCCAGCTACTGAGAACGCTACAGGGCTGTTCCGGCACCAGGCGTTCCGTGGAGGTGCATCGGAAGGTGTCTACGATACCATGCGTACAGACTTCAGCGAAGGCGGCCCATATACCTTCGGAGAAGAGACGTATCCGGGAACATTATCTGTCCTACAGCGAATGGACGGCATATACCGAGTCCGGGCGGCAAAGGAGATAAAGCTAGAGAAGACTTATGCAATCGTATCTCCTTGGAAGAAGGAGGACATTGCATGCGCAGCGCCGGCAGAAGGCAACGACTTCCCTGCAGAATACTCCGATCTATCCGACGCAGAGCGTCTGAGAGAGGCGTTCGGTCTGTCTAGCATTGACGAGGTGTACAGACTGATGCCTCTCATGCACGACGAGTTCGCGACCTATGAAGAGGCTACTACCTACTTCCAGGGCCTTCGGAAAGACGACGGAATCTGGCACTTCCCCACCATAGAGGAGGTAAGAGAGGCCGTATTCCCGGGAGAATCTACCACAAAAGTACGCCCGCTAGAGTCCCAGGAGAGCGAATACACAATCGCAGACCTAGTGTCGGAAGATAAGGAGATCTACCCGGGCAGGAAGGTGAAGCTATTCAAGAACAGCTCCGTATTCCTTATGTCGGATGACGGGGGACTAGTGCTGGGGGACGGATACGGAGGCGAGATCCGTATGAACCGAGGTAGGGTAACGATAGCCTCTATCGGAGACGTCGAGATACTTCCCGGAAGAGATTTGATAGAGCAGGTTCCCGGAAATCGCATCAACAGAACCAAGGGCCGGGTAGAGGTATCCTCTACAGAAGGATCTATTGCCATAAAGGCAGAGGGGAACCTACAGATGCTATCCGGTGGTAGTTCGGGGGGAATGTTGACTCTAGAAAATAGATCCGAGCAGGGCTCTCTCAACGACATCGACGAACAGGCCTTAAACGAAGGGCTGCCGTTCGGATCCGGTATACAGCTTAAGGCTCCAAGCTCAGGAGTGTCTATCCTCGGCAGCCACATATACGGATCCGGGTACTCCTCGGACGTAGACGGAGAAGGTAGCGATAGAGGGGTAGAGTCGGATACGACTACCTGCGATATCCTATTCGACTCGGGCAATGGCAGCACCACTCTCCGAGGCCAAAATCTCTTCATGTCCTACGCCCAGTCGGCCTCCCTCACTATGTTGGAGAGCGCCACAGGTATATTCATGCGAGATAACTCCATCCTATCTATATCCAGAGGACCTATCAGTGTAGTTACTCCGCTCCTCACAGTCGACAAGGCCGGTGGAGCTATAAACAATCCGGCCCTCGAGGCCTCCGGCGTAGCCGATAAGGTTTCAGACCTCCCAAGAGAAGATCCTCGAGTAGAGATCAACGGAGATATAGGCCTGCGAGGCTCTGTGTTAGCTAAAGGACAGATTCTATCCGAGAAGAGCGTCGTATCGAACGACGGGGCTAACGTAGATCCGATCACTATAGGAAGACGCATCTCGATAGAGCTCGCGGTACCCGAAGCAGGCAACATCGAAGAGTACGAGGACGTTACGTCACTGTTTACTACATCCTTGCGGCTACTGTACGAGGACTTTATCAATAAGGGACTCGCTACGCAAAAAGGACAGCGATCCTCCTCATTTGCCTTTCCGAGCAGTGGATCTGCCGTATACGGCGCGAGCTCCTTCTCTCTGGTAGCCCCTAAGTGGCAGACCATCCTAGATACAGAGAATACTTGGCAGGAGCAGGCAGTCGTGCACGCCGTTATAGGTGAGACCTATCCCTATCCAGGAAAGGAGAGATTCGATGCACCGGATGCGCTCCTTGTACAGAGCGATGACGGCAGTATAGTGCCTAAAGCCTTGTCCGAATACAAGGTAAACAAGTAGACCACACATTACCCAGACCCGGAGACATCATGCCCCCAGACGAAGTCACAAAGGACGTCCCAGAGGAAGTCCCAGACAAGATTGCTGCTAAATGCCCTCGCTGCCAGCATAAATTAGAGGGCGAAGAAGTCATCGCACCTACCGAGGCCGAGAAGAAGGAGTACGTACGAGCCCTCTTATCCGGAAAGGTGTTCTCCAAGACGTACGGACTATTCGACGGACAGCTCAGTTTACGGTTCGATATGCTTACGTCCGACGAAGCGCAGCAGATGAAGACGGCGCTCGTAGCCGTAGAGTCCGACGACCAGGTTGCAGTGATTACCCAAAGCATTAAGATTAAGTGCTTATACTATTGCCGGGAGTTCAACGGCACGAAGTTCGAACTGGACTTCGATCCTAAAGAGTGGGAAGTCGAGCACAATAAACGATTCGGAAGCCTGGGGGAAGATATCCCGGTCATCGTTACGCGGGTGCTCATGGAGTTCCTTCGTCTCGCAGAGGCCCTCCCTTCAGCAGGAATGGACGCATCTTTCTGGAAGGGCGCTGGGCTCGCCTAACGGTTAGCGCCTTCTACGACAGAGCCTTAGACCTCTCGACTATATCGAGAGACGATCCTGAAAGTCTAGTGCGAGAGGCTCTCGTGCTGGAGGAAGCCGAGCGACGACGGGTAGTGGAGTCCCTCCATATCCGGTCCTCGGCTGTAGGTGCTATGCCTATAATTCAGGAACAGAAGTTTGAAAACCTACAATCGGTTTTAACTAAGATGACTGCCGTCCAGTTCCCGTGGATATCGCAAGACCCGGAGGACAGTCCCAGCCAAGCCGAGATATCTCCAGAAATACAGAACCTTATCGACAATTTCGACGAGATTGTGCACGCGGTCACCGGAAAACCCCTTAAGGATACAGAGTAGACTAAAGTATGCCTCCACAAGAAGACTATTCAGGTGTAAGCGAGATGGAGATCCTTCTCCAGAAGCTCAGCCAGATCTTCGGAGACTCCGGAATAGCAGCCCAGATCGTGCAGGCGTTCACTCCTAAGCTCGAGCAGTATCTAGGGGCCAGCGCAAGGTTCGGGGGAAATAACTCAAATCCGTACGCCTTCGGCGCGCAGGGGATGTTCGCACCAACTGATGTCGGATCCGAGTTTTTCATCCAAGCCCAGCGCGACGTCATACAGACAGTATACGAAGACGCCAATATAGAGCTAAACAAAGCCCGGGAAAAATTCACAAGCCAGGCTGCGTCGTACATGTTCGGAGGACCTTCGGCTACCGGATCCAATGCGTTCGGACTACTTGCCGGAGCAGGGTTCGCTCGACTGCAGACCGATCAACTACTGGCCGGCATCGGCAGCGGCGGTAGATATATGGGCATTATGGCCGGATTCGGAGGCGCCGACGACGATCGTTTAGGCATTGCCCGAAACATGGCCACGGGCTTAGCTGCAGATTTCCCCGCGAACATATCAGCGTACGGAGGCATGAGGGGCCGAGACGTAGGGATCGTATACTCCGAACTAGCGCGCACGGGCGGGTTCTCCGACATACTGTCAGGAGACGATAGTGCGGAGGACATAAAAGCAAAGACAGTCGCGCTAGTGCAGAAGACCTCCCAGTCTATCTCGGAATTCCGGTCTGTATTCCAGGGATCTGTCACGCAGGTTATGGACAGTGTGAACTCGCTACTGGGTACAGACGTTGCAGCGACCTTCGACGACGCAGGCAGATCCTTAGCGCAGAGGCTGGGGACCACGGGATTTGTTACCAGCACTTCCCCTTCTCAGCTTCAGGCGGCTATGGCAGAGTCGGCGGGCCTGTCTAATAGAGCCGGACTAGGGTCTCTCAACTCAGCGTCGGCTGCCATGCTCTTCGCAGAGCAAGAGGCCGTTGGACGTGTTACGGGCACCAATAAGTTCATAAACTCTTCGCAGTATCGCCGGACCCTTTTGAAGCAGACCACCGGAGCTATGTATAGCGACTTCGCTAGAGATATCTCCGGGGCATACGCCATAGACGAAGAACAAAAAGCGATAATACAGGCGGGAGTAGCCAACGGAGAAATACGCAGCTTATCAGATATCGCCGAAGTTACCGGACTGTCTGCCGAAGATATCCGAGCTGCCGGATTCTCCCAGGAAGCAGCAACTCTGAGGGCTGAAGACGGCGTAGGAGGATTGGAGGCCATGCGCGGAGGGATTGCCGCGCTGGACGATACTCGACGTAACTACCTTACTCGTGTGTACGGGGCAGAAGCAGTTTCCGGCATAACAGGCCCTATGACTATGTCCAACATCGCAGAAGGCCTAGGGCTAGACGTAGCGGGACGAGGAGCTCTGCGGCGAGCATTCGGAGTACAGGCCAGAGCTATGGGATTCCAAGGAGCAGAGGCTCTGGATAAATACGCCTCGTCTATTCGCAACGACGCTGAGCTGGGTAGGATACGGGACAGCATCCAAGAGCAGACCGAGTTCAAAGATGCAGTGTCCGGTAAAGGAAAGGCATTTGGACTAGGGGCGATCATAGAGATGGCTCAGAGCGGTGATCTAGCAAATAGCGATAAGAATATCTACCGCCTCCTAACCGGCAACGCGGATCTAGAAGGAGGCGATTTCAAGAACTATTTCAGCGGACTCGAGGGCCTACAAAAAGGAGGCGGCTTAGCGGCAGACTCTGCATCTTTAGCGGCAAGCGCCTTGGTTACTAATAAGATTGCCGGAAACAGAATGACTGCCGACCAACAACTAGCTGCTAGAGCTATCTTCTCCGCAGAAACACTAGAAGATCAGCAGTCCGCCGCCCGGGCATTCGCGGCTAAAGTCTCGGCACCCGGAGAATTAAACAAAAGTATGATAGAGGCGCTGACAGAGTCGGAAGGAGGACTGAACGGCGTCTCTATCAGCGATAAGCAGGACGCTGCAAAATACTTAGCGCTTGGGGCGATAGGGTCTTTAGATAAAGACTCGTTCGAAATAGCCGGACTAGACGATGATCAAGAAGCCAGCTTCTTCGAAACAGCCGCGGCCTATAGAGAGGCGCTCAAGACCGGCGGCGAGTTTAAGTTCGGCGAAAAAGGCATGATGAGCAGGTCAGACTTTATGAAAGCCTACGGACAGACTGCCCGGGAGAAGAAGAACGTATACGACGCCGCATATGAGGACGAGAATACGGACTGGACTGCTAAACTTATAGCGGTACTCAATACGCTGGCAAGTCTCCTAGGTCTTATGGTTAATAACCCGGCCGGCGATCAAGGAACCGTAAAGACTGGAGGAGGAGTGTAATGAGAACGCCGCTATACGAAGAACCTCAGATCTCGGTAGGTTTGGATAAGTACGGAGATGGCAAATCCTTACTCACCATATCCGACGTAGATGGAGCGGAGCTAGACGGAGATCTGTTCGTGAGTAACTTCGGAGGAAGTGTAGCTCCGAATTATCAGATTATGTATAGCCTGGGCCCAGATGCCTATCTTAACGTCTTTAGCCAGAGATTGTCGTCGTGGACGCTGGACGGGGTATTTGTGCCCGCTAAGCGATGTCCGAACGGCGACGCGGCCCAACAAGGCACGCCTAACGATCCTCCGGGATTCTACAAGCTGTACGAAAAATACAATATCGCCAGCCCGGACAACAAATCGGTGAAGCTATCCTTCAGCGGATTGGTAGTCGAGGCCTACATCATATCTATGAATATTCCATCGTTCTCGAAATCCGACGTAGGGCAGATGCGGTTCAGCTTACAGCTCCTAGGCCGCATAAAACAGAACGGCGGAGGTGCGTGATCTAGCATACGTATGCTAGATTGCGTCCGTACGTCGGACACTAACACAAGGACATATGTAAAGATGATTAACCAAGCCTGGTCCGTACTCTCCAAAGGCTCCGCATACGCAGACCCTACCTCCTCTCGTAAAGTAGATGCATCGGCGTACACAGATTCATCTGCCGCAGCAGTGCGTATGCTGGACATCCTATGTCCGTTCTCGGACGACCTACTTAGATCTCATCGGGCAGAGGGTATTCTCGAGCTCGTCCGCCGATCCCCCTTCGCCGATAGACTACAGGCCATCGATCCGGTAAATACCTACGACAAGGCTACTCTGACTTTCCCGAGCTCGGACCTGTCAATAGAGATTACTGCTCAGCCTACAGATCTGCGGATCTTCCTGTTCTCTGATGACGAGGTATTCTTAGATGAAGGACGGGCCTCGGTATCCATGTCCTGCTCGATAGACACCACTACGAATACAGTGTCCTCAGAGTGGACGTCTGGATCGTACACCGTTACCGGGAACCTAAGCTCATATGTGACGATCTATCCAGGGGTACGGGTTCGTATGCAGAGCGACTTTGCATCAGCATCGCCGTACGAGTTCACCGTGTCTAAGACCGTCCTGCCAAAGACAGATTACGCGGACCTATTATCCAAGGCGGCAGCCATACCCGCCGCATGGTCCGACCCGGACCTGGAGGATACGTGGAAATCAGATCCCCTGTGGTCTAATAAACTGGCAGCATTTGCGATATCTGCTGTGGAGCTCTGCCACAATGCCTCCTCAGCTTAACTTCAAACGATATAAGATCGAGGACAGCTACCTCGAGATATACGAGGCGGACCCGGCTGAGCCGTTAGGGACCAGTGTATTCGAGTCTGAGCCCTACGAGACGTTACCCCTCACGTCGTTCTCCGCCAGCTACGAGGTAAATAGCTTACCTACTGCCCGCGCAGTCCCTGCATTCGGTACACGCATAGGAGTAGGTAGCCGGCTATCGATGGACGGAGAGCTGCAGGCTAAACTAGAGGGAGCCCCGTGCGAACTCGTAGTACTTCTGCGGTTCCCCGGAGAGGAGATCGGAGCGCCTCGTAGAGTCACCGTAATACGAGGAATCGTCTCGACAGTTAGTCTTCAGGACAGCGCGTCCGGCCCCTCCAATCGGGTATCAATAAATTTGGAGATAGCCCATATCGCCAGCATTCTTGGTGGAGCAGCCAGTAGCACATATGTCTATGCGGGTGGAGGCACAGACTTGGATCTGAATCTGCAGCCCGCCGCAAAGAACCCTCTGCGTACACAGGCGATAACGGACAGCCTGCTAGGAGTATCCGAGGAGGTGGGGGAGCAGTCGCTACAGCTGGGCCCCTCGGAGGCCTTGTATCCAGCTAGAGTGCTAAAGAAGGCAGTGCAGGCCCTGCACAGCGAGTTCGACCGAGGCGACGGATCTGCAGAGGCAGACTTAATAAAGACGTATGACCCGACCAACCTTACGAGTATACCTGCCACGGAGCTTCTCGCTACAACTATAGGTAGGGAGGCAGTGGAAGCATTCCTCGAGCAATGGAGGTCGTCTAACTGCTTGGATGCCCTGAAGAGAGTGTGTGCGTACTTCAATATACGTATCCTGCCGTATGCCCAAGGACTCTACATTGCAGCAGCCTATCCGCTAAATAAGAACGTAACTACCTCCCTCAGACCTTCGGAGTACGTTACCGTATCCCGCACAAAGCGCGCAGATATTAACCAGCAAGTACGCGGAGTACGCATCGTAAAAGAGAATGTCATCGCATTGGTTGGAGCTATCAGAAATACCCTATTCTTCCCGACGACAGAGGACGGGAAGCCTCTACCTAACACCTACTACTTCCAGAAGACATATCCCCGGTTCCTTATCCCGCTGAGAAGTTTGCTGAACGCTCCTTCGGACTCTACGGCCACCTTAGGAGAGGCGGCCGAGAATGCAGGAGCTATATCTACCAAAGTCCTTCGAACGGCATTCGGAGAGGAACAGGTAAAGAATACCGCAGCTACTGTGAGGGTGCCGTTTCGGGTAGACATAATGCCGGGATCTATCTTAGAGGTAAAGGGCCTGTTCGACGACGGATCTCCTGTATCTGCCCTGGGAGGCGTGTCGTATGTCGGACAGGTAGTGAGGACTATTTTTACGTGCGATGCGGGCCAAGGCGGCCAGCCGTTTATCCATACCGATATTACACTGGGCGGTCTGAGGACTAAAGAGGATAACGATTCCGACAGATTCACTTCAGACGGTGAGCCTTTGTACGAGGCCTCGTGGGTAGGTATGGACCTGTCCGGCACACTTCTGTCAGAACTGCCGGAACATACACAGTTCAACAATTAGAGACGAGAGAGATACTATGCATCCCGGCCTCAAAGGACAATTTAGGAAGACATCCGAGCTAACAGGTCCGGAGTCGTTCGAGAAATGGAAGAAGTCACCTACAGACGATAATCTATATGCGGTGCTAAAAGAGGTAGAGCCCGCCGTTAAGTCCGGCCTTACCGCGCACGCAGGCGGAGATAAGGCGTATCGTACAAAGGCGCGTGTCCTCGCTGTAGATGCTATAAAGAGCTACGATCCCACCAGAGGCGCGGCTCTCAATACGCACGTCTACAACCATCTACGCCGCCTGAACCGAATCAAGGCAAAGCGACAGAACGCCCTACACTTCCCAGAGCAGACCCATACCGACCGCAGACAAGTGGACGAGTTCACGCGAGAGTATACCGACATTCACGGACGCGAACCCAGCGACACAGCGATCGCGGACGGATTGTCCATATCTGTGGAACGGATAAACAGAACCAGACTGAAGGAGGCTCCGACCTCTCGAGCGCTCTCCGATAAAGGTGATCTAGCTGGCAAGTCGAAGAGCGCCTCAGATATATGGGTCGACTACGTGTATTTCGATCTCGGAGAGAAAGATAAGAAGATCTTCGAGTGGACTACGGGATATAACGGAGCAGCGCGTCTAAGTAAGAAGGAGATCGCTACAAAGCTAGGCATATCTCAGCCAGCTATCAGTCAGCGGGTATCTAAGATCGTTCAGAAGTTAGAGGAGGTTAAGGCATGACACCACGGGAGCTATGCAGACTGCTAGCGGACCAGTATTCGGCCGAGATCGACCAGATCCTGGGTCTAGATGCATCGGACGACACGTTTGAAGCTCTGCAGGTCGCGCTTACTCCGCAGTGGCTGTCTCAGAATATCGGAGAGCTTATCTCCATTCTGGCAAACACAGCCTCTGTCCGGCAGGCTACTCTGATTAATGCGCTAGAGGCGAACGCCTTTCTTGCGAACTATCAGCGTGCATACGAGAGCGGACGATGTAACCGTATAAGTAAGTGGGCAGGCATATTCACCAGTAAGCGCCGGGCCATAGATGCAGGAGGAGTGCTACAGGCACTACTACCGGAGATAGGTACTCGGGCAAATCCGGAGTACTTGGATAACACCAACTCCCTTGTAGGGGACGTGAGGCTGGCAGGATGAGCTTAGATCTAGCTATACTAGGAGACCCTGCAGACTCAGTGTCGGATCTACGGATCGCGAACCTTGCGAACGACGGCATCTATAAGCTGGTGCAGAAGATACTGGTCCTTCTATTTACGGACTCCTCGGTCTCTACGAATCTTGGGATAGGAACCAACCTGGCCACAGAGACTATTTCTGCTAACAGTCGTCCGGATTTCCTAAACAACCTTTTCACATTAGCCCTGGATAAAGTAAAAGACGACCTAGAGCTCACGTACCCGGCAGATGTATCTGCAGATGAGCAGCTGTCGTCATATAGGGTTCAAGCCACTACCACAGATAGAGGTACCGTTGCCGTAGATCTTACGATAGAGTCACTGGCGGGCGAGTTCTTTACGGTTAACGTCCCTATCGATAATATCAGCGCGGAGCAGTCTAATGGATGAGTCTTTCTCAGAGAAGCAGGATAGAATAGCAACAGAGCTCCAGCAGCTACTAACGGAGACCTATCCGACAATAGACGTGTCTACCGGCACTGTGTTGTTCGAGCTGCTGATCAAGCCTGCGTCCTATTACTTTGCAAAGCAGGACGTAGACCTAGAGACCGTGCGGGACAACTACTCCCTAGCACAGGTCCTTAACTCAGACTCCCCGGACGACGAGTTAGTGGATAACCTCCTGTCTAACTACAATGTCACCCGGAAGGAGGGATCGTCCGCCTCGGGATCCCTCAACATCTACACTAACGGGAACAACAACATCTACATCCCGGCCTCAGCTTCATTTATATGTAGCGGCGTCTCTATCAGACCATTGAAGTCGTATGTCGGTGTGGCGGGAACCACGGTGTACGAGGACACAGATACTGTAACGTACGTGCCGTTCGTCGATCTAGGTGGCGGCCGTAAGGTGTTCTCCATCCAAGCCAGCACGGTAGAGCCTCTAACGTCAACACTGTCGGCCGGCCTCCCTTGTACGTCCGACGTCTCCGACTCTAATGTCTCGTCCGTCGAGATAGGATCCACCTTTACAGGAGGCTCTGCCGAGGAGACAAACGCTCAGCTGCTAGATAGGGCTCGCCTAGGTGTGAATGCGAAGGTCCTTACAGGCAAGGATAACATCCAGCAGTTCCTAGTCAGCAACGAGGACCTTATCGTACAGGACGCTAGAGTATTCGGAATGGGAGATGCCTTGCAGACCCGGGACTCGGTCAATAACGGAGGAATAAGCTCCGGCGGACGCGTAGATGCCTATATCCGGACCGCAGTAGTGCCGGTCGCGCAGGATGCCCCAATCACAGCGCACAAACAAGACGACGGTTCGTGGGAACTGGAAGTACCTGCCGCCTCCTTTGCGGGAGCGTACGCGGTTACTCAGATTACCTACGACAACCAGCTCATCAACGCCGGCCTACAGAGCACGGTCGGCTACTCCGCTACCGGAGGCTGGCCGCTAGTCGAATCGGCAGCCCAGGCTCGATATAGCAAGTACCAGACACTGACAGTAGCATTCGAGGCAGACATCGGAGATCCCAGCGCTACTGAGGCTATCTTCACTGCGCGAGTTCTGTACATGCCGGGAGTCTCCGAGACACAGGACTTCCTAAACGGCGAGGGCGTCCGGAGCATGGTGTTCGATCACGTGGTAAAGGCGGTGATCCCTATAGTTATAGAGGCCGACATCGACATATCCCACAGATCCGGAGTTATCGTTCCAGAGGCTGCCGAGTTCCAACAAGCTGTGGCTGATGTTATCAACGGAAAGCCAATTGGAATCGAGGCGCTGTACACGTCAGATTTGGCGAGCGCATGTCAGAGACTGTCTCCTGAGGGGACCGTGAGGATGCCGATTAACCTTCGGGCCACCTTGTATCTCCCAGACGGCAGTACGGCGTACACAAGCAGCCAGAACTACGTAAAGCCTCCCACGGATACCGGAATATCCTTCGAGAACTGCCAGTTCTTCTGCTTCCCGTCTGATGTAAACATCGCTGTGTCCGAGGGGTCCTAGGATGAGCGCACTGACTCGCTCCAGAGAGGAGACAATACGTCTGCTAGGACATTTCTGGACTCAGGTATTCCTAGACTCCGACTTTGTCGACAGCTACGCTACCTCCTTTGCTGTTCCCCTGGACGGGCTGAACAAGGCGGCCAATAGCATGGGCAGCTACCTCAGTAGGTATGAAATACCAGATACCGTGGACACAGATGCACGGATCTTCCTATTCAGCGAGGCAGATGAAGACACTACGGCACACACTTACGGAGACGAGGGACTCACCTACGGCGGCACGGGCGCGCTATACGGGGAGAACACCCTATCTACGGAGAATCGCACCTTCCCTATAGATAAGGGATTTTCGCCTAAGTTTCTATCAGTAGGGATACAGGCACCCGGGACGATTTTGACGGCCGGGGAGGATTTCAACGTATCGGATGATAGTATCACGTTCTTCGAAGATCCATTGCAGCTGGCAGGGATATCTATTCGCCCGCGCTCTGCAGCGGACGGCTCCACTCTTAGGGACTTCTTACTATGGGGCTTTCAGGTACGAGAGGACATCAACGCCCTGTGCTCGTTCTTCGGCACAATGGCGGGCATATACGCTAGGGCAGAGAGTAGATCTACGGACGCCGTGCATGTGGCATGGGACCTCCGAGTAGACGGAGCCACAGCTCGGAATATAAAGCGCTTGCTCGGTGTACTGTCCGATACGGACTACGTGCACAGTTCCGGCGAAGTAGTCGATGTATTCGAGGAAGGCGATCGCCTCTGCGTACAGACAGACAATGCGGTCTATACCGCACCAGTCTCTGCAGTTACTACGGCCGCTGTAGGAAGCAGCCTCTCCGAGGGAGATCTCATCTTCGATACGTTTAGCGTCAATGCCGGGAGCGACCGTGTGCCGTTCGAAGATTTCGAAGGACTCGCCCTCGACAGGGGATTCCTCCCAGGGATTCCCGGAAGCCTCTTGTTCGTAAACAGTCGGGTCCCGGTTGAGCGGAATACTCATCCCGGGTGGTATACGATACAGGCGTAAAGTAGTTTGATAGTTGCGCTACGTGTGTAGATTAGGCAGCGCGCCTAAGCAGATACCGAGGATCCTATGGGATATAAAATTATAAACAGCTCCGGCCTGATAATCGGGTACGTCGAGACTGAAGAGGAAGCTAAGGCTTTGATGGCCTCCGTGCCTGAGGACATATACACCTTCTTCGTCGGCGGATCCGAGGCGAACGTCGATAAGTTCTTCCTCGATATAAACACAGGCAACGGGAGCACATTGCCGTTTTTCGACATGCTGTCGGAGAAGTACGGCAAGATCCCAGACACTATTATACCGTTTGAAGAAATCCGAGAGGCGTACTTCCGGAACAATGCCGTGTTCTTGAAAATAGCGGTAGATCTGCTTGACAGCACCCTGGTCGCCCAGCTATTGTCTGTACTCCGACGAACAGTGCCGGCAGGTAGCTGCTTCTTTGTGTTAGTAGAACGTAGGGAGATAGAAGAAGGCTTGACCCTAAGTAGCGGAGACGAAAGTGTCGATGTGTTCTACGCTCCAGAGCTCCCAGACGAGCTGCACGACCAAGTCGCCGAGACACTCATATACTCACCTATTTTACGAGGATAGAATACTATTATGGATATGCTAGAGACATATAAAGGGGCGGTCGGCGAGATCGAACTCTTCGCCCGACGCGACGGGCAGGACCACGTCCTTGCACGCAAGAAGAACGTCATCGTTAATTCAGGCATGGACCTGCTGGCTAAGGCCCTAGGCGGAAAGCTATCCGTTAACGGAATGTACTTCGCCTACGATAATGACGGCAGCCCGTACACGGACGTTACTCCACCGGTACAGAGAACTGCGTCCTTCTACCACAGCGACGGGGGAGGCACACGTAACTTTGACCGGGCAGCCACTCTAGCTCAGCCCTCTTACTCCACCACAGACGCGGCCTTCAACAACAATAAGGTGACCTTCGTAGCCATCACTACAGGGACAGGCCTTCTGGCCGGCGCCGGCAATATCCTAACGGACGGTACGTCGCAGTTCTACGGAGCTGCTCTCGCCTATCTCGATCCGGACGACTACCAACAAGACATCCTATTTTCCTCCGTCTCGTTTAACGATATAGGCCCTTCGCATTTTACGAAGATCGCGGGCGCCCAGATCGGCATCCGATGGGGCATCTACTTCAACCTATAGAGGAACCACCATGCCCCCTACAGACGAATCTATCTGGACGCAGAGCGTTCCTTTTGTTAGCGACGGAGATCCGGTAAACGCCGCCATCACCAACGCACCTACCCAAGTCTTAGCCGATAGGACTGCATCTCTTAAGCGCATTGTCGATGCTATCGAAGCGGGAGAGCAGCTTGTCTTCCGGGACGCCCCTCTTGCGGAAAGCATATCAACGGGCACAGTGGTCTACTACGACCCCGACGCACTCGTACACGATAAGGCTACGGCCCAGTGGAGATCTCTATCCGAGGGCGGCACAGAACTGTACCCCGCAGATTCTGCCATCTATGTCGGGGTAGTTACGGCTAAGTCTGCGGATAGAGTGGGTGATATCCTCATTAACGGCTTTGCCGTTCTGGATACTTCCGCCACTACTAACCTATTCGGAACAGCTAGTCCATCCGCCGGTACCTACTATCTGTCGATGACCTCTCCTGGAACGGTGGAGCTCGATCCTCCTGCGATGCGCGTACGTACCCTATACGCCTCGGACGGCGGCGTAATACGGGTATTTCCCCCGCAGCACGAGCCTATCACACATACGCATAGGAGCTACCGACTACGGACGGACGACTGGGATGCGGCCGGCTCTTTCGACGCATCCCTTGTTCCAGATGGCGCTCAGTACGGCTACGACCTTACAGCCACCAGCTCTATCGAGCAGAACGTCGGAGATGCTTTACTCCCTACTGTAGGGGATCCCAGCTTTGTCTACCTGTACCACGCAGACACGGCCGAGGGATCTAGTACTGCTGCCTGCGACCTCGGCGGCCTACATGTAGACGAGACTTCCGTCGTACTAGACGAGAACGGGATATGGTGGAACGACTTTGCCGCTCCTGAGTGCGATATCGAGATGGTAGTCACATCTGCCGACTCCCACGGCATCTCAATCATCACCGCCCTCCGGAGCCTCTCCCCCAATGCTCTGTCAGTTGCGGAGAGTAACGGACTCGTATCTCTCACTATCCTGGAGATGGAGGAGGCCTCAGATACTGAGGGACACATCGTTGTCAAAGAGATAGCGGACCACGTGCAGAAGCGAGGGCCAGTAGTGTCTTCGGTCAGTGTGGGGATAGGCCTTACCCGGTCGTCTCCTCAAGGCGACGGAGTGGGCGACGTCACGGTAGAGGTAGAGCTGTTCAACGACCTCATGCTCCAAGCCGATACGCAGAATCTCAATAACTCTATCACTACGGTAGAAGGCGTACAAGTACTTACGCTGTTTCCCTCTAATCGTACTTCGTCGGCCTCGTATCGCGTAGTCCTTCCGAATCTGGGAGATGTGTCCTACTCTATGAAGGTGTTCGCGCAATTCCTGGCACCCGGCGCCAGTCAGACTCCACCAGATATCTCTGTATCTCTGTTACCTACTCCGGACGTAGCGGGTGTAACACCTACTGCAGAGGCAGCCGATACGTTCCCGGCATTCCCGTCATCTATTAGCAGCACAGATGTCTACTATGTCGAGAGCGCGGGATCGTACGACCTTACCGGGTATAGCCGTGGAGCGGTGTCCTATTCACTAGCCGCAGCTACTCCAGACCCTGCCTACCGATTGCTTAACACAGGCATCCGACTCTTCCTTACCTAGAGGAGAAATAGAATATGTCTGCTATTTTACTAGAATTCTTGGACGAGAACCTGCATCGCTCCTACCCCATAGAAGACGATAACGGGGCAGTGGACGCTACTGGGTCGTTTACGATGCCGAGTTCACTTATCTCAGACATATTCCTATGTGTGCCGTGCCTTCCGGAGGTGGACAAGAGTCAGTTCTATATCGAGAGAGTCGTTGTACGTAAAAACTTCATCGACATAGAGGTAGGATATGATGACGCGCTTATCACATCCCCTCTAGGGGTATTCCGCAGCATCGACACATCCGCAGATCCTCATTCCACGTATGACTTCACGCCTTACGAGTATACAGGGGGAGGCGCGCTCTCCCCGCTCTACTACATGACAGGGCAGATCACTATAGGAGAGTGTGTCGACACTGTCCGTAGTCTCGGATCGTGGAGCTTCGACCAGAGTACGACGGATAAGTCCACCAAGATACTGCAGACCCGTGTGTCCAAGGGCCTTCTAAATGTCCAGTACATATCGATAAACAACCGACTATACACAGGCAACGTGAAGCTAAAGGAAGGGGCCAATGTATCGTTGGACGTAGATACCCGGACATTAGACGGAGGGGACACCGAGACGGTTGTCACAGTATCTGCCTCCCTAAACGCCGGCTCCACCCTACAGCTATCTAACGACGAGGACGTACTAGCGGCACTCACCGACCTGTACGGCAGACCTATCCGCACGATAAACGGCATGCTGCCGGATCCGAATAGGAATTTTAACATCCTAGGAGGAGACTGTACCGCCATAGAGGCGGAGGGCAGCCACTCGGTGGTCATCTCTAATCCATGTGCCAGACCTTGTTGCGATGAGGACACTAACATAGACAATATCTTAGCATCCATCGCTAACCTTAACCAGCGATACGCCACGCTCAAAGCGTTCTACGACTCTACCAGTTCGGCTATCTCCAGCATACAGAATAAGCTGCTTGTACTCGGTTCGGAGGTCTAGTACATGTCCTCAAACTGCGACGACACAGATGCGTCCCTGCGCAGGCTGGTTAGCTTATGCGTAGAGCACGCTGACGGAAGTATCGACATAGTCCAGGACGGGGGCGTATCGTTAGTAGCTGGAGCTAATGTCTCGTTCAATACAGAGCTCGACGACGAGGACATCCTCCTGGAGCTGGACCCGGATGCCGGAGGAGAGGATCCGTACTATAGGCAGAAGTTCAACGCACTGGCATACATTGGAGAAGGCGAGATCTCATCTGGAGAGGAGCTGGACGTACGCCGCAGAGCGTGGGTATTTTCAGACCGGTCCATCTTCACGACATCTGTAAATCAGACATATGCTGAAGATATATCCGGGGCAGTGTTCCTAACAGGGGACGCCTGTGTGGCGGCCGGAGAGTTCGAATCCGACCTAGGTGCTGGGTACCCCCAGGACGGCCGGTACGTGATACCCGAGTATGGTGCGTCATCTACCTCTATGCTAACAGGCGCGGAGCTAGTGTACACAGACGCGTGTGCGCCGTGCCTGGACTGCCCGCAATACTATCGACTAGAAGAGTACCTCAATCGAATAGAGGCCTTCTACGACTATGTCTTCTCCCTCAGCTACGACAACTCGACGGACTCCGGGAGCATTCCTGCCCATCCGGACGGAGGAGTTCGGGAGGCTGCAACAGGGACACTTCAGCAGTTTATGTCCTCCCGTAAGTACTGGGACTACCTAGTCCACAACTCTACAGTTAAGCTGTCCGCGCAGGCATACGGACAATCCGTAGTGGTCGCAGGACTCTACCGCAACATATCTGACCGAGATATAGGGGACGGAGTGAACGGCGTTACCTTCCAGTTCCTGCTATCCTTCAAGAAGATCGATAGCGGCGGCAATGTGTCTAGCTGGGCCGGCATTTCCGACTCCATCACAGACGTCATACCGCTCGTCCGGCAAGAGCGGTGCTCTGCAGATATCGGAGGTCTCGGAGTTACCTTCCCGAGCGCAAGCCAAGTTCAGGTAGAGATGATATCGGGAGGAGATATCACTACAGGAGCGGAGATGTATGCAGACTTCGCGGTCGTATTGCTGGGAACGCTCTTGACAAACGATCCTATCTACTCATACCGGGTAGATATAGACCTTACCGTATCTCATACGCATCTCGGACCTGCTGGGCCGGATAATCCTGTATCCCGAGACACTGCTGTCTACTTCCGTCCCCCAGAACCGGCATCCTCCGCATGACTCCCCTACTCTACTCCAATAACGCGGACATAAAGTATCCGCTCAGCGACTTCCACGAACTAGGTGTCCCCAACGACATCCTCCTGGACCTGTCTCTCAATGTTCCCGAAGCATACGACCCAGTAGTAGTGTGCGTGCGGGTGACGTCGAGCTTTGTATTTATCGCCATAGAGGACCGTACCTCAGGCCTGCCGATTGCTCATCTCATGCAGGTGGCGGCCGAGCCTGCACGAGTATATCCGATGGAGATGGAAGTAGTAGGGACAGGCTGGGTAGTGCTAGGGTCCGGAGTTCGCGACGCGTTCTATATAGGGGATGTGGAGATAGACTTGGACCCAGAGACCATTGTATCTCTGAAGCAGTCCGGCATACCTATCCAACTAACTACTAACTCCTTCGACCAGGACCTGGCAGACGTTTTGCAGTTTGCCAGCAATACGGACTTCCTGTCGGTAACAGTCGAAGGGGATACGGTATATCTAGATAGAGCGGACGAGGTCCTCAGCCAAGATCAGCTAATTGCCTTGAAGTCCGGACAGACAGGAGGCGCTGTCGCAGATACGGAGAGATACATATTCTCTGTAGGCGGAGCTACGCCGGATGAACTAGGCAATATAGACATAGACATAGTTGGCAAGGTACAGGATTGCGGAGACTTCGGAGAGCTTATCATTCCAAGAGGGGACGAGGGTGGGGGAGATTATGAGGAACTTCCTCTAGACGTCTTCCAGCCCAGGACATATGAGGAAGGCGACGACTGTGCGCCGGTTACCTCCTCTTCTACCGTACCTATAGAGATCGAGGAAGACTATTTCGTAGGGCCTACCGACATTGTGAATATCCCGCTAATCGACATCACTGCAGGTAGGGCCATAGGATCCCTATATACAGTTCCGGAGGACGTCTAGATGCCGGCATACGCGATCACCAATCAAAACTTTAGGGACGAGGTAGTCAAGCACAGCTATCCGTTCGACGAGAATTCCCTCCTGCGGGACGGCGCCGTCGATATAGGCACGGATCTTCTCATAGATGCGGCGTTCTATCTGAAGGGAGACTTTTCCCTGCCTCTTAAGGTCTCGAAGGTAGACGGCACACACGGGGACCGGCCACAGGTGCGGATGCATATATCCGATGACGGAGGTCAGGAGATCGGAACATGTGTTATAGACTACGATACTACAGACGTCGAGGTACAAAATTCTGTAGGTATCCCAGTAGGTCACCTACTTTTTAATCCAGAAGGAGTTGCCCGATTTATAGGATCAGTCACAGGTACAGTAGTCCGAGTGTTCAGCAAGGTGGCCGTATTTCTGGTAGATCTGTGCCATGTCAGCAAGGCTCCGTATGTACGATACGTTGTTGCCAACGGCCGGGCCATATACGGAGACGTCCGAGTAGTAGCGCGAACCGGCTGCCGATTCGCCCTTACAGAGGCCGGCAGCCTGCGGCTTGATGTATTAGGAACTGACCCTGCTGTGTCGGATGCGATCCCGGTTAGAAGCATAAACGGAGTATCCAACTCCTCTATATGGCTGGAGAATCATCCTAGAGCCAATTTACGTATATCGGTAGAGGAAGGATCTCTCAAGTTCACGCAAGCTAAGGACGACACAGTATGAGCACGCGCCACGTATCTGCCCAGCAGGATTATCCATTTGTCCCTACCCTGTCAGCCGCAAACGCTACTATCACGTCCGGCATTCTGGACGTCTTCTTTGTAGTTCAGGGAGATGCTGATGTACTTATGCCGTCCTCCTCGGCGGCCCCGGCAGTCTCTACCGGGCGCGCTCCGACGGTTCACCTTATCTCATACTCAGCAGGAGCCACTACCACAGAGCTTGTGTTCGAGGCTATGAACTCGTCAGGCCAGTCCTGGTTCATTACATTCGATGTACCTAATCAGGTGGGGACAGTTTCCGATATAGGATCAGTGTCTAGCTCCGGCCCCGGGGACGCTACCGGAGTACTTGTCTTCTCCTCCGCGGATATCATTAACGCCGGATCGGGAACGTGCTACATACAGGTAGAGCCCTGCCGGGCACAGTGGTATACAGAGCACGTCCAATCCCTGTCTTTCTTAAACTCTCCCGCCTGCGCCGACGACCCCGAGGAAGAGATCCTTACACTAAGTGTAGGTGGAGAGTCTAGCATGGATTGGGCAGACGGATATAACGCCGCAGTATCCTATTCATCCGACGTCCTCACCCTCTCCGTAGGAGTAGGAAACGGTCTTGGATTCACAGACGAAGGAGACATCTCTTACGAAGATCCGTGCCCGGTAGACTATGGGGACGGATCGTCTTCCTCATCCTACTCAGCCGAGCCAGTCTTTACGATAAATGGACTGCTTCCGACTAATGGAGACATAGATGTCGATACGTCAGCGGCATTAGGGTTACAAAGATCTGAAGGGAAATTGGAGATCTTGGTACGCTAACGTGAGACGCCTTTTTACATCTTATACGAGTACTAGGCGAGGGGCCGTGTATCGGGACTTCGGCGCATGTCCGGACGGGACAGAAGGGTCTGGGCCCGCTCGAGGATGCGCGGTATGCGAGGCGACAGACTCCGTAGCAGTCACTCCCACTACAGGGTGCGACACATTTGCTCTGAACAATGCCAATAACTATGCGCGGCTGCCGGGATCCTATGCCCCAGACGTGGAGATAGACACAGGGGGGTACGACAGCAGGTGGGATTCTCTTACCAATCCCTACACACCTCTAGACCCTGACTGCCCTGTACCTCCCACATCTCTAGAATATCCAGACCTATGGTCCCTTACCGGCAACATCAGCGGCGCCCTGCAGACCGATGTACTGGAGGATACCTGCTACTGTCCCGGAGAGGGCGTAGAGTCCAACTCACTATCTATCGGACGGCCTCGCTTTCCATCTATAGACACTATCCCGTTCTTCTCGTTTGGAGGCGGAGACGGCACAACGGTAGTTTCCGGCGGAGAAACTCTAACAGTCCGGGAGTTCAACCCAGACGGCCCTCCATTAGATACAGGATGCTGTCCGCAACCAGACGATCTGCCCGATCACATAGAGGCGGAGATAGTAAATGGCGAGATTAGGCTAACTCGTAGGGAGAAGCCAGAGGTACGGGATGTCTATAGAGCAGACGATACCGACCAGAGCTTCCAACTGGTTGCAGGATATCCCAAGAGCTGCTGCCTAAAAGACGACTGCGGGTGGTCTTCTAGTGCCGATGAGTTTGTAAATAGAGAGCTGCATTTTCCTCGCTGGCCGTCCCCGAACAGTCTGACTACTAATATAGATATCAACCAAGACGAGTCTGTCCGTACACCGAGAAATCCTTACGAATCTGACGAAGTGAGCAGAGAAGAGCCGCTAGGGATTATCCCGGTTGTGGTAGATATCCAATGCTACGAGGATGGGAGACTTTATGTATACTATGCCAACATAGTCGTGCACGATGGTGTAATCTCCGGACTCCAGTGGAACGTAAAGCCTCCTCGATCAGAGTCCGTAGTAATACCCGGAAATCTGCCTCCGCTGCCTCCGGAGGACTTGGATGTAAACAGAGATTACCAAGAGCAGCCGGTATGGGCAACTATAGTCTCGGGAACTCCTCCTACATACTTAGAGGACTTCACACCTATTGTTGCTCAGGACGATCCTGCGCCCTGGTGCGAGGAAACTTGCGATGCTGCGGCAACGGCTATGGGGAAAGCGGGGGACGCATGTTCCCCTGCCTGTCCCACCGAGGCTCTAATGTGCGCGGATTACCCGGGATCAACTCAGTTCATTTCAGTGGCGTACGGAGCAACCGCAGAGGATGCTGCACAAGCTGCTCTAGACCAAGCGCTAAATACAGATGCGCCTGCCAACTGCGAGGACGACCCAAACACGGTGGATTATTTTACATGCTATACAGTATTCGACGAAGGCGCTATGGCGTACGAAGCCGCCGTAGCGTACTGTTGTACAGTATAGATATAGCACTACTTTAGAGGCGTCATGATTTATGTCTTCCCAGCACAGAATAGAAAATGTCACCGTAAGAGAGCGCCCCTTGGGATGCGAGCTGCGGTGCGATGGGGAGGGGTTTACGGTATGTTCCGAGGTCCTGTTTGTGGAGTGCCCGGGGAGTTCTTCGGCCAGGGAAGCGAACGTAAAGTACACAGACTGCGGGGGTCCTGAGATGCCTGTAGTACTAAGTCCGGTTGTAGCCGGAGATGCCCAAATTATCCAGATTGACGGAGCCTGTTACGAGCGAGTAGGCGCTACCCAAGACGCTATCACCGACACAGAGTTCGACTACGAGTTCGACACCTGCCAGGACTGCTCTGATATAGACCTAAACATACGGTATACCAACTGCGCAGATCCGTCGGACATTATCTACATAGACGACGCGGTAACTGTCGCAGCTATTGTCGAGGTCAGCGGTAAATGCTACTCGTCTACAGAGTATGTAGAGACCGCGGCGGACGTGTTTGCAGTGGATAACGAGTTCGTAACTTGCGAGTCATGCGCTAGCACATTCTCCGCCATTGAGTACGTAGATTGTGCGGCTGCCGCCCCCAGCTTAGTTATCCGGGAAAGCGTAGCTCCGGGACAAGTTATCGTACGAGTTGATGAAGTGTGCTACTCGTCCACATCCTCAACACTGGCTGCTACGACACATACCTCTATCGATTATTCGAACTACACGGATTGCGCCGACTGCGCTGCTACTAGCATCCAGGCTAGGTATAAGTCTTGCGTAGACGGGGTTGCCGAGGTCATTATACCTGAGAACCAGGTGCCGGCCACAGACTCTGTAATAGAGATCAACAGCGGGTGTTACGAGTTCTTCGAGTTCACAGAAGACGCGTCTACCAACGCGGCTCCTGATGCGTCGCACACATCGTGTGGAGCTTGTGAGACATATAGGCTATACGAGGAGTGCATACTCGGATCGTCTGCGGTGGTTATTTCTAGCCAGTACACAAGTTCCCAGACTATAAAGATAGGAGGAGTGTGCTATGACTTCATCAGCACTACCACGGATCCTGTCACGCATACGGGCGTAGATATAGATGCCGAGTTTGCTGATTGCGCGACATGTGCAGGCAATAACCGACAGTACGTCAGGTGCGATAACCCGGCCTCCTCTCAGATTGTCTCAGACGCTACCACTACCTCAGAGGTCGTACGCATTGACGGCGTATGCTATGAGTTTGATCAATACGTAGCCGCTGCCACTACTGCCGCTAGTATAGACTACGAGTTCGAGTTTTGCTCCACTTGTGATACTACTACGCTAAGCATGAGGTTCGAGGACTGCGATGGAATAGGAGGCGAGTATGTATTCGAAGAGTCGGATGCCGGTGGAATAACAGGCATTACTTCTATACTCCAGTCCAGCTCAGAGTGCTATTCCTTCGTAGAGTACACGACGGACGTGGCCCCAGATACAGTAAGTACTCCCCTAGTGTCGTACGATGACTGCGACTGCTGCGCAGACATGTGCTGCGAGGTTCTGCTTGCGCTTAATGTAGACGGAGGGTCGGCGGTAGATGCTACAGAGCAGCACCAAACTCTTACCCTAGGCACACCGTCTGTATCGAACGCCCAGGCGTACATAGGCACCGACAGCATAACAGGCTTCGCAGCAGGCAGCTATGTGACTATAAATACAAGAGGCAACGGCGCAATGACTGCCGGCGCGTTCCCGAACTGGGGAAATACGTACGACGACCCTAGGCACACTAGTGCCGACCTAGCTACCGCAGACTATCACTCGTGCTTCAACTTCGGCACAGAAAACTTCGAGATAGGGATAGCATGGCGTACTACAGATAATACCCAAAACCAGAACATTTTTGCGAACTGGGGTTCCGCTAACGGGGAGTGCTGGGTGATATCCTTCGAGCCTGCCGGCTGGGCAGCAAGCGGAGGTAAAACACTATATTCGGCATGGACTGAGGCGGGGATGGCAGGACTGGGACCGGACGGAGGGTACTGGGGATGTGGTGGGACTCCTACTATAAATAACGACACGTGGTACTGGCTAGAATGGAACAGGGTGGGGAACGTCATGCAGTTCAGCCTGGACGGCACCGTGCTGGGCTCTAGGGCATTCGCCGGAAGCATCCTACCATCGGCGAACACTATATCTATAGGGAAGACTCTGAACGCAGGCGACACTTCGTTCGTACGCGGGTTTGTAGATGCTCCGTATATACGGAGAAACACAGGTATCACGCTTGACGCCACCGCCCCGACCCTGCTATATGCTCCACCATCTCCCTATAAATGATTGCTCCCGGTACTTTTAACAATAGTGACGGATTGGCGGCAGCCAGCTGTATCCTTGCCTCCCTCATAAAGGGAGACGAGCATCCTACAGATGAGTTGGCGGAGCAAGGCCTGCCGGGGGCATCTGAAATCCAGGAGTTAGGATATCCGACAATAGGTCTAGATCTTCTTAAGGCGGCCATCAAATCCGGCATAATACCTGTGCCGACGCAGGGCTCGTCGGAGAAACTACACGGAGAGGCCCTCTATCTCAGCGGAGCAGTCTAGAATATGAGCAGCTACATACAGATCTCAAGGAGGGTGACACTAGAGGAGGATAGTCGACATAGGATGCGTGTCTGGGTCTCAGAGACTTCCGATAACCTTCCGCCGACGGTCTTCGTGTACCAGAGACTTCCCTCCGTTCCTTCCTATGATGTACTCGCAGACCTCTTCGTACACATAGCGTCCTATGCCGATATAGCCGACTATCCAGAGAATGATCCCGGCGAGGATTCTCCGTTCTTCCGTAAGTATTACGTAGATCTCATCTTCCAGAGTCTCCCGCACCTCTCAGATACGTGGGATCTCATAGAAGGGCAGATTAAAAATACAGTAGAGGATCTGGTTCGACTTAACGGCGAAGAGGCTGTAGAAGTAATAGTTAACGACTGCTAAAGGAGCATACTATTATGACGGATCAAGACGTGCTTGATGCTTTACCGACCTGGAAGAGGGGTATGGAGATAGCGACGCTGTCCCCGGAGCTAGATATTGAGACGAGGAAGGTATTCAAAGCAGTTCAGACAACAGTACGTGAATTTGTCGTAATAAATGACATCCACGTATTCTCAGCGTCTACCAAGTTCTTCTCTGCTGAGAACACCTCTGGCTTTATCCAGAAGGATCGAGGACTGGTAGAGGGCGCCGTTCTCCGCAGCGAAGACGGAGATATTGTCGTATCCTCTGTACGAGGGGTAACGCTCGACGCGCCTGTGCAGATATCTATGCCGTATGTACGTAATGCCTCCCATGTATTTATGCAGGATCTGTGCACGTTGCAGGTTGGGGCGGGGTCCTCGTCCTCGGACGATATTCCAGGAGGATGCGTAGTGGCCAGCACCTTAATATCAGTTCCAGGAGGAGGGGAGATAAAAGTCGAAGATGTGCAGGTAGGCGACATTGTGCTCTCCTACAACGAGGTAAGCGAGCAGGTCGAAGGTAAACGAGTCCTCGGCATAGATGCTCCGCTAGTTGACCGGTACATCACGCTGAATCTACAGTCTGGGACGTCTCTGGGGATCACCACCTCCCAGCCAGTGTATGTCCGTAAGCCCGGATCGGGGATAGGGTGGGCATCCTACTGCCCCTCCCGATCCCGTAAATCGCACCCGTATCTACGACGACTGCTGAAGATGTCGGCAGGGGACTTTGTCCTAACAAAGAGTGGAGAGTGGGATCAGATATCCTCTGTATCGGAATATCCCGGGCAGAAGCAGGTATATAATTTATGGGCGGTAGAGGACAATAGGAACTACTTCGCAGATGGGGTGCTCTTACACAATAAGGGATCCCTTGTATCCCGCTCTACTACCGTACTAACCGGCGATCGGGGAGTTGTTCCTATATCGGATCTAGCCTCTGGAGATACTGTATTCTCATACTCAGAGTACGACGGCGCTCTAGATTTCCAGCCCATTAGAGGTACCTGTAAATCATCCGTGCTTGCGTACTGGCAGATCCGGACATTATCCGGAGGTACTCTCGAGATCTCAGACACTCAGCCCGTATATGCTAGATCCGCTCCCGGAGAGGAAGCTTGGAAGGCCATAGATGCAGCCAAGGCCACAGCGGAGTACCCATATCTATCGGAGATACTGCCTCTACGAGCAGAGGATGAGTTGTACTCTAAGGATAGGGCATGGCATCCTATCTTAAGTATAGATGAGCACCAAGGACCTGAAGAGTCTGTGGCTGTATGGGACGTCGCAAATTACCTAACCTTATTCGCCAACGGATTCCTAGTGCATAATCTATCGACGTACACGGACATTCGGTATGAAGGCCCTACAATCGCTATACCGGAGTCTGAGGACATACCGCTACTTCCGGGGACTACTGTCTGCACAGTGCCTGCTCCTCTAGGTGGTCCATATTCGTGCGAAGATCTGCAGGAGGGCCATAGGGTAGTCTCGTCCTACCTATCAGAGTCCGGCCGGCCTGCCGTCGGGGTTAAACGAGTGAGCGGCACCTCTCGAGCGAACATAAGCGAGTATTATAAGCTGGGCCTCCGATTATCGGATGGTGATGAGCATATACTTAATGCCCTGCCCTACCAGATCTTTCGGCCACCTGTAGGCTCAGACGGCCCTGCCCAGGCATTGGATCCGACTAGAGCGGCCGAGTACTTCCCCCTATCCGGACCGGTTTGGCAACTCGCTGCCGGGGATAAGATCCACATATCCGGAGAGATCTGGGGCGAACTCTTGTATGTTACTAGGCAGCGAGGGGACATACAGTGCGTGATTGTCCATACGTGAGTCACTTTTATATGTCGCTGAAAACAGAATACGTATGCTAGGTCACACCAGTAGGTACTGATATGAATGAAGATCCAGAGCTCCCAGACATAGATCCGACAAAGGTCCTGATATCCATCGCATCACCTACTGACCTCATGGTTCACCCGCTCTCAGCAGACCTGGGAGACCTGTACCGGTCAGACAATATCGCAATGCTTTTCCGATCTAAGGTAGCAATGGAGCGGGTACTGCCTGTGGCTATCGATCATATAAAGACTAACGTCCGGCTCCAGCGGTCGTCGTTATCGAACATCGAAGTGGTTAATATCACAGATCCTGGGTATATTCTAGGAGACGGCGATATGTTTATCTTACCCTAGCGTCCTCGGCGGACAGATACTCACGATGAGCAGGAGGATGTATAAGTGGAACTGATTATACACAAGGTGTATAATCGGGCGGTGCATAGCTACTTGGCTGTCCTGGAAGTCTCCCCTACTAGAGAGGGCGAGGATCCGGATATTTTTGTGGTTAAGAACCTGCCTGCTAGTACCGGCCCTGACGATGCCGTGGGATGCCCTACGAGCTCCTCCGGGCAGGAAGTCCACGGCCCCTGCCATTACATAGGATGTCCGGGAGGCGATTTCAGAGAACTCACCGACGAATGCCTGTATCGAGAGGGCGCGGACGTGTCGGAAGTGGTCCTGCGCCTGTCCTCCAGCGCTGTTGAGATAACGGAAGAGGAGGGTGGAATCCTATGCGGGTTCGACCACACGCTGATCGAGCAGACGCCTGGATATTACTCTCTGACCGCGTCGTGGTGTATAACGGCAGTCCCGCTAGTAGAGTCCTCAGCAGAGGTGTACCCCTTATATCTGCCGTGCGAGGAGACCTTCTTCAAAATATCCAACCCGGCATTCGAGGACGATGGTGGACCTCCTAATCTTCTGCCAGCAGATATAGAAGGGGGCTCCCCTTACCAGTGCTTCTATATCAGTGCATTCGAGGCGCCGCTCGGAGCTCAGATCGGAGACACGTTTATAGCAGGAACAGAGTGCTACGAGATACTTGACGAAGTCGCCGACTATCAGGGCCAAGGAGACGGATGCGAGCTTATAGTGCCGTCCCTGGGAGGACTACAGGTCGAGGGCCCGTACTCGGACTATTCAGCATGTGCCGCCAAGCTGTCTTCACTTACAGGATCTACGGCCGCCCGACGGTGCGCGTTCGAAACCTGCTACTCACTGTCGTTTTCGGTTAACGAAAACCCAGACAAGTACGCAGGCGCAGATCAGCAGTACGCACATGTTGGTACATTTAACTCCTTCCCGGCCTATAGAGGTGTATCTGATCCGGACTGGTGGATCATCTTCGCTACATATAGGTCAGGCCTATCTACCGGGTGGCTGGTCGTACGAGGGGATGATTTTCCGTCAGTGACGGCAGGCCTGTACGGAGAAGAGCAGTGCGGTATAGGTACTGAGCCGGGCGTTGCGCATCCCTGCGTAGAAGGGGAGTATTGCTACGCGTACGAGGCGCGTGCGTATATCTCAGCATGTGCGGGGTCGTCTAGCTCTACTGTGTCCTCTGAGAGCAGCATAAGCACCAGCGAGAGCAGCATAAGCATCAGCGAGAGCAGCATAAGCACCAGCGAGAGCAGCATAAGCACCAGCGAGAGCAGCATAAGCACCAGCGAGAGCAGCATAAGCACCAGCGAGAGCAGCATAAGCACTAGCGAGAGCAGTGTGTCCGTGATTGCTGTATACGAGCCGTGCGACACGGTCTCGTCATCATCTTCTGACGTAATAAGTAGTAGCAGCAGCAGCGCGCCGTCTATTTCCTCCCCATCGCTCCCGTCATGCACAGCATATCTGGGGTTAGAGCCATGCTTCCCGCACATTTTTGAGTCTTGCTGGTTTATCTGCGAATCCTACGTCACAGTAGAGTATGATATAGGAGATACGATAAATATCAGGCTTCCTGGAGAGGCTCCGGAGAGCCCTAGGTGCTATCGTATAGCGGATAGGACGGAGACAGACATAGGGGCTGCGCCAGACTGCAGATGGCCTACAGTCAAAGTCCTGCCTCAACCGGAAGAGGTCAAAGGTCCGTACGCGGATTGCTTAGATTGTGTAGGAGCTACGTCATCGTCCTCGTCCTCGCCATGCACAGAATATCTGGAGTTAGAGCCATGCTTCCCGTACATTCTGGAGTCTTGCTGGTTTATCTGCGAATCCTACGTCACAGTAGAGTATGATATAGGAGATACGATAAGTATCACGCTTCCTGAGACAGATCCAGAGAGCCCGAACTACGGACCTAAGTGCTATCGTATAAAGGGTAGGAAGAAGACATACATAGGGGATGGGGTAGACTGCATATGGCCGACTGTCGTAGTACTGCCTCAGCCGGCAGAGGTCAAAGGTCCGTACGCGGATTGCGACGACTGCTGCGAGTATTATAGGCTTTCTCCATGCTTTCCAGACGTGTTGGAGAAGTGTACATTTGTGGCAAAGTCTAATATTCCATTCGACGCGGAAGTCGGAGATATTCTTAGCTTGGACGGACGCTGCTACTCTATATCAGACTGTGCTATGGATACATCCTGTCCGGATACGTGGACTGTTCTGGAACTTACTCCTACCTTTGTGTCGGGCCCCTACGCTGACTGCCGTACCTGCGAGCAGAGCAGTAGCAGCGCAGTAAGTAGTCAGCTAATCGCGGTATATGAGCCATGTGACGTCTCTTCGTCCTCATCCGTGACACTGTCCAGCTCGTCGATAATGCTGTCCAGCTCGTCGATACTGCCGTCCAGCTCATCTGTGCCCTCTATTAGTCCGTCTTCGAGCTCTGTTCTTGTGTCATCATCTTCGACCATATCATCTAGGCGTCTAGCGAGATATATACCCTGCGATGTGTTTAACTCCTCCTCCTCGTCCTCCGCGGTATCTCCGACAAGTTCCTCGTCCTCCGCGGTATCTCCGACAAGTTCCTCGTCCTCCGAGGTATCTCCGACAAGTTCCTCGTCCTCTACTCATACCGTCGGATCGGCTCCCCCGGCAGATAGCAGTACGAACTGCATAGGGTACTGGGACGGCTCCGCGTCTTCCATCTTAGAGACAGTACAAGATGTAGGAACTATGCTGAATGCTCCAGGGTGTTCAGCGTACGACCTCGACCAGTCCTCTCTGTATGCTTGGTCAGGGGACTTTTACTTTAACGGAACCGATCAGTGGAACCCAGACCGCGGAGTAGATCCTACGCCCGCGGACAGAGTAGAGTATAGCCCCACTAGAGATGCTCGGATGTACTTTGACGAGACCTACGTACGGTTCGTGGCCGATGGAGACCTGCCATCTACAGGTATATGGGAGCTGAAGATGACGCTTCTTAGTCCGAGCTTGGATACGTCATGGTATGGCGTCCAAGTGTGTGGATCATCTCCGGAAGGTAGATACTACAGGGACCAAATACGGTGCGGAGACGGACCTGAGTTTATAGACCTCATAGCGATAGGATAAAAGAGAAACAGCACCATGCCTATACCCCCTCCCATATATGGAGACAGAAATTACCGATTACCGCACTACGTAGGCGAGGTCGTGAAGATTGACGGAATTTGCTATAAATTCCGAGGCTTCGAGTCTAGCGCCGCTGCTGACGACATAGACTTAGACGAGCTTGTGGCCTACGAGACGTGTGATGATTGTTCGTCTACTTCGTCTTCAAGCGAAGACTCATCGTCTGCCTTGCCGGATAGCTCATCGTCTTCAAGCAAAGACTCATCGTCTGCCTTGTCGGATAGCTCATCGTCTGCCTTGCCGGATAGATCATCGTCTTTAATCGAAGACTTATCGTCTGCCTTGCCGGATAGCTCATCGTCTGCCTTGCCGGATAGCTCATCGTCTTCAAGCAAAGACTCATCGTCTTCCTTGCCGGATAGCTCATCGTCTGACAGCATATCCACCTAGCCTCTATGATTTACTGTACTAAAGTGCTTACACCAGTGTATTCCCCACAGCCGCCTGACTGCCTGTAAACACCAGAGACCGCTTTATGCCTATATACGGAGACAGAGAATACTTACTCCCGGATTACTCCGGAGATGTGGTGAAGATAGACGGCGTATGCTATATCTTTGACGGGTACGCCTCGTCAGGAGAGCCGGATATCCTAGACTCCGATGCATCTAGGTATGATACGTGCGAAGATTGTTCGGCTATAGCAGTCTCTGAGGTCCCTAGCTCCACGACACCTAGTACATTGGTTGTAAGCTCGAGCTCTGTATCTATCAGCTTGTACGAATGCTTGGAGTGGGCGCGGCTCGATAACTGCTTTGTGGCAACAGAGCCCTATACGTACGAAGGTGCCTGGACCGGTGAAGAGGGCGGATACTGGTACGAGCTGAAGGATGCTGTAGATGACCTAGCGGAGGGTCCCCAGACTATTTCCTTCACGTGGACACTTCAGAAATATACCAGAGGCTCTCCGTGGCATGCCCCTATCTTCGAGCTAAAAGAGGACCCGGTTGCGGATGTTAGCGCAGAGCGCAGCACTACAGGAAATCCAGTAACGAAGGCTGAATTTCTCGCAGAGATACAATCCGCGTTCGACCAATGGAAGGCTGCGTTTGAGTTCGCATATAGCCCATCGTTCGGGTTCTCCAACCAACTTACGGTGGAGTTCACGTACACGGGTGACGAGAATAGCAATCCCTCACTAACTAGAGGAGATTTCCGGTTCGGCATGGAGGATCTGTCCGCACTAGCTCACGCCTCCTATCCGCTTAGGTACGCTAAGATAGGGAACGGAGCTGGAGGGACTGTCTTACATTTTGATAGAGGCAGTCCTTGGTCTAAGGACTCTTCTAACAAGCACAGAGGGGATACTAACTCATATAGCATAGCTTATGTAGCTGCGCATGAGATAGGACATTCTCTAGGATTTAAGCACAACGAATCCTTTAAGGGCACTCCGGTATACGCTACTCATTCCTATAAGTCCGTATTGTTTCCCACAGTCGTTAATCGTTCGCACATATACGGAGCAGGTCGGCTGGATAAATCGTGGGGCGGTGGCGGGCTTGTTAAGTCCTACGAAGACGTCCGAGGCATACACGAGGTATATGGAATGCCTACCGTGCCTATTTACAGCTGTACGTGGGCATGTATGGATGACCTGCTTAACGGAGCCTCTTCTAGCGTAGCCGGGTTCGTAGACGGGGATGTCCTTAAGATTGACGGAGTCTGCTATTCATTCATCGACGTACATACAGGCCCGTCGGACTCTCTTCCATCCTGCTCCTCAGGTAGCACGCGTGTGCTGTCTTCCCCGACCTTGGATGATGTATTCGACGGGTGCTTCGACTGCGCTAGTGGCCTACCGGACGATGTATTGGATCCTCTGCTGTCTGCGAAGGATGACGGACAGCAGGCTCTTGTAGACCAGAGGCCAATAGAAGAGAACTCGTCCTCCTCTGACAGTTCTGTCTTAGACCTATCCGGCCGAGTGACTCTTATCAACGACGATGCGGCGATGCCTGATATGACTCTGGCCCTTCACTGCCAAGACGAGGAAGTGTGGTGCATTCCTTCCTACTACATAGACCAGTTTATTCCGGGCGAGACTTTTGAAGTTCATTTCGATGTAAGCAGCAGCGCGTGCTTTACGATGCTAGAGGAGGGATCATCCAGTCCGTATTGCGACGTGGTATTCGACTTCCTCTCTCCTCCCATTAATGTCCTCGGACCGTACTTCGATTGCTTAGATTGTGTAGGAGCTGTATTAGATACGTCACCGTCCTCGTCATCTGCGGAAGAATTCGGGTTAGTTCTCGAGACCGGGGAGAACTTCATAACAGAAGACGGCGAGACCCTTACGCTAGAGTAACCAGAAGGACGTTATGGACCATCGTATATTACCTGAGTTTGCCGGAGAAGTAGTCAAGATAGACGGGAAGTGCTTCTCGTTTGCCAGATACGTGACTACTGTCCCCAACTCGCCTGAAGCGGGGGGCGTGCCTACGTACGAAACGTGCGCGGACTGCCTAGGTACCAGCTCCTCTAGTTCGCTACTCGGCGCATCTTCCATCGCCGCCCAGGGCGTCTCTGTTGCATTCACTCCTTCCAGCAGCTCTTATGCAATATCTCTTACGGCTCAGGAGATGTCTAGCTTATCTGATAGATTTGCATCTTCCGATAATCCATTTGCTGAGGATGTATCGAGCCCTGTAGATGTGTCGAGCCCTGTAGATGTGTCGAGCCCTGTGGATGTGTCTAGCCCGGTCGATGTGTCGAGCCCTGTAGATGTGTCTAGCCCTGTGGATGTGTCGAGCCCTGTGGATGTGTCTAGCCCTGTAGATGTGTCGAGCCCTGTGGATGTGTCGAGCCCTGTAGATGTGTCTAGCCCTGTAGATGTGTCGAGCCCTGTGGATGTGTCTAGCCCGGTCGATGTGTCTAGCCTCTACGAGATTTCGAGCCTCTACGAGATTTCGAGCCCGGTCGATGTATCTAGCACTGTAGATGTGTCGAGCCCTGTAGATGTGTCTAGCCCTGTAGATGTGTCTAGCCTATACGAGATTTCGAGCCTATACGAGATTTCGAGCCTCTACGAGATTTCTAGCCCGGTGGATGTATCTAGCCCGGTGGATGTATCGAGCCCTGTCGATGTGTCGAGCCCTGTCGATGTGTCTAGCCCTGTAGATGTGTCGAGCCCTGTAGATGTGTCTAGCCCTGTAGATGTGTCGAGCCCTGTAGATGTGTCTAGCCCTGTAGATGTGTCTAGCCCTGTAGATGTGTCTAGCCCTGTGGATGTGTCGAGCCCTGTGGATGTGTCGAGCCCTGTGGATGTGTCGAGCCCTGTGGATGTGTCGAGCCCTGTAGATGTGTCTAGCCCTGTAGATGTGTCGAGCCCTGTAGATGTGTCTAGCCTATACGAGATTTCGAGCCTATACGAGATTTCGAGCCCTGTGGATGTGTCTAGCCCGGTCGATGTGTCGAGCCTATACGAGATTTCGAGCCCGGTCGATGTGTCTAGCCCTGTAGATGTGTCGAGCCTCTACGAGATTTCGAGCCTATACGAGATTTCGAGCCCTGTAGATGTGTCGAGCCCGGTCGATGTATCGAGCCCGGTCGATGTGTCTAGCCCTGTCGATGTGTCTAGCCCTGTAGATGTGTCTAGCCTCTACGAGATTTCGAGCCTATACGAGATTTCGAGCCTATACGAGATTTCGAGCCTATACGAGATTTCGAGCCCGGTCGATGTGTCGAGCCCTGTAGATGTGTCTAGCCCTGTAGATGTGTCTAGCCCTGTAGATGTGTCGAGCCCTGTGGATGTATCGAGCCCGGTCGATGTGTCTAGCCCTGTAGATGTGTCTAGCCTATACGAGATTTCGAGCCTCTACGAGATTTCGAGCCTCTACGAGATTTCGAGCCCGGTCGATGTATCGAGCCCGGTCGATGTATCGAGCCCGGTCGATGTGTCTAGCCCGGTCGATGTGTCTAGCCCGGTCGATGTGTCGAGCCCTGTGGATGTGTCTAGCCCGGTCGATGTGTCTAGCCTCTACGAGATTTCGAGCCTAGTAGCCGCCGCCCCGGCTCCCCAACTTCAGGCGTTTGACATAGGGTCCGGGTATATTACAATGGATGCTACACCGACCTGGAGCACATTCACAGATCTTACAATAGCGGGCCGGTTTCGATGGGACTCCACCGCCAGCTTCACAGCGTTCTATCGCCCGTCGTCCGGATCAATCCAGAACGTATGGTGGGACCGCGACGGCACTAAGATTAGAATCATCAGCCACCATCCGAGTGTAGGCGATGTCCGTATGTACTCTTCTACATTGGGGTGGGACGATAATGTCTGGAGGCAGCTTGTGTGGAGATACCAGTCCTCTACTAACACAGCGCAGCTATGGCTGAGCGACGGGACTAGTATGTACTCCGAGTCTACCAGCACTAGCTGGCCCGGTACCGGGATATCGGTACTTACTTCCGCCGGACGCATGGGCACTGTCGACGGGTATTTGGATCACATATGTATGTACGACTCATACGAGACGCCGTCCGACTTCTACGCGGCAGGATGCTTTAAGGAGCCCCCAGCCGGAGCACTGTTCCACTATGTCGGCAACCAGTCTACCCTTACTGATGTTCCGGACCAGAGCGGGAACGGAGAGGACGCTACTGCTCAGGCAGGGGTATCTCTATTCGACTACGACGAATGCGACCCCCACTAATAGGAGATAAGGTATGGCAGATCGTACTCAAATAAGAATGGCGGCCGTAGGAGCATTGGCCACTCTTCACGAAGAAGAGCTAGTTGCTATGTCCGATAAGATTATCGAATATATCTTCCTGTTCAACGATACTGGGTCTAGCCTACTTGAGGGGGACTGGCAGCAGGCGCCGGGAGATCCCCTGTACGCTCGTATGCTAGATAGTGCATCGGCGTGCACTGATGCTCTACAAGCATTGAGGGACATAAATGCAGCGGACGGCCGACAAGCGATTAGAGACGCTGCTGCGGATGCTGTAGATGCCCTTAACTACGAAGAGCGGGATGCCCTGATTATGGCCATCCTACACAGAATTTATGTGTCTGACGATATTACCGGAGATAGCCTGGCATCTGAGTGGTACGAGGGTAGAACTAACATCAACGTCGCATTCTGGACGGCTCCCTTGGCTATTCGAGATATCTACAACGCCTTATTCGCTCTTCCGTAATCCTCCGACAAATCTGCGACAACGCATGTTGGTAGATTAAAGGCTGCGTACTCTTTAGCCACAGGCAGTGCTTTATCTAAGCCGCCCGGCACGCTTATCAGTCCTGTGAAGCTATTCGGCATATACAGTATAATAGCCGGAGTCGCGCTGCCTCTTCGTATAGTGGACAGATAGGTAGATACAGGCCCGTCGGGCGTGAGGAAGCAGACGCCACATACTAGGCCGGGGTACTGCTCTATAACCAGGAACGGTCGCTCAGTCTCCGGCAATAGCTTAGAGCTCGATCTGCAGAACCCGTGGTTATCTCTCATTACGCTCTCCAGGCCGGCCTTAGATCCCCGGAACAGTAGGCCTTCGAATAGTGAATGGTGTAGTGCATCCCATCGCATACCCGGGACCCCGTATCTCGCCCTATCTACGGAGTCCGGAAATCCATCATCAAGATAAGCCCTTCGGGCTTGCTGTAGGTATTTTCTAATGCTGAGTTGTGTTTGCATGCCGTTGCTGTTATTATGGTACATCCATCCCTTAGACCCAGAGGCCAAGCAGCTATAGCAGTAGAACCACGGAGCTTTTATTCTCCCGAATCTCCCGCACGTGCGCTCAGCACATCTAGGACATTTCTCAATTATCCTGGGAACTACGCTCTTCTGCGCTTGCTCATCTTTGCCTCTACCCATATTCCAACTACCCTAGGAGTTAGTCCTATGTTCGATCATGTCTCCGACACCAATAACGCCACACTGTACCAAATCAGCCAAGAAGTCAACCTTCCGGAATTCGTTAAGGAAGCCTCCCTGCCGGATGCAGACAGCCTGAAGGATCTTCCTCCGGCTGGGTTCGCATATCCAGAGATGCGTCGATTCCCTATTCACACAAAGGCCGATATATGGCTGTCCGCTGCGTATCTTCACAAGAGTGCCTCAGCCCTCTCTCCGTGCACCTTCCAGGGCATCCAAGCTGCCGTGGAGAGCGCTGCCGAGCTATGGGGGGTAGACCTCCCACGCTTCGACACGCCTAAGGAGGCCAGTATCGAAGAGCCTGCCTCGGCATACTCCGTTGTATTCGATGTAGGCGGAGACACACATACTACCTATGTATCCTCACCCGAGGAGATGACTAAGGTGGCCGCCCATATCGTGGAGAACGACGACTATCCCTATATGGCGCGACAGGCGTCTGCGAGACAAGTAATCGCCGCTCCAGCAGCTATGAAGGGAGACATCACCAATGAAGTGATGTGCTCGCTTCACAAACTTGCCGGCTACGGAGTAGGGACGCTGGAGGCTGCCCGTCGCGCAGTCCGTCAGCGCCGCAACGCTATGCAGGGCCCACTGAAGAGCGTTGGAGTAGAGATGGATGAGCTTGACGGCATCCTTAAGGCAGCCGCATCCGAGGAGACAGGCAACCTTTTAGGCCCAGAGCTTCTCAGTAAGACGGCGGCTATGCTCGACGCGGTCGATCGAGTCACATCGATGTGCGATCGATATACGGATACTTTCCGCCCAGGATACGAACAGATATTCCAGACAACTACCCATGATGTAGACTCTTTCGCCAAAGAGGCCGTAGAGCTGAGATGCGGGGAAGTTATTTCTCGACAAGATCTCCGGGTAGCGAAGGCCGGGGCGTGGCTGGAGCGCTGCTTTGGTGAGAAGACCGCTAACGAGGACGAGCTAGTAGACGCCGTGAAGGCCATGTCTTCCAGACGGTCGGAAATCCTGTATTCTCACATCCGATCCGCCGTTGACGAGGTGTCGGGCTAGTATGAAGACTGCTAGAGACTGGCTACAAGACCCTACCCTGTTCTCGACTTCCGCTATAGTGCTTCTAGTGGATGCGTGGGGTTCAAAGTTCTTTGAATGGGATCCTGCAACCATTGAGATGGAGCTGGCTACGACCTTCGGGATCGATCCGACTCCTGAGCTACTGGACCGGGTAAATGCAGCAGTCTCTTTGTTTAACTCTAACCTATTCTACCTATCTCTGGAGACCTTCTCTGCAGTATGCAACGCCCTAAACTTCGGAGTAGTGTCCTCAGAGGTATTCCTGCCGGCGGACCTGGACGATGTGCTATGGGGAGTCTCCGAATCGCGGGTTCTGCTAGGGGAGTTTGCGGACGAAACAGAGTTCAGCCATAACATAGCCAGATACGTCGGACAGTTGCTAGACCAGGAGGGGGTTCAGGATCCTCCCGCTATCCTCGGGTTCGCTGAGAGAGACGAGAGGACACAAGGAATAGAGTCAGAGGCCTTTTCAGACGAGGTGGAGTCTCAGGTATACTTCACAAGACGTGCGGAAGAAAAAGAGGGACTAGAGGCCGAGAACAATGCTCGACTCCTGTCCCTCTTCCAGCAGCTGACTCGCCTACCTCTCCGGTACGGGGATGTAGAGCAGATCAAGAGTCAGCTATCTGCTACTATGCGCGAGGCGTCCTAAGTTAGGCCGGATACTACCCCGCCGGCCGCCTCAGCCTGTCGGTATTTGTCTGCCATTCGGTCTTGATTGATAGTACGGAGCATCTCAATCTTCTCCGCCATTGACAAGCTTCGCTCGTTACACACTGTGCGGATTTCCTCTGAGGTGAGCATGGGGAATTTGAACTCCAATAGCTCGAGCCGGCTCTCCTGGGTCATCTTGATCTCCTTGCCGTCCGCAGTCTTACCTGCCATGACATTGGAGATTATGGAGGAAGTGCTATTGCCCGGGGTCTCCAGCTGAGCCTTGGCAGCGTGGATAACCTTGATCACCTTCTCGACGAAGCGCACATAGTGGTCTCTGCTGGATTTAGTGATTTTAGGATTTCCCAGCATCTCGTTCAGGCCTTTAGCTCTATTTGCTGCCTCCAGCGTGGTCATGGTGGATACTATTCCGTCTTTGCCTCGGATGTACACGATCCCGTTCTCCGCCCACATCGTATCATATGTGATGAACGACTCGTCCTTAGACTTGCCGATATTGAAGGATGCCTTGCGGCGTGTCCGGGACTTGGTCTTTTTCTTGGAACGGGACATTGTCAGTTCTCCTCTTCTTCGTGGCCGTATAGTTGAGCTTTCTCCAGATCACCTACCCATAAATGTAGAGGGCAGTATGTCGACGCCATCCGGGCCTTTAGCTCCAAAAAGCAGCCGCAAGACTCGTGAGAGCATCTCACCTCTTGTGGATCAAACAGCGTACATGTAACGCAGGTCTCCATCCTGTCAAGGAACTCTTCTTCCTCCACCAAGACATCTCCTGTGTCTAAAGCATGCTCTAAGGCTGCCGATGCTGATCGGGCAAGGTTCTTAGCCAATTTAAGGAGAGACGGATGCTCTGCAGTAGGTGCATCCTCTTTTAATGCCTCTATCTTCTCGGCTAGTGCTTCTCTGCGGGAATGTATATCCATAGGTAATTACGTAGGGGTTATAGGGTAGTCGTTAGCGCCAGTCGACCGAGGCCCCTCTCGGAGCGATCATATCGGCGTCAGAATGTGATAGCTTTATAGCCAAGGCCTCGGCTAGGTTCGGGTACTGCTGCTTGCTGTACCATATACAGCTGCATGCGTAGTTGGTGGCGTGGCATATGTCATCGCAGGTGCCGGCAGCCTTCGATATTAGAAACACATCGCTGCCTCTAGGGCGCTCTTGAAGGTGCTCTACCAGGTTAACGAAGTCTGAGAAGCAGTCCACGCTGCTTTCGTACTCAGGCAGCCGTACCTTTCCTCCCTTTATCATTGCACACAGGGTGACCAGAGAGCGGGGCTTGTCTATTGTATAGCTAGACCGAGAGCCGTGGGCGGCCCCTCCATTGAAGTAGATGACGTCTTTATTTCCTGTCACCGAGTATGTATACGGGATAAGCTTCTCAGGAGGTACTCCAGCCTGTATTAGCATCACCTCTCTTAGATTACCCGCGCCGCCGTAATCGTGAGCAATAAGGTCGGGATTGAATCTGGTTATCAGATCCAGTATTAGCTGTGTTTCCTCGTGCGGAGGCATATTCCTGTTCAGCTTGGTAGCGTACAGGACATCTACGGCATCTCCTCCTGATCGAGGAGTACCTGCTATGACAACCGCGGTATATGATTCTGACTCATCGCCGCCCCCGCCCCAGTCGATGCCCATGCACAGCATACTGTAGTCCCGCTTACGGAACAGGGCGTCTCGTAGGGTGTTCGGCTTATCCTCTGTGCTTACACGTCGGATGTCGTTCAAGGACATAAGTTTAGTGGCGCTGTCGTATGACTCCCCTAAGCACTCGTTCCAGAACTTGGAAGTGGGATATAGGCGCATCTTATTGAGCAGGTCCCGCCAGTTGTCCTCGGACTCGAAGTGCACGGGATGTATGGCCTGCGGAACGTGGTATCCTACAAATTCAGACTGCTTGCTGGGATTGGCGTGCACCCATCCCCCTTCTCGTGGATTTATGACCCGGCCGCATTTAGCACAGCTTACTCCCTTCTTCCCAAGCATCTTCAGAAGGTCGTGCTCAGCAGAGGCTATGTTCCAGTAGTTACATGCTTGGCATTGAGTGGTCCACGCCGCCATAGAGGACTCATTCCACAGCTTATCGATAGTGTTATCGAACGTCTTCGGAGTACCTGTGAACAGCTCGTCTCGGTATAGCTTAGACCCAGACATCGTCTCCGCGATGACGGGAAGGAATTCCCACAATATGTCCTGCACCTCGTCGTAGTTGACGTTATTACAGGCTATCGATCGGATACGCTCCGCGTCAAGAAATGCGAACGAGTAATAGTGTATAGACCCGTTCCGAAACGTGCGCTGCAGAACAGATTGCTCCTTACCTACACCCTTCTCAAGAAATAGCTCCTTACACGGAGACTCCGCTATCAGGGGACGCATGTTGTTATTGCTAATACGTTTTATCTGCTCGAACCGCGGACATACGAACAGTGAGTTGTAGTACGGAGTAGATATAGTCCTAGACAGCTTGGCTACCGACATATTCTGCGACTTGCCTACCTGCCTGGCACACTTATACAGAACCTTTCTCGGCAGGTCTATACGGAACAGTGGGCGAAAGAAGTAGTGGTCAGACAGGTTGTAGCTCTTACCCTTCAGCCGGAATAAGGTCAGCGCGGCGAGCAGTTTATGTCGGCTCTTGCTCTCCAGGATACGTTTCCGCATCTTGCTGAATAGGGTTGATCTACTGGGGTCCTGCATTGCGCGTATATGTACCTAAGGGATGCATGAGGGGCGTAGAATAGTACCCGTCAGCGGCCCATAGTCAACATCCCTGTTTAGATATAGATACTCCACAAATACCTTAATTTTAGGAGGTTTTTAGGGCATATATACCTGAGTAGTGCTAGGTGGTGCTAGTCTCTCAGTTAGTGGTAGCCCGCGGCCGTCAGCTGCCCTAACTCACCATAACGACGGCCTGAGGAGAGTCACATGACTCAAGTCGAATTGCAGGGACGCCTGCAGGTTTATTTTGGGGCGGATGCCCCAGAAGAAGTTCATGCAGCAGCAGAGATGCTGCTGCAACAGGTCCTCCGCCGCGAGGCGGAGGGAATAGAAGAGGGGCGCCCCGATGCGCTTCGGCGCATAGAAAGCTGGAAGCGGAAGTGCTTCCAGTGGGCCTCAACCGCCGCGGAGGAGGGTAACGACCTCCTGGCCGCGGTGGCATTTGGAGCAGTGGCAGATTTCAATCTGCTGCTGCTGGACCCCGCCTGATGTCTCCCTCCCCTGCTCCTGGCTTAGGTCGGGGAGCAGGGGAGGGATTTCATAGTCGGACGCCACCCACCCTATGTATTTTTTTTAGATATAACTTGCCGCAGCAAGGAGGACTGCGACATAGCTCCAATAAATGAGTGTACAACAACCAGGTAACATATAATAAGGACTACACCCACCGCAGGATACTTAAATGAAGACTGACCTATTTGAAGATCGAGTGAATCAGGGCCCCGTGATAAAGAACAAAACACGTTACGTTACGGGGATCCTACATTCCCACCGCCGTCCTGTCGAGGTCCCTAGGAATAAGGAACCAGACGACGATCCTTCTACTAGGGGTCTCACTACAGAAGGAAATGAATAGCAGAATACCATCGTCCGACATCACAAGAACATACACCCCACACAATCGTCTTACACAGGACGCCAAGATATCTGAGCCGTTGCATAGGGCCTTATCCGTTAGCCTAATCGCGGCGGTAGGGCTATTGTTCTATTGGCTCTTTATTCCTCTCGCCCTACTACTCGCATATGGAAACAAAGGAAGGAACCGCCGTGTGAATGCGGCTGGGGAATTCACATACATAGCGGGAGGTGCTGCGCTATGTGCCCTACTCCTAGTGTACTACTTTAACTTTGACACGGGATTAGGGTGTGCGATGGATATGACATCGCTGATAGGTGCAGGATATCTACTGGCATACCCGCTGATAAGAGGTACGTACTGCATATACTGCATGGTGCGGGACCATATCCACCGCTAGATGCCCTCCCATACTTAATAACAAGGAACAACAACGCAATGAAAGACGAAGATAAGGTAATAACGCACGAGTGGCTAGTCTCGAAAGGGGCGTGCTACTTCGACGAAGAGGGAGAGCCTGACACGGCTCTAGGAAGATGGCTTCTGCCTAAGCTGCCGATCAGTATAGAGCAGCTAGGCCGTATGCGCAAGATCCCCGCACGGGATAAGCTCTGGGCTCTATATCGCCTAATGTCTGAAGAGCAGTGCAGTCTTGCAGCGCGACGCTCAGCGCTCCGATGTATCGGGAACTGGGAGGCAGAAGTACCCGAAGTAGTTCTTCGCTGGCTGCGGGAGGGGAGAGAGGAGGACCGGAAAGACGCAGAGTACGCCGCTGGGTCCGCCGCAGAGTTCGCCGCACGGTCCGCCGCACGGTCCGCCGCGGTAAAAGACGCAATCGCTATCCTCCAAGGTAGCATAACAAAGGCAACACAATGAGTAAGAAGAATAATACTCGTAAGAAGAAGAATACTCGTAAGAAGGCGCCTGCCGCAGGCCCTATAAAGATGTCCGTACAGCGTCTTCGGGTAACCTGCCCTGACCTAAAGCTGTATACCAACTTGGTAGTCCTAGGATATAGGAAAGTTACTGCCCCGGATGGTAGGAAGCTACCGGACCGTCCGGAGGTGTTTCACGACTTCGAAGACGCCGCCAGCGCAGGTGCATTAGCGCACTGGGTAGCGGAGAGTCTGAAACGGCAGGTGGATCCATGATAGCGTTCTCTGCTGACTTACATCTCCGTCGTTTTATGTGGCGGTCTCGTAGAGATATGGATGGGGACGGGTTTCACGCCTTAGCGTCTATGCGGGACTCTCTTATACGCAGGTGGAGATCTAGCCCAGATCCGGATCTGCATGTAATCCTAGGCGGAGACATATTCGACGAGAAGAGAGTAGACGGAGCTACACTGCATGCGTTTACCTCGTTTGTTGACGACCTATACAAAGAAGGAGTTGAAGTATACTTCGTTCAAGGCAATCACGACTTTGACGCAGTAGAGCCTCTTCCATCAGTACAGGGAGCTACGCACATACACGGCAGGTCTGTAGAGCTGGACGGGAAAGTAATCTACGGACTGGATTGGCAATGTAAGACGGATCTGCCACTAGCGCTGGACTCTGTGCCTGCCTGCGATTTCCTAATACTGCACCAGATGTTTGAACACTTAGTGCATTTCGAGGCAGCTGCTGACCTATCCCTAGACGACATTCCCTTGCATGTGGGCAATGTATTAGTCGGGGACGTGCATGTACGAGACATTACCAGCCTGCGCGGATCCGGAGTCTGCATATCTCCAGGACCTCTTCAGCCCTGCAACATAGAGCAAGGAGGACCGCACGGGGCGTATATTCTCGAGGAGGGTGCCGCGGAGTGGGAATTTGTCCCGCACGCTACAAGACGTATACACAGATTTTCCGTACAGGTAGTAGAAGATCTAGAGGAGGTATGTGCTCTTCTAAAGGAGCTGGCAGGTTCTCCAGCAGAGGCGGACGGGCTAGAGCCTATAGTAGAGGTTCGGTATCCGACAAAACTAGCGAATGAGGTGGGCGAGGTACTAGGTGTGGCATCTAATGTTAAGGTGTTCTCCCGCCCTCTCGCTACCGGATTAGTATCGGAGGATCACTTGATCCAAGCTCGTAAGAGCATGAGCGACTTATCGCTGCAGTCCTCTCTATCCGTATTCTGCGATCCTGCAGATAAGCGGCCCCTATACGACTTTCTATCCGGATGTCTCGCGGGGAATGAGGACATAGAGATTCAGCGGATAGTAGATAAAGGAGTACCCGATGAAGTTTGTATCACTGACGCTGGATAACATATTCCAGCACAAGGACCTCTACCACGAGTTCCAGCCTGGAATTACAGGAGTAGTGGGTCGCAACGGATCTGGGAAGTCTAACTTTTTGGATGCGCTATATTTTGCAATATCCGGAAAGACCTCGTCAGATACGGCGAAGGCGGATATGCTCGGGTGGGCAGCCTCGTCCGGCAGCACGACTCTTGTCTTCGAGCACGGTGGTCGGACATTTACCCTGAAGCGTCGGGTAGACTCATCCGCTGTGACGCTGTCGTCGCCAGATATGGAGAAACCCCTTCGAAGTAAAGAGGCCAATGCCTTTATGGAGGACGCGCTAGGTACGTCCTTTTCCGGTATGTACGAAACCTGCTTCACACCACAGGGGGGTCTTATCTCCATCCTGACTATGGGCCATGCGCAGCGAATGGCGTTCTTCCAACGTCTGGTTCAGCACAGCACTGTAGAGCGGATCCGAGCAAAGATATCTGACGCACGGTCTAAAATTCCTCTATATCTGGACCGATCCGAGGAGGTGGGCACGCTGTCCGAGACAATCAAGCATCAGACGCAGGTCAGGGAACAATCGGCCAAGACTATCGCCGACTCGGAGGCTCTGGAAGAGGAGTATAGAAAACAACTTCCGGAAGTTCAGGCCCTTCTGTCGTCTCCGACCGAGGACGAGAAGTCGAAGAAGGTGGCCCAGGCCGTGGCGCAAGTTGCTTATCTGTCCAAGACGCTGGCGGACCTGCAGTCCCAGCACACCCCGGAGCCGTGTCCACCTTGCGATCCTCCTACAGAAGAGGAAGAAAACCTATATCGTCAGAAGGATAGACTGGATCTGACATCCTCGTCACTCCTGTCCGCGTCAGATCGATTGGAGGATCTTCGAAATCAACTAAGACAGCTACCTACCGTTCCCTCTCCCGGGGACGGACTATTCTCCGATAAGCGGGCCATCGTGGCCAAGCTCAGCGCGCAGCACGATCTATGCGTTGCTGGGGTGTGTCCCACGTGCCTGAGACTCCACGACGCAAAGGACGAAGAAAAGGACGAGGCCGAGGCATCGCTGGATGCTGCTCGGAAGGAATTGGAAAAGCTGTCTGAGGAGTGGGAGGAGAGCAACAGGGCTTTTAATAACAACTACATAAAAAGAAGTGGGTACAAGGCGGAGATAGCTTCCGCCGAGAGGCAGGTCGGACATCTTTTGGAATCTGTGCGGACTATGCAGGAATCGCTGCAGGGGTTCGATAAGGATAAGTATATGCAGAAAAAGAACGCGTATGCTAAATTCACGCAGTACCTACAGCTACAGGCCCGCGCAGAGGCTCAGATATCCCCAGTACAGCGCAAGCTAGACGATGCTAGGGACTCCCTACTCCAAGCAGAGGCACAGGTCGCCTGCTCGGAAGAGTCTAGGGAGAAGTGCGAGGAGTTCATCTCCAATCTGAAGGAACTAGAGAGCGTTCGGCTAAAGGCTATTGAAACAAAAGCGGCCGCCGACGCAACCTTAGCAGCCAGTCGGGAACGACTCTCTGCGGCCCAGGAAGAGCAGTCCCTTCGGAATAAGGCAGAGAAGGTCTCATCATTCTTAGCTGAGGCACGCACAGTCTTGCATCGGGACAACCTACCTAAGCTAGTTATGCAGAAAATGCTAGTGGGGCTGAATGCTCAGCTGGATTCATACCTATCCTTATTCGATACCAACTTCACGGCGTACATCAGCGAGGAGTTCGACTTTATGGTGTCGTTCCCTCATAAGAGCAACGTATCTTCTCGAGCACTTAGCGGAGGACAAATGGTAGCTCTAGCCCTTGCCTTTAAGTTTGCGGCTGCCGACCTGTTGGCTTTCCGCGTGCCTCTGCTGGTTCTTGACGAGCCTACTGTGTGGCTGGATGATATCAATAAACCAAAGCTTGCATCTATCCTCTCCAAGGCTAAGAGTATCACCGAGCGTACGTCATCTGAAGTGCTGATCGCAACACACGAGCCGGCACTGATGCCAGCCTTTAGCCGAATCAAGGACGTGTCTGCGTCCGGAGCCTATGCTGTATAGGGAGGCTCACTCGGATCAACAACAACACCAACAACAAGGAGGCCGCGCAGTATGATATTGCTAGAGCTTCGAGGAAACATATTAACGGCTTCCTCATTCCACCCATGTATGGCTGCTCCGCTGACAGCTACTCGCATGAAGAAAAAGCCGTGGAATATGCGATCGTCCACTAGTAAGGGCAATTTCATATTCGAGAAGATTCCCCTATACGATGACGTAGCGTCCGGCGGGATCTTTACCCACGCTGGGCTCCTGACTTCTCTTTGTTCCTCTCTCCAGGCCGCCCGCGTGCCCTTCGAGATAAAGGATCATCGGGACCCGCTGCCTACTCCGTCCTTCGATAATGTAGGGCCCCTTAGGACCCATCAACCGGAGGTACTTGCCAAGATATGTAGTTCCTACATGGGGGTGGTGAACTGCGCCACCGGGATGGGTAAAACCTACATGATCGAGCAGCTGTGTCGTATCTATCCGTCTGCAAAGATATTAGTGGTGTCTGGGTCGCGCCCCGTGGTGAATTCCATATACGACAGAATCTGCCGGGCATGTCCTGAAAAGAAGGTGTCTAAGCACTCCGGATCCCATAGGTTTCTGGAGGAGAGCGAAGTATGCGTTTCTACAGTAGGTGTCCTATATAAGATACCTTCAGAGTGGCCCGACCTGTTAATATATGACGAGGCTCACGAGGCCGGCAGCACTACTGCTGTAACTGCCGTGCTAGGATTCTCGCAGTGCCGTAGATTCGGGTTTTCCGCATCTCCTACTGGTCGCTCAGATAGAGCCGATAAGTTCATAGAAGCTCTATTCGGACCAGTGATTGCTGAGGTGGGCTACCAGGATGCCGAAGAGGCAGGGTTGGTTGTTCCAATAGAGTGTCGCTTCATTTCTGTAAATGAGGATAGGTCTCCTCTGGTGGGGTCGGAGATAGCGCGCAAGAAAGAAGGGTACTGGCAGAACTCCCATAGAAATGACCTGATCGCAAGGGCTGCGAAATCGTTCGAGGATCACCAAGTATTGGTATTCGTGGAGAAGACAGAACATGCCCTGCGTCTAAAGCACCGGCTTCCGGAGTTCGAAGTAGTTCACGGAGGAGTCGGAGACCAGTACTGGAAAGCGTTTGTCGATATGGGCATTGTAGATCCAGAGCGCACGGATCTAAAGTCTCCGGACGCAGACGATATACGTAAGCGATTCGAGACGGGCGAGGTTAAGAAAGCAATCTGCACTACCTGCTGGAACAAGGGAGTTGATTTTCCTGAACTATCGGTCCTAATCCGAGGGGACGGGCAGACGTCCAGCATCCCATGCACGCAGATAGTTGGACGACTTTCACGAATATCCGACAACAAACCCCAGGGGGTCCTAGTAGACTTCCAGGATAACTTCGACCCATGGTTTGTCCGTAGATCGGACAAAAGGAGAGATGAGTATGAGAAAAAAGGATGGAGAATCAGGGACGGATGGGTCCCTGCCTATTCCTGACCTAGATATATGGGATAGTCTGCACTACCTCACAGGAGGCACTGTCCTTCCTGTGGCGAACGATCCTATATGGACGAACATGGAGTGTAGGCTTAGATCTGCTGGATTCAGTCCCTTCGAATACATATACTACATCGCTGTCCATTCGCAGCGAGATTCTGGGATGAAGTCCTCTGTAGCTACTCTTGCGATTAAGAACGTCTGCGTGAGTGATAAGATGTGGAGAGGGTTCTTGGTCTTTAAGTCAGGCCTCCCATTGGAGCTGGACGTAAACATGCGTCTACAGCGAGATATCCTAAATTCATCGACAAGGACCAACGGCCTGCACTATGTTCTCAAGCATCCTTATTTCGAAGTAGGCCCCTCTCTTAGAGTAGAGTCTGCCCTGAAGATGCTTAGGATCGGGCGTCCGGAGTACGCCGATATCATCCAGATGTGGGGATTGCGAGCCGGAGAGGTCTTATTGGGACTTCCACAGATCGCACTACATCTGCCTACAACAATAAACGCGCTAAAAGAGGAGGACTCTTATGCTGCCAGACACTTGTTTCCCTGGTCGGGAGACTGATAGGAGGACGAAAACGCTTGTATGTAAGCATCTCGTCCGTCGCGCTCATATCCTACAGCCTTCTCATAGGCTGCTGATGCGTATACGCTACTTCAAGGAATATCCCGATCTGGAGTTCGTCTTCAAGGTTGTTGAGATGTACTTCCAAGAATTTCAGCAGCTGCCTAGCAAAGAGGTTCTGCTGATGGAGATGGATGGCCTAAACCAGCAAAGCTCGTCACCATTTGCATCCTCTCTACTGCAGGGATTCGGTGAAGTCTTTGACGTATGGTACGAGTCGGATGACTGGGCGGACGAGTACGTCAAGTCCCTGATAACCGAGTCTGCCCGCATGGTGGCCAAGGAGGAGCTGGTAGCCCAGGTCACAGACAATGACGATATAGGGGAGATTCAGACATATCTGCAGAGGGCAGAACGAGACTTCTCATCGGACGTGTTCGATTCTCTGGCTGTAGAGACAGCGTGGACTGACGTGGCCGGATCTATGCGAGAGATGAAAAAGGAGCGACTAGGTCAATCCTTTATCGACACTGCACTAGACGGAGGTTCCGCTCCAGGAGAGGCTGTGCTTCTGGTGGCACCCAGCGGCGGAGGAAAGACCACCCTGGGGATGCAGTGCGCGGCGGCACAGGTAGCTAGCCAGAAGCACGTGGTGTATCTATCCACTGAGCAGCGCCTGCAGGGGGATATGGCTATCCGCCAATTCGTCCTAGGAACCGGGGCGTCTCGTCGAGAATTTGCTCGAGGATATTCGGGATTATCTAAAGAGGTCCTGAGCCGGCTAGATTCGGTTAAAGACCAGTGGCTGGAGTATTTCCACTTCGTGGATTGTCGAAAGTCCACCAGGGCCATCACGTGTATTGACGATCTCTTCTCTCCGATAGACGCTCTACTAGAGCAGGGCAAGCGCCCCAGTCTGGTGATACTAGACTGGTGGGGAAGGCTCCGTAGCCGCCTTGTGATGCAGCAGGACCGTATGTCGGATAATCGTTTTAGGCACGCCTCTTCGGACTGGATGGATACGTTTCTAGACGGTGTGAGAGAGAGGAAAGGCAGAAGTCTAGTACTGCATCAGGTTTCGGGAGCAGCAGCCCAAAAGGGACCAGATGCCCTACTTACCACGCACGACGCGCAGGAGGATAAGAACCTGAATAATCTCTTCGAGTTCGGATTCGCCTTGTCTAAGCTCAACTCAGATCAGCAGTGTAAAGTCAACTGCGATAAGGCCCGATCTGCGGCATCCACTACGGGACTACTTCAGCTAGCAGGGGAGTACTGTAAGTTCATCTCTGCCGGTCCTGCTGACGTGGATCTGGCGGATATAGCTACTCCGGACACAGGAGCACTTATGGATGAGTTCCAGTCGCTAAGCGGCGACGGGGCGGTATTCTGATGACGCTCCTAAATCCTAATCTATATCAAGCACTTCGTGAGGTATTCCAGCAAGACCCGGAGATAGCTAATCCGGGAACTGCTGCCGGGTTCTCCTGTCCTCCAACTAGCCGTACCCATCTAGGGAGAAAGACTAAGCGGATGGTGAATCTATGCGGAGGATGGGGCGAATGCTATGTGCTGAACTGTCCTGCATGCGGAGATACTCGTCGTCGGCTGTACTTCTCTCATACGTTCCTATGTAGCGTAAAGAAGAACTCAGTCACGTACTACTTCGGCCGGGTGTATAAATGCCATAACGAAAGCTGCAACCTGTCTGAATACATACAGCGCATGGACCTCGATAGGCCTGTTCTGACCACTAAACCTCAGGCATTTACCAGCATCCTCATGGAGGAGACGTCTCTTCCTAAGGACTGTTTGCCTCTTCTAAACGAGGATGTGCCTGCCTACATCTTAGACTATGTCCGAAGCAGGGGCTTCGATCCTGTAGAGCTAGCTAACGAATACTTCATACATGTGGCTCGAAAAGGAAGCTCATATCAAATGGGAGATGAGAAGAGGACGTTCTTCGACGACAGGCTGATCGTGCCGCTTATACAGGGTGCTAGATTAGTCGGATGGCAGGCCCGCAGATGTAAGGACATATGGAAGGATAGGTACAAATACCTGAACTCCAAGGTCCGCAAGAGTCATTGCCTATATAATCGCGACGTGGCTATGTTCCACCGAGATGTCGTGATTGTAGAGGGAGTTACGGATTGCTGGCGCATAGGGCCCAAGTCTGTTGCCTTATTTGGCAAGTCCCCGTCACCTAGACAGGTATCCTTACTGAAGTCACTGTGGGGTTTCAGCGGACGTGCAGTCGTATGCTTCGACTCCGATGCCGAGTCCGAGCAGGAGGCTCTGGTTTCCAGGCTTCGTATAGAAGAGGCGTTTCCCAGAGGGGTATCTCAAATACATCTTCCTCCAGGAGTAGATCCGGCATCCCTCACTAAAGGGGAGATGGATAAGCGTATATCTGAAGCACTTGAGACCGCTAGATAATACACACATCACACAAATCAGGATATCAAACTATGGAAAATAAGAAAGAGCCCGTATTTAAGACGACCAAGCTGCGCACGGGGAGGTTCTTCCAAGCACGGCCGGTTGTAGAGGAGGATGTGACGATCGCCATGCGTTCGCCCAAGGACGGCCCTTTACGCACCGGTACGAGAGTACACGCAGGATACCGCGTGGAGATCAACAGCGGACTGGTGGATATAGAAGACGCCAAGACCCTGGGGCTGTTGTCACCTCGGTCCGGTTATATTTCTCGGACCCCCCGGAACCAGAAACACCTAGAAAACCATCCTCTTATAGAATTCTACTACTCCGTAGAAGAGACGGTTAGTTACCGGGGATTGCGTGGAGAGGAGGCCAAGCTTAAGCGGTATAACGATATTTGCGATAAAGTCCAGGCTAGGGCAATCTCGGAGCTGACAGTAGAGTTTATGCTACAGGACTTGAACGCAAACATACAGACGAAGGTCTCTGCACACAACTCGGAACTTACGAGAGATATGTGCAGGACATATTCCTCACTAGATTGCTGGCGGTTCGATAAGGTTGAAGATGACCGACTTGTACCGCTAGATAAGCAGCTTCTTCAGATAGACTCTAAGCTCGACATCCTGAAGGAGGAGAGGAGGGTAGTATTGGAGGAGATCCGAGTACTTAGAGTAGATATACTCGCTTCCCATTCTGAGGAGTCCGTCCCTGTACCGGAAGTACGGTCAGCCATTCTAGAGAAGCTCAAAGAACCTACTGCGCTGCGGCAGGTGGAGTGGCTATTCGGATGACGACGGATAAGGAGGAGCGGTTGTGGAAGTATTAGTCGGCAGGGAAATATACACTGTAACGGTATGGGAGCCAGGGTCTCCTGTGCTTCGGACTTCAGGACTACGCCCCGCTATCGGGGTGGATACTGAGACTAAGCTAATTATCCCGGGCGAGCCCGTAGAGCTGGCACTACTGCAGGCCGCCTGCAGTGTCTCCCGGCAGATCCACCTAGTCCGCGCATGGGACGTAGACTTCTATCTGCCTGAGATGGTGCGGCTCAATCCTACGGCAGAGCTGATCTTCCATAACGCATCCTTTGATCTCCACGTTCTCGGCATATCCGGCCCCCATAAGCAGTTATGGGTAAATGCGATTACTGAGAACCGTATAGTCGATACTGGGATGCGTTGGATGCTTCGTCAGCTGAATAGGGGATCTAAAGATCGTCGATGGAAGTTGGACTTTGTGGCAAAGCGGCTGCTGCACATTGATGTGCCTAAGGATGAGGAGATCCGCCTAACCTTCACTAGAGATATGGAGCTTACGGACCGCCACGCTAAATATGCAGCAGTTGATGCAGCTATAACTGTCCTGATGTTCCGAGAGATGCCGGAGGCGTATCCTACCGAACAGATTCAGCTACTTGGGGCGATCGCCCTGGACTCCATCAGCCGTAATGGTATGCGGGTAGATCGTCCGTACTTCGACCAGATGAAGGTCAAGTTCGAGGATAAGAAGCGTGTGACAGAAGCTGTGATGGCAGATTTCGGATACTATGCTGGAGTAGCCGGCAACTCTTCTGTACTTCAGAAGCTCCTCGCCTACATAGAGAAAGAGCTTCAGTTTATAGAAGGGTCAGAAGACATCCAGTTCTCCCGTACGGAGAAGACAGGTGCAATACAGATCACGGACGACTCGTTATCCGTGATGGGACATCGATCCCATCCATTCCTCGAGGCCTACCAGTCCTTCCAGCACGACCAGAAGATATTGAGCACCTACATAAACCCTGAGCTAATATGCGGGGACGGTCGGGTGCACCCTAGGTTCAATCCTTTGATGCGGACCGGACGAACCAGTTGTTCCGGCCCCAATCTTCAGAACGTGCCTCGGGAAGAGGGGGTTCGTGGGATGTACATCCCTACTGAGGGATATCTACTGTATGCGGCGGACTATAGCCAGCTAGAGCTATGCGCACTTGCCCAGAGCTGCCTGCAGTGGTACGGGGCATCTACTATGGCCGATGTTATCAACGCAGGGGAGGATCTACACAGGTGGTTCGCAGGAGTCATCCTGAATAAAGATCAGTCGCTAGTTGATAAAGGGGAACGACAGACGGCTAAGGCCTGTAACTTCGGATTCCCGGGAGGTCTGGGACTTGCGACTTTTAGCACTTTGGCTAAATCTTCGTACGGGGTTACTTTACCTATCGAGGAATGCCGGATCCTAAAGGATAAGTGGCTGGCTGCGTTTCCTGAGATGAAACAGCACCTGTCTCCTCCTGTGGACTACTCCAGCTCGGATACGGACGATGACGGAGATACGCTATATATAGGTAGAACTGTAACAGGGAGAATACGACGAGCCTGTCCGTACTGCTCGGCAGCTAACTATAGCTTCCAAGGGCTGTCTGCGGACGGGGCAAAAATAGCGCTATGGTATCTGTTTCTAGAGGGGTTCCGGGTAGTAAACTTCATCCATGACGAGGTGATAGTAGAGCTTCTCCCCGACGAGCACCTTCAGCACAATATCAAGCGCATCAACACACTAATGGTCGAAGGTATGCGGAGAGTGATCCCGGACGTTAAGATTAGCGTTGAGGGGGCACTCATGGACCGCTGGTACAAAGACGCAGAGCCCGTTCTAGGAGAGAACGGAGACGTATTACTCTGGCAGCCTACAGCAAATATCTGAGGCGCCGATATTAACTACACGCCAAAAATTAGGAGACTATAAAATGGCAGACATTATCACACCCTTCGGGGACTTGGTCTGGTGCGGCATCAATGGGGACACGACCGTTCCCAACACCCATTTCGACTCGTCGTCGACGAAGATCGAATGCTCGATTGTAATCGAGGGCGAGGAAGGGCAACACCTTCGGCAGACTCTGGAGGAGATCGTAAACGCGGGTCTCACGGCTCTTGCTGATGCGGAGCCGGATCCCGAGAAAAAGAAAAAGATCTGGGCAAAGAAGTACGTGCCTGGAACTCCCGGCGAAGCCGCAGGGACCTTGGTCTTTAAGTTCAAGACCACCCGTCCCCCGGCTCTCTACGATGCCACGGGGGAGAAGGCACCTGCTGGGGAGAATTGGCTCATCGGCAACGGTAGTCGTGGTCGGTTCTCAATCGGCACGGGCCGTGCATACGCCACAGGCGTTGTGTCTGGTGTAGGCATGTTCCTCAACCAAATCCAGATCACAGAGCTCGTGGCACCAGCAGCGGGACATACGGGCTTTGACCCGGTAGGAGAGGGGGGATTTAAGGCGGCCTCTGCGCCTCCTCCTCCGTTCACCGCAGCGCCTCCCGCAACGCCTCCCGCAACGCCTCCTGCTAACTACGCAGCAGCGCCTCCCGCAGCGCCTCCTGCTAACTACGCAGCAGCGCCTCCCGCAGCGCCTCCTGCTAACTACGCAGCAGCGCCTCCTCCGCCCGTCCCTGTTGCGGTCACAGCAGCGGAGGCTGTCACAAGCCCCGCTGATCTGGCCAAATTTGCGGACGCCTTGAAGGGGCTGTCTACCGGTTAGCATCCCTAGGGCACACGCGTCGTAGTAATATATGACGCGTGTGTCCTTTCTGGTAGTGGAGAGCTACGGAGCACGAACACTTATATATATAAGAACCTACAAATGAACAAAAAGATACTATCTAAACCGGAGCCACCTATAAAACCTGTGCCTCCGAAGCCGCCTCAGCAAGACATCCACATGGTGGAGCAAATCAGTGCCTCGACTTTTACGGAAGAGCTTCGTCCGCTATGTCCTGAATTTCAGGAGAAGTTTACGGCATTCGTCGATGAGCATATGCTGAACAAAGAGCGCCAACTAGTTAAAATCCTGGGAGACCGGCATCACCGAACCTGGGATGTGACTAAGGCGACCTATTGTCCATACGACCCAGACTCGGATGACTTGTCGCATATAAGGGTACCGTACGTACTACGCATGACAGAGGGGGAGTACGAGACTGCGTGGAGTAGGTATGTCGACCGAGAACGTAGATACCAGGAGCTACTACAGATGTACGAACTGGAGGAAGCGAGATACTACGATGCCCTCAGGGCGTGGAAGATTCAAGAAATAGAAAGAATAGGAGAAGGGTGGTGAATACCATATCATCAGGATCAACCGTCGAAGAAGTGCACCGATTCTTCGACAAAGAGCTAGAACGAGCTCCGACGAATTTCACAACTGCGATGGCCGAGCGGATTTGCGATATATATCCAGCATGGGAGCATGGAGCTCCCTCTGCTCCCGGACACTACTGGGTCCGCAGTATTTTTGGGGAGACGATGACATACTTTCATTCTGGTCACCCCGAGGACGAATACGAATGTTCCAGAGAGATACCTATGCTTGCCCACATGCCAATTCCGCTGCCCTATGCTCCATTCACTGCTCTTACGGATAAGCAGATAGAGCTCAAGGAGATAGAGAATTCCCTGTCTGAGCTAGATAAGAATTCGGACATATGCGCTCGTTTCGCCGCACTTCATCAGCAGATCATTCCAGATCCCTCGCCGCTCCTCCAACATCTGCCTTTATCTAATAGGGCACTCGAGATCCTATACGGAAGGGAGTCTCCAGTGGACTGGCGAGACCCGGATCAACCGGAGCTGCTTCGGGCATTGTCCGAGCATCTGGAGAACCTCAGACAGCTAGGACTTCGACCGAGCAATTCTATCCCACAACGTACCGAGTGGAAAAAGGGAGCCCCATCTGTAGCGGGGTGGTATTATCTGGGATATGCCGTGGTCGATGACGTCAAAGGAGTCAGTCACCAGTTAGTGAAGAATCCGTCTGAGTGCGTGTGCGAGTGGCATATGGAGGCTCCGGCTATACCGACGCTTCCAAAGCCCGATCCTGCTGCGGAGGAGGCCTCAGAGATAGAGGCGGCACTGGAGGTGCTCGATTGTATGCTAGCTGGAACTGAGCCTGGGTCTACGATCGCGAAGGATGCCGAGCCTAGTCGAACTTACCTTAGAAAAAGATTGGCAGCCCTGCAGCCTCCTCTAACCGCCAAGACTCCAGTGCATTGCGAAAACTGCGTCGACTCCTACCGCAAGGCCTTCGACAACGATATGCTAGAATGTTCTAGGCATTCCCGGGGATGGAAGGACTGCCTGGGGACTGACTTCAGGGACAAAAAGAATGACCAACAGATATATTAGTACCTCGACTCCATGTCAGCTACTATCCGACGCACAAACAACAACTCACTAGGAAATAGCACACGTATGCTATTTCCTATAAATTGGAGAAAAAATATACATGCCTCCACGTAAACGGGCCTCAGTAGCCCTAGCAAGTCCTACCAAAGAGTCAACAGACGGCGCCGCCCTTCGCTTTGCTGCTAGAGACCTCTTCGGTAAGGTGATGAAAAACCATGCCCCTCGACCTATGGGAGATCCTAAGACGGGTATTCCGTTGACAGGCGCCCTTCCGTTCCAGTATCTACTGGGCTTGGATGTACTGCCTCTCCGTCAAGCAATGTCCTTGGTAGGTAAGCCGGGATCCTTAAAGTCCCAGATGGGATGGTGGGTAGTGTCGCAGTTCCTAAAGTACGAGCGTGCCGCGGGCATTGGGGTATATCTGGATGTGGAGAATAAGACCAACGACAACCTAGTCCGAGGGATTCTCGACGATGACGTGCTGTTCAGCGAGATGATCATGCGCGTCCCGGTAAAGACGGTGGAAGACCTGTCCCTGGCGATGAGTGAGTACGCCACGCAGTATGACCAGGTAGTGCCGGACCAGTCTCATCCTATGGTATTCCTATTGGATAGCATGGGCGCATTGGTCTCTAAAGAAGAGGTAACGGCCCTTAACAAGACGGGCGACGTCAATTCAGTAAGCGGGTACCTGTCCGCACGACGGGCCTCTGATCTTACAAACCATCTGAAGACATGGACTCTAACCAAGCTGCAAGAGCGGCCCATGGCCCTAGTGATCATTAATCACCTGAAGGAGAAGATGCCTGCAGGACAAGGCGGTGCCAACTTCGCGCCGGAGAAGGGATCGCCGGGCGGAGCGCATAAAGATTTCCTAAACTTCGCCACGATTGAGATGATTCGGGAGAAGGGAGGAAATAAACTGCGGTCTGAGGCGCGGTCCAAGGTATGGATGCAGACCCTGAAGGCGTCCCTGGCCGATACGGGACTCAAGATCTGTGTGCAGATGCGTACCCGGGGCCCTGACAAGGAGAAGCACTCTCGAGATCTTATCCTATCCCATATGGGAGAGACCGAGGAGGATTATCAGCGGTATCACGTAGATATTGACTGGGATACGTCCTTGGTGGAGTTGCTAACTCGAGAGACGGGCAGGGTAACGATTGAGCGCGCTAAGCTGAAAGAGATCTGCCACATCGGCGGAGCTGGCAATAAGCTAAAGTGCTCTCGTCTCGGCATCAAGGAGGCTACTCCAAAGGATCTAGGCCACGCTATCCATAACGATCCTGACCTCGTAAAGGACTTACAGGATCTTCTGTCTGTCTCACGTCAGCCTCACTTCGAAGGGCAGGCCCTGTTGTGAGTGAGTACGAGGATAGGCGGACGGAGCTTGCCGCGCGGTTTAGAAAGGCTGAGCGGAAGCGAAACGATAAGACCAAGCAGCGTAAGAGGTGGAGACTGTCTAGGGATCTTATGAAGGATGCGGCTCCGTCCCTCGGAGTAGAGCCTAAGGATATACAGAGGTTCTGGGGGGACGCCTTCGATGCGAAGGACGTTCTCTCCTCCTATAAGTCACTTAGCGCAGGAGTGGTCGATCACGTCTTCGTGTATCATAAGACGATTTCGCAGAGTAAGCTGGTCGGCTTCTTACTGAAGCCGGATTCCTTTACGTCGTCCGCTCTTCTAAAGACGTGGGCTAAGTATAGGGATGTCCTACAGATGTCCGAAGCAGGTCACAGCCCGCCCTGGCTTCTATTCAGGGTTCCCAGTAAACATACATATGTCCTTAAAGCATATAGTGCATCCCGCCCCACAGCTGTTCCGCACCCTAGGATTATAGTCCCCTCCTCCTTGGAGCGGACTCCTCTAGAGATCATAGATGTAGACACACTAACAAAGGAGAGATCATAATGGAATCTCTAACACAAACGACCACCACCTTCATACCTCCGAGCGATCTGGACAATGCCGCTGGACTGGTGGACGCGCTGTTGCGCGAAGGTAATCGAAAGGCCCTCAACTACGCTTGGAGGGTAGGACAAGTCATATCGACAGTCCAGGAAAACGAGGGCGTATATGGCTCCAGAGCTGTAGAGCGGATTGCAGAGAAGGTAGGGAAGACTCCCAGACTGTTGCAGGAGATGTTGAGGTTCTTCAAGGCCTTCCCATCCTCGGACTCCGTGGAGGATCTCTCCATCGAGTGGTCATCTGCCCGCGAGGTTCTTCGTCTCCCGGACGAGGAGACAAGAGAGCAAGTCATCGAAGAGGCCGCGACCTCTAATCTGACCGTCCGACAAGTACGGGAGCTCGTCAATAAGGCAGTATCCGACGACTCCTCGGCCAGTCCCCCTAGAGCTCGCGCCATGTCTGCTAAGGGATGGTTCCGCAAGATGCTCAAGATGCTGGAGAGCGATCTCGAGAAGATTAAGGCCCATATGCTTAAGTACCCGGAAGCTGCGCATACCGCAGCAGATGCTGATAAAACGGCTGACGATGACTACGACCTCATCGTGCACGGCGATTGCGAGAATGATGCTCTAATTGCCTCTATCTCCGACGAAGCTGTGAGATTGTCTGCATACCTGAGTTCGCAGGTGGTGCCTATTCGAAGCGCCTTTGACGACGCTACATCTGAGGAATCCGCGTGATAAGACTACAGACGGCGGGCGATGTCGCAGCGCTGCGTAGTGAGCTGCAGGATTCTCGAGAAGGCCTCGCAGACTCTCTTATGAGCGAAGTCCCTGCTGACCTTTTGGCGACTACTTCCTTCGTAGAGTTCTCCCAATCCCCTCCAACTATGCGCGTCCGGGAGAGGATCGCATTACTCAGGCAGATCGATACCATCCTTACCACTATGATCCAAACATTCGTGTCTGGGCCGGAGAAAGTAGATGACCAACCAGAACTGTTCGATACGGCGCCCTTCGCTTCCCAAGCTACGCAAGCTCCGCAACAGCCTGCATGAAGGTCTACTAGACAGGGATCTTGTTGATGGTCTAGTGACTGGTCAAGTTCGAGAGGAGCTTACAGAGTATATCTTATCGTTCATCCACAAGCCGGGGGACTTCTCCCCTGGCTTAGAGGATATAGGCGACGGGTCGTACTTCGACGAAGTTCTTGAGGATGACTACGCATTAGCTGTTCGCAGGAGATGCGTAGGATTCCTCTTGGATGACTTGGCAGGAGAGCATCTGTCCGGAGAGAAGCTGCGTACCTTGTTGATCAGGGTGTGTGGGCAGTTCGATGAACTGCGCGAAGGCTCGCTAAGTCTAGGTGGCTGGGATAATACCGCTCCGTCTAGATCCCTGCTTCGTGTCTTATCAATGCGCCGGGCGCCTTCCAAGAAGGGAAGAAGGTACGATGTAAGTCTGGAGGCCTACACAGGATTAGCGGCCGGCAACAAATGGTCCGCGGGGATGACCGGAGGACACATACAGCAGGTACTTCGAGACATAGGGGCACCTAAGTACAGTAAGTACTCCGATTTCGACATATGCAGTATGTGGCTTATAGCAACAGTCTGCGTAATCAACGGTCGGCTATCACTAGAGGACGTAGATGTAGGCGCGTCTCAGAAAACATACAACAAAAGACTGGCTGCCGGTAGGTTGGGGGATTGTCCTATTAACGGCAGTCCCCGCTTCGGCAGATCCTGCGCCCCGTGTCCTATAGGTCAGGACAGGTGTCCGCTATCAAGATTTGAGCGGACCTACAGCGAGGTCAGGATATGTGCATATCAGCACAGAGGACTCTTCCTCCCGGATAGCGGAGATGTAGTGTGCCTGTCTTGTCAGATAAAAGGAAGATAACTATATGCAAAAAGATTATGTGACCGACGAAGATGAGTCGGATATGCAGGAGACCCTACGACGATGTAGAGAGGTGGCAATAGCGGCAGGACCTGGAGTATATCACTACTGCTGGTCAGCTACTGCATATACTGCCTCTCACAGGTTCATCCGAGGAGATAAGCTGATGCTAAACGTCGTGCAGTTGGACGAGTCCTCCGGAGATGTTACAATACACCGTAGAGCTCCTGTTCTACACAGGGAGCGAGAGAGGCACTGCCTAACGTACAGTCCTAAAACTACCTGCCGTATCGTCTCCGGACCTCGTAAGGGATTCGTAGTCGAATCAGACGATGTGTCCACAGAGGAGCGTGTACAGCTTACGGGACTAAGTAAGTCGCTAAGTATCGGTGACGCTGCTTGGAACATCTCTCTTCGGCGCAGAGGGGATGTGGAAATCGTTGATCTATTGGAAGGAATGCTGGAAGCACCTGCTGAGGACGAGGAGATCCGGCCTCCGAGGCTGTACATTACCATCCCATCCTCCTCTCAACGGCTTCCGTTCCTTCGAGAACGGGTATCCGCGATAGATTGGATACAGAGGCAGCCGGGATATGACCACGGACTGGACTTGGTTCGAAATCTATACTCTCTTAGAGAGTCTATCGTACTAGATGCCGGATCAGATCGCGAGGCGTGGCCTTATCGGTATTTCCAAGGAAGCGGAGTAGTGGCGGCTAGTCCGCATAACATCGCAGACTGGTACCGCACATCTGCGGACGAGCTACACCTACCTCACGTATCTGTGTCTCTGTAGTACCTACACTTAATAACAAGGAACAACAACGCAATGAAAGACGAAGATAAGGTAATAACGCACGAGTGGCTAGTATCGAAAAGCGCCTGCTACTTTGACGCATGTAGCGGATATCCGTGTACGGTACTAGGCGCATGGTTGATGCCTAAGCTGCCGATCAGCATAGAGCAGTTAGGACGTATGCGAAAGATCCCATCGGATGATAAACTCTGGGCTCTATGTCGCCTAATGTCTGAAGAGCAGCGCAGCCTTGCAGCTCGGCGCTCTGCTCTCCGCTGTATCGGGAACTGGGAGGCAGAAGTACCCGAAGTAGTTCTTCGCTGGCTGCGGGAGGGGAGAGAGCAGGACCGGGGAGACGCATATTCCGCCGCAACTTCCGCCGCATATTCCGCCGCATATTCCGCCATGTGGCACGCCGCACGGTCCGCCGCGGGGTCCGCCGCTGGGTCCACCGCAGAGTACGCCTGGTCCGCCGCACGGTCCGCCGCATATTCCGACATGTGGAACGCCGCACGGTCCGCCGCAGAGTACGCCTCAACTTCCGCCGCATATTCCGCCGCATATTCCGCCATGTGGCACGTCGCTGGGGCCGCCTTAGTAAAGGACGCAATCGCTATCCTCCGGGGTAGCGTAACAAAGGCAACGCAATGAAATATAGAGATACGAAGGAGAGTACCTGAATGACCCTACACACATGGCTTACAGCACGTGGGATCGATCCTGCACGCGCGCTGAGCGTAACCGTCGGAACAGATGGGCTGTCCCCGGAAAAACACAATCTGCTGGCCGTCTCCTGTACGGGGGCGGCAGATGTGCAGGACATAGGAACTATGTACATCAAAGGAGCAGACCCTAGCGCCTCTCTGGGAAGTACAGGAAAGTCTCTTATCGATATAACCGGCGTGTCTTCAGATACTTACTACGACAACGCTATGGATGTGATAGAGGCCCAGGTCTTGGCAAACACCGCTAAGAAGGATAGTTCATTCTTAGTGATGCATACTGCAAGATTCACCCGTCCTTGGATACAGGCTCACTTTCCCATCTTAGCCGACATGCCCTGTCTAGACATGGTGGCTCTGTATAAGTGTATGAGCGTGGGGATAGAGCTACCGTCAGTAGACACTCTAGGAGCGCTGCAGGACGAGATTAATAGACGTACTACATACATTCAAGGAGGCTATCGATTCGAGGAGGTATGTGCGCGAGTTATTCCAGCATTTGACGGAGACCTACCAAACAGCTATATGGGGGTAGGGAGTCCTGCCCTCACCCGTCAAGTATATAAACTAAGGGCCCTATATCACGCCCTCCTAACTTTGGAGAAGTAGATGACAAACAACTCAATTATTGTAAAAACTCAAACAGACGAGGAACTAGAGCTAGGGTTCCCTACTCTTCCAGGATACTCCGAGGAAGAGGAGCTTCACTTGGAGCTCGATGTCCTAGGACGTCACTTACACCTACAGCGCTTGTACAGGCCGATGTCGGGCGGTTCGGATGTGTTTATCTCACGGGCCATTCCGGTGTCCTGCGAGTCGTCGACAGAAAGTATATTCATCGTCGCACCGTCACACGAGGACTCTCGAGTCCTTCTGGAATGTATAGGCCTATTCTCATCCACCTCGCGGATGGCTGTGTCCTTGATTACCCCGGGTATGGCGGCTATTAGAGTAAATGGGACCGACTATACGTTTACCGCGTCCACCAATAAGGACGACATGATCCCCGCCAGCTGGTGCTACGACGTGGCTACTGACGTCTGTGGATTGTCAGTGCTTGCCGACTCCGACAATGGCCCGGATAACCTGGGCTATGCCATCCAGTGCGGAGATGGAGTAGACGTACTGCTCCGAGGCAGATGTTCGGAGACTATCGTTAACATCTACAACAACTTAACAGGGCCGCAAAAGCGAATGCTCGCACGACGAGAGAAACAGAAGAAACAAGGAGCCGCGGTAGTCGACCCAGTACCCGCCGCCCCGTCAGAACCAGTGACTGCCTTCCTGCACGAAGCAGGAAAGGCGCAATCCAAAAACCACACAGAGGACACTCCTACTATGCCACCCGCTACCGTAAACTCCGATGCAGCCGCTTCGCCTAATCCAGTCGCAGCCTCCCACGATACAGCCTCTTCTCCGAATACGTCCGATGAGAAGAAGACACGCCGCCGCCGCACCAAGGAGGAGATCCACGCAGAGCGTCTCCGCGACGCAAAGGAACTGCTGGAAAACGAAGGGTATGACGTCTCTGCCATGACTAAGGTAGAAGGCGAGGACACACCTAAGACTCCGTCTGAGCTCCTCGAAGGTCTTCTCGGAGATCTGGACGATCTCAAGGGGTCCGTACTGCAGGCACTCGAGGCTGTGCACGCAGAGCCTCCTGCACCGACACTAGACTTGGATGAAAGTGCCCGGCAGCAGCTGCTGGCGCTGATCGGTTAGAATGTCGATCCGCTTACTAGGGATTGACCCTAGCAACAAAGCGCACAACGGAGCCGTCCTCCTCAGTATGGAGGGCGGTCGCCTTGTGATCGACAGTAAGTATCTTACTGATGGGGAGCATATAGTGCGCGTGCTGAAAGAGGAGCTGTCCGACCCTGATGCGGACATTCCTCTAACTATATTCTGCGAGGACATCGCCCACATGGGCTTTGCAGTAGGGTACGACGTATTTGAAACATGCTTCTGGATCGGAGAGTACCGACGAGTAGCTAAGGAGTACGGTGCGGACTTCCGACTGGTTACCCGGAATAAGGTAAAGATCCACCACTGCCAGAGCTCTCGTGCTAAGGACACGAACGTGCGCGCACGGATGCTCGAGCGTTTTGGATACTATGGCTCCGGAAAGAAGGGACAAGGCACAAAGGCAGATCCAGGTATGCTGTATGGATTGAAGGGAGACATGTGGTCTGCCCTTGCCATTGCGGTGTACGGCGCGGAACAGCTCTGCGGAGAAGGCCTGGACGGAGTACGGCAATGAGGGACAGCCAGACCGATCGGGCACAGACGTTCTAAAAAATTGGAGGACCCCCAAATGGGAACCACATCACGACGGCTAAGGATTACGCCACGCACACCAGTACCTCGTGTGGATACTACCATAAATATCGGATACTCACCTCGGATCGTCGGCAAGCGCGTCGTCCGGCTGCCGAATACAGCTCCTGTAGAACCTGCGCGCAACTGTCGATGCCGAGGCCGGGGATGCGAGAACTGCTGGTACACCGGGCTCGCTATTACACCGGACCCTCTCGACCTCCTGGAGAATGCAGGACTAGGGATCGGGCCATTCGAACCTGTTCAACCTAACGTGCTAGTCTGGAGACGGAGATGACACAGTATGCTACCTGGGCTATCCAGTATATCCGCGACTGTCTCGTACTTAGCGCGCGGGAGGCGCTCATTCTCCTGTATCTGGCCTCGGAGGCTGACGAGAACGGCCGGGCGAAGGCCGATACAAGTAGGCTCGCTGCTCAGGTCGGCTGTGCATACCGCACACTTAAGAGTATCCTCCAGACACTGCACGAAGATGGACTGTTACGCCGGGTACGTGCGGACGGATCAGTCTCGGAGAGCGGCGAGTTCTATCAACTAAGTCTAGGTATTGAGCAGATGTACCTCGAAGAAGAAGAAGAGGAGGAGAGCTGCCGATCGGAGGAACATACATGTCAGTTCTGACAGAATACGGAGCCCGAGCTATTCCGTACATCCTCAACTCCCTCGAGGTTAAGGGACAGGAGGCGCTCATTCTCCTGTATCTGGCCGCAGAGGCTGATGAGAACGGCCGAGTGAAGGCCGATATGGGCAGACTCGCTACGCAGATCGGCTGCAAGTATAGGGCGCTGAAGAACTATCTGAAACACCTCCGAGCCTTAGGTCTCTTAAGCCGCATAAACAGGGACGGATCAGTATCTAAACGTGGAGAGTTTTATCAATTGTCGCTGGATGTGAAAGAGCACCATCATGACCTTTCAGACCCTAATGAAAAGGCACAGCCATGCCCGTTCACTGCCTCTAATCCGTCGGAAGGGCATGATTGTGCCATTTCAGAACCTGGCACGGAACCTGCTCTTTATAAGACTCTTATTACTCCTATTACTAATAGATCTTATAATCCTATAGGAATAACACCAATAAAACTACTAACATCGCCGACCCCCCTGGCGGACAAGCCGCCATCGGTGCCTGCGATGGGAGGTTTTACTTCTGGGGAGGAGCTACTGGCGAAGGATGGTGCGGCCTGGCGGGAGATCCTGCAGTGGTTCGAGGAGAACGTGCCGCTGGAGCTGAGTACGATGTCCTATCCAGTGTTCGTAGACTGGGCGCTGATCCCGCAAAGAGAGTATTGGGGAGGCAGGGCCCTTCGAGGCGAGTCCGACGCGGATAAGTGCCAGCTCCTCGTCTTGGCACTGAAGAAGTGGTTCCACGCCCGATACAAGGAAAAGGACTACGCCTTATACGATCAGCTCTTCTGCCGCGTAGTATGCGTCTTCGGGATACAGCACGAACATATGCCGCGTGACCCCCGTAAGCAGGCCATACAGAAGCAATCACTAATACGCCTGAAGAGAAGTCTACAAGCGGAGGGCCTAAGTTTGGAGGAGTATGCAGCATGGACAAAACAGATCCTTAATTACCGCAGTCACGTTAACCTGACCGTAGACGCGGTCATCTCAGAACAGATATATGCGGACGTACGGACTAAGCGGGAAGCTAAGTATTACGCCGACCACCCTTGGACCACGGAGTAGATATGAGTAAGATTGACGGGACAGACCCTTCACAGCTGAGCAGCGCTGCAGAGCTGTTCACAGCACAGTTCTCGGAGGATAGCTTCATAGCAGTACCTCTAAATTCCGAGCAGCTGCTATCCGCCATAGAGTACATGCAGGATAGCCTACTACAGATGCCTCCGAACAGCTCGGAGTTCCTAGGTCTGCGTAAAACGGTACGTACCATGCTAGGGACGTATGAGGATGCCCTGGGAGCCCTGCAGCAGCGGGAGGCGGCCAAGAGTGCGGGTCAAGACGTAGAGGCCCTTAGCGTCGATCCTACGGCTTCTGAAGATTCGGACTCTGAGGAGTACGAAAAAGAGTACGAAGCTGTAGCTGATGCGCTGTTAGTCGAGGCGTAGAGTGACTGTCAGGATATTCTGCAGAGACTGCCGCGCATACCGGTACGGAGAGGAGACGACTGCACCAGTCTGTGAAAAATGCGGATCGGCGTCTGTTCGCAAGGACGTGCTGTCCGCGAAGGCCTCCCCACCCCGCACCGGTCGCGGGAGATCGAAAGGCTGCGGATGCCGACGTAAGAGATAGAGTACAACAACCGGAAAAGGAGACATAATATTCACACACCACAGGAACCCAATGAGCACCACCAACAACCTAAAGATAACGACCGCGCTCGAGAAAGCAGCTAAACTTCTCGCCCCGCACCTATATAACTTCACAATCATCGGTAAGTCACAGCGCACACACAAGCTGGTAACCGCCACATACGGAGAATTGGACGACTTGGTCTCCGCAATCTCCGAGGTCGAAGGAGACGAAAGCCTGCAGATTAAGCGAGTCAAAACCAAGCACACATCCGTCTACTTCAAGCCGTAATCACAACACACAGGAACAACACACACACATGGATCTTGCAATTGCACGCTCTAAGAGCGCACCCGTCAGCATCGAAGAGCTTAAAAACTCGACAACACCGATGTCCTCCGGACGACACTATCCGATCGCCCACTACGACCTCTATGAAGAAGTAATGCACTCCTTAGAAGAGGCAGGAGCAGCTGTTTATAGCGAGCAACACGCCGTATCGCACGACGGTAGCCGCTACTTCGGCCTCCTGAATTTAGCTCCGTCTGACGGGGCGAATACGCAGTTTACAATGACCGTAGGTCTGCGGAACTCCCACGATAAGCGCTTCCGCGCGGGTATCTGCTTCGGCAACCGAGTGCTAGTCTGCGATAATCTCTGCTTCTCCGGAGAGGCTGTAATCGGACGGCGCCATACTCGGAATATCTACCGAGACCTGCCTCGACTGGTATGGCAGTGCGTGTCTCAGCTTAACGACCACTACGAAGAGACGGAGAGCCGCATGACGGCCTACCGGCAGCGCATGTTGTCCGGAGACGAGGCACGAGCACTCACCGTACGGGCCGTTGAAGGAGGCGTACTGCCTCCTAGTAAAATCCTCAAAGTTCTGGCCGAATTCGAGGAACCGACATACCCGGAGCACCTTGAAGAGGACGGAGGATCTCTGTGGACCCTCCAAAACGCCTTCACGGAGGTCCAGAAGGGACGCAACATCTTCGAACTGCCTCGAACCCAGGAGACCCTTAAAGGGCTCTTAGACGTGACCGCAGGGATCGTCGGGGGGAAGAAGTACACCGAGGTAGTCGGCTAAACAACCGACCGCACCAGCGCACATACCTTCGCTGCAGGAGGAGGCGAACCGGGCACAACCAACTAAGAACTGAATAACATGAATCCCAAAACAAGGAAAGGAGAAAGCACTATGGTACAACAACATGCTCGTAAAGGAAGCACAGGATATAACAGGGAAGTTATCCACCCCCAGTAAGATGCCCGGATACAGCTACAATCTACCGGCCGTAGAATGTAATGTAGGGTCCGCACTCAATAAATTAAAGGGATCGGTATGCTTCGACTGCTATGCGCGAAAGGGCAGATACCTGTTTGAGAACGTAAAGAATGCTATGTATCGGAGACTAGCTGCGCTCGCACACCCGATGTGGGTGGAGGCCATGGTCTTTCTAATTAGCCGATACCGCAGGACCAAGGGATATACGCATTTCCGATGGCACGATTCCGGCGACCTACAGTCTATGGATCACCTAGCAAACATCTGCGAGGTATGTCGGCGTACACCTGATGTGCAGCACTGGCTGCCGACCAAGGAGATACACCTCGTTAAGCGTTACGCAGGAGACATACCTGACAACCTATGTATCCGGCTATCGGCCTTCTACATAGACGAGGAGCCTAAGGCCAAGGTACGCAACCTACCGGTCTCTACAGTGCATCGCACCAAAGCTCCGGAGCCGGCACACGAGTGCCTGGCCTACCGCACGCTGAAGAGCGGAGAGATCGTATCGAAAGATAAGCGAGCACAGCTTCGCAGAAGCAAAGAGGAGCCAGACGTCGAGTTTGGATTCTGCGGCGACTGCAGAGCCTGCTGGGACACCGAACAACCGTGGGTAAGTTATGGACTGCACTGAGTATAGAATCTGCCTACAAGGCACGCAGGGAGACATCGTCGACATGCCGCTAATCGTAGATAAGCCGCTCAACGAGGAAAAAGCATCCTCCCTCAAGTATACAATAGCATACAAAGCAGCAATCGAAGAACTGTCAAAAGACGGGCATCGACCGGTACTTCTGTACAGAGTTAGCAGATCCCCCGCAGATGCGGAACCAGCAGTTCCGGACTATCTGGTATCGTCTCTAGGTATACCCACAGCAGTGGCCAGGCCGGCAGACGGAAAATTAACACTGCTATCGACAAAGCGGAGCAAGCGCATATGCCAGACCATCATATTCGCATAGTGGCGTTGCGTCAGCAGGACGGGTAGTTAGTAGAGAGTACAGAGACAGTCGCCGTCTCTGCGCCTCCATGCGGCCCTCCTCCCTTCTTAACAGACAGGGGGGAGGGTTTTTCTCTATACGAAGGGACCCTCTACAAACGATACGAGGGCATCACAGACAGCCTCGAAGTCCCGACCTATTGCCGAATACACAAGCGGGATAACCACGTCTTGGGCAGCTACTGATAGGAATCTCTCACGGGACATCTCAGACAAGGACAACAGTAAGGCTTCCTCTCCGTCTGCATCTAGCTCCAATGGACTGAATGTCCGAACCATCACGGTGGAGACGAACAAGCAATAGTTCGCAAGATGGGTCTCCAGCCTAAGGACCGCGGCCTTGTCTCCTATCATAGCCTCGGCAGCAATGGCGTCTATCAGGTGGTCTACATATGCGGCGGGTCGAGAAAACTCAGTACCTACCCAATCTACCTCAAATAGGAACTTACCTAGCATAGCGGTCAGATAGTCCGCAAGGGACGCATCATCAACGCCCCTCTGCAGAAGCAGCCGACTTAGTCCTACATAAGTAGCTATATGGAAATCCACTTCCTCCGCAGCATACGCTGACTCCAGGACGGCCTGCATGGTGTGCGGGCTGTGCAGCATCTTGTGATAGGACTCCGGATCCTCCTCCATAAGCTCTATGAACACCTCCCGCTCAGAATCAGTAGAGCAGAGCACTAGAGAGAGCCACTCCAGGCAATTCTCTCGAATGTGGTCGCGGCAGATTGTACAGATAGGCATAGAGGGCATTGACCGAAGAGACGGCAGACTAGATTCCTATACAGGAATCAATAACCAATAACATTTAGCATACGTATGCTATTTTTCCACAAGAGAACACTATGCCACATATCGACGATTATTCATTTAGACGCTCCTGCGCCCAATACGTTAGGGCTCAGCTAGGGGCAACAAGCGACGACGCAGCTGCGCTGTTCGGCTGCTCTGAGTGCGGAGCTAGGTTCGGACACTTGGAACCGACACGACAGCTTAGCGTAGCTCACTGCCACGCCTGCAAAGAAGAGTGCGTACCGATCCCGGTAGACCCCATACGACCGGGGTGGATAAAAAACGAGGCACGTACCCTAGAGGCAAAGAAGCCTGTCTCTAAGATCTCAGACGAAGACATCGCCATAGGGGCGAGAGTACACGAACTAGCTGCGGCGGAGATGCGACGCCGAGGAGCACTTCGGATACACCGCAGACATGTAGACCTAGCCATCCAAGAAGTGCAGTCCGAGGGCACGGAGCATAGCCCGGAACGGCTTCGAGTCCTTCGCAAGAGATACCGGGACCGCAAATACCGGGACCGCAAACACAATACCCGAGCCAGGCCTATCTGAAGAATGGAAGATGAGACAACTAGGTACCGAGTAGAGCGCAGCACATTAGCAGAATATAAGGAGAACTGAACGTGAGCAAAGAAAGTACGAAACCGGACTGGCCGGATAAGATTGCCGAACTGGCAACCACCGCCCCAAGAAACATCACCATGGATGTAGACTTGGATGAGACAGTAGCGGACGTAGTATCCGCACTGGATTCTGAGAAAGGGGCAGAGTCCCTGAGAGCAGCAAAAGAGGGGACGAAGCACTATGCCTAATTGGTGCGAGAACGTAGTTGAAATTACAGCTACGAAAGAGGACGTTGAGCATATAGCCAACAGCTTATACGACGGAGAAGGACTCCTGTCAGTACTGTATCCGGAAACACACAACGGCGACTGGTACAACTGGCGCTGCAACAACTGGCACTGCAAATGGGACGTGCATCCTGATATCTTGGAGACTGGCTATTCAAACAAAGAGGCCTCGATGCGACTAAGGTTCGACTCGGCCTGGAGCCCTCCGACAGGTGCATATGCGCACTGGATCGGTCAGCAGGAGGGTAGGAAGATATTTGCCCTGTACTATGAGCCCGGCTGCAGCTTCGCGGGAATCTGGGACAACGAGGGAGACACAGTCTACACAGTCTCATCGATAACGACAGCCAAACGCCTGCCTGCTGAACTAGACTCCGCCTTCGATATAGTCCAACAGTACAGCGAGCTCACGGCATGAATATATTCGAGAACATCCTATCTATCACAGGGCCTAGTACTGCAGTCAGCAGGCTGGAGCATCGCGCAGAGGCCGAAGGCAGCTTGTTAAAAGCGCTATCGACTGGCCCCCCGTCTAGCCGCACCGGAGTAGTGGAGCTAGACTGGTACGTGGAACCTCATTCACTAGTGAATCTATCAACAAAAAGGTGGAGTCAGATATACACATGCAATACGGGAGGAGAACCGCTCATAGATGCCGTAAAGGAGTTCCTCATATACGAAGGAATTAATGGAGGACTGGAGGTCGAACTAACGTACAGGCAGACAGACAAAGTAGTTGGTTCTGAAAATCCGCTTAGCGGAGAGCTAACAGCGTCCTCAGAAGGCTACTTCGCCCTAGTCGGAGAGTATGAGAAATTCAAGAACAAGCACAAGACATGTGTACGAGATCTCCCAGAATCGGAGGCCCCGGACTTGGAAGCCCCCGAAGCAAGCGGATCTAAATACCACCGCACGATCTACGATTGCCGCGAAGGAGTGGACCTATCGTGTGTAATAGACATATACGAAGTGCTACGAGCATATGACGTAACATGTCCAGCGCAGCAGCACGCGCTGAAAAAACTACTGTGCCCCGGCAAGCGAGGTAAAGGATCAGTACTACAGGACCTAAACGAGGCGCAGGATGCCCTGATCCGAGCGGCTGCTTTAGCAGCCAGAGGAGCAGATGCATAGGGATAAACTAAACGTATTAGTAGGCTGCGAAGCATCCGGAACTGTCCGGGACGCCTTCGCAGCTAGAGGACATAACGCATGGTCTTGCGATATCCTGCCCTCATCGTCAGCCGGCAACCACATAGTAGGAGATCTGCTTGAGCTCCTACACAACGACAGGCGGCGAAAAAGGTGGGATATATTGATCGCCCATCCTCCTTGCGACTATCTGTGTTGCTCAGGACTACACTGGACTACCCGAGGACTGAGAGACCCGCAGCTTACGGAGGATGCCCTAGAGTTCGTGCGGTCCATAATGGCGGCACCGATCCCGCACATAGCCGTAGAGAACCCAACAGGGTGTATATCGACTAGGATTGGCGACAAATTCGCTAAGGACCGAGGGTTCACAGGACAGAAGGCCACGCAATACGTACAGCCGTACGAATTCGGACATGATGCGTCTAAGAGGACCGGACTATGGCTCAAAGGGCTGCCGCCCCTGAAGCCGACTAAGTACATACCTCCGCGCATGGTAAACGGTAAGCCCAGATGGGCAAACCAGACCGACTCAGGTCAGAACAGACTAGGGCCCGGGAAGGACAGAGCAGCCAAGCGAGCTAAAACCTACGAAGGTATAGCGGACGCTATGGTTAAGCAGTGGGAAGAGCACTGCTTGAAGATACATAAAAAGGAGTAGCATACAATGCAAAAAGTAACTATCTTGAGAGAAGAGTGCAGAGAACATACGTTCGATATCCCGGATGGAGTGGAGGAGGGCAGCTATGAGTGGGACGACATAGTAAACGACTACGACTGGAGAAATAGCACGGTCTGCCACGCAGAAGAGACCATAACCTCAATATCTTAAGATAAGGAGCTTCCGATGAGAAGTACAAAACATATGTCTATAAAAGACAGACTGCTTAAACTGGGGCTCCATCACAGGAAGGCAGGGTCGACCACCACAGGCGATATGTTTGAGATATTCAATAAGTCTCATATAACAAAGTTCGTCGGCACTCTGCCTGAGGTGATAGAGTGGCTAAATTCCGAAGAAGAACATAGAAAACAGTAGCTCACTATGACCGTATACAAGATCACAGAGGCGGAGCAGGCCAGGGACATCCTACTAAGTCTTGGAAATGACCGTACCAGAATAGTCAAGGAAAGTATCGTATTCGAATTCGCCGACGACATAAAGAAAGAGGATATGCCACTCGTATATAGAGCATGCTCAGACTGCGAAGACGGAAGTGTGTACGTAGGACACAACGTACATGGGTTCGGACTAGTAAAGAGCGGCACATTCTGCGCAAACTGCGGATATAGTATGCCGACCAAGGCAGAGGTATCCATAGCCTTACAGGGCGATGCCGTAATACACAGAGCATATTACTTATAAAATCACACACACAGGAGAGAATCCGTGAGTAACAACACAGAGCCGAACATGGCTGAGGCGCTACTTAAATGGGATGAGAGCAGTAATAGGTTCTACACAGCTTCCCTGGAAGACGAGAGAGAGATATACTTCGAGACTAGTGACGGACCTATTGAAAATGAAGGGCCATGCAAGCTCGTACTATCGTTCAACTCATTAGCCAGTGCCCTTCTCACAGCTCGAGGACACATCACAGAAAACGCAGTTTTACGAAGAGTAGATTCCCTGGACATAAAGCAAATGGAAGGTATGTATGCATCGGACCGAATGTATGCCCTGACTCAACCAGGAGACCCTACAGCGATCACATCGTACCGGAAGCAAGAGATAAAGTAATGTCTACTTCTCTACGAACAGCTGATGGAGAAGTTCTGACGTTCCCATCAGAGGACCAGATGAACAACTATGTATTCGACCTATCGGAAAGAGATATCGATCTCACTAACTACACGGTGACGGATAATCCGGAAGGTGTGCCGAACTATCGATATGTAGGAGGACGACTCCTACATATCCCAGGATCACCACTACAGCCAAGATAACAAGGAGGCTCGGGAATACCATGGATTCCGATACGTCAAGAGAACTATTCGCGCGCTTAAAGGCAGTGACAGACGGGATGGATCTTCCACCCCTGCGCAGGATCGACCCCCTGTGGCTACTACGCAACATGCGGATACGGAACAGCACACATCCGTACCTAGACCATGCAACAGAGCTATGCAAAGAGCTAGTGCGAGCAAAGGTGTATAAAAAGCCGCCGATAGAAAAATGAGCACTACACCGACAACAGGGTTCCTCCTCCGGTGCGATAGAGTGACATGCAAGGCATGCGAATGCCTGACACCCACTACGACAGTAGACAAAGAAGGAGTGTGCGATACTTGCACATACTTCGCCATCTCAAGGACAATAAATGAAAAAGCCAAAGATAGAACTGAAGAACATCAAGATTAACCACGGCCTCTCGCAGGAAACACACGCATACACTGCAACCGTATATGTGGACGGGAAACGATGGGCAATGGCATCTAATCACGGATGCGGAGGACCTGACGATGTCTCCCCTCTTAAGTCAGGGACCGCTACCTATAGAGAGATACGTAAAGAACTGCAAGAGCTCAATGTTCGTATCGGTGAAACGTATCCCCCGTATACGTTCGATTCGGCCGGACTGGATCCGATGAAGCAGGACTTGGAAACAGTATGTGGCGAGCTTCTGAATCGACACCTTATTCGCAAGGAATACAAGAGACTGAATCGAAAATACCTCCTATTCACCACATCCGTAGGGCCAGGCGTCTACCAGATTACACGGACCAAAGAAGACACCGCCGAACATAAGAAGCGGATCCGAAAGCAATACGACGGAGAGACTCTGACGTTTCTGGAAGATCTTCCAGAAGAAGAGGCCGAGACAGCTCTCCGATCAGCGTAGCGTAATGAAAGAAGAGCTACACAACCTATGTAAGGAATTCGCAGAGGCTATCACGGAGCAAATGGACATAAGCACGTTAGCGACATTTGCGGAGGAAACCATAGTAGACAACCTTGAGGATATGTCGGAGCCTGAGATTCTCGAACACATCTCCCAGTTCTATCCAGAGATGGTAGAGGAGTATAGGGAGTAGCAGCAAGAGCCTATAAGCTAGTACAAGAACAACGCTCAAACCCTCACTACAAAAATAAACATCACAACAGGAGAATTCCCACGTGACCACAGAAACCAACATCACAGATAACCCCGAGACCGGGGCCGAGAAGAACACACCCTACGCGACGCCGAGTGAGCTTCGGTACCGTAGCACCCGCAAATCCCACATGCAGGCAATTAACAGCACACTCAAGGACCACATCTACGACCTGATGAAGGAGAACGACATGCCGAACACCCGAGCGTGCGGGATCGTAGGAGACAGGATTGGAGTCACCGCCACAGCAGTTCAGAACTGGTGTCAAGGTAAGACGGTGCCGGTCGCTACGCACCTGATTGAGTTGGTGAAGTACATGTGCGAGGCGGGGCTGCTACTTTCCGCAACAGCGGCAGAGGAAGATACCGACCCATCAGAAGAGCAGGATCCGACATACGTAGAGGACCTCCCCACTGTGGAGCAACTGCACCAAAGGTACGGCAGCCTACTCCCGGCCCCGCCACATAGCCTTCCGGGAATCTCTATGTCCCCAGACCTTTTGGACGCAGTCATCAGAGAGCTCAAAGCCGACGACTTTGTGTCGTCCCTATCAATCACAGTCCTCGAGAAGTATCGTGCAGCATGGTACGGCAAGCCCGGCGACCCGGCTCCTCTGCAGAGATGAGCAAGAAACTGTACATCAACACCACGGTACGCCTAGTTGTCCGCACGGACGATGACACTGACGTGGATACCCTCATGGAGAATATGGACTACAGCTTCTCCTCAGAGGATGGAGAGATGGAGGACACCGAACTAAGGAGCTGGGAGCTCAAAGACACAAAATGAGCAATAGAACAAAAGAGCTGCTAGTAGAGCTCGGCAAAGGCCTAGGTAAGTATAAGACCAAGGCAGGCGCAGCGGCATTTGCATATAAGATTCTAAAGGCCGCCGCCTTGGAGAGCGGCGGTTCGCGTCTGGTGACGCACCCCGATGTCGAGGTATGGATAAAAAGCCCAGAAGATTCCGAGATTCACGGATACGTCGGATCGGCCTGGCATGTATGCTGGGAGTCCGGACCGACAGACTGGGCAGTAGGTAGTTACCTGCACGGACCGTGGGGATACTGCGAGACTTACTGGGGATTCGACCTAATATTTTACACTTAGTATACAAAAAAAGGAGGCGCCATGAACGCCGTATACATAGTAGAGATAAGCAACATCATCAGGGACTCCACCGGGCTTGGAATGTCTCCTAAGTTCTACCGTACTAGAGGGGACGCAGAGGCCGCCATCCGAAAGCTGAAGGATATTGAGCCGGACTGCGATCACTGCAAACAGAATCACTACGAGTACCAGATACATGAGCTCCAGGAGGCCCGGGGATGAGCGATAAGGGGCATCACTTCTGCGAACATATGATGACTGCTCCGTGGAGCTGCGGGGAGAGGGACTGTCCGGTAGGATGGCACCTCTCCACGTACTTCCTCGACTCGGAGTCCGAGAGCGGCTACTCAGTATCTCCGTACGGAGATGGAGATTTTGAGGACATCTCGGAGGACGAGATACCCACATGTGAGGAGCACTCGAGGGCCTGGTCAGAATATCATCGCCATGTATTGCGGACCGGTGAAGAGCCCCTAGAGGAGTACATAGGGGTCCGCGGACACTACTCACAACCGCAGACGTGGCAACTTAAAATAGAGACCTCCCCAGATGGTCCGAGACTGCAGGGGGCAAGAAGGGGAGCACGCGGTCCGTGGACTAAGGAGATCCCGAAACACGTCTATGAATTCATGGAGCTAGAGAAGACCGAGCAAGGGGAGTTTGTCCTAACAGAGTATACGCAAGAAGATCCTGAGCTAGGCGAGTCTTGGTACTGGGATGTGCTCTCTCGTAAAACTGAGGAGTGGACCCCTCAGAGAGCTCGAACCTGCGCAGCGCAGGGAATTCTGAGACTGAAGATAGATGTACCCCGATCGGACATAGCGGTACAGCAGGACCTTAAGAGGCACGCACTAGAGTCCCTTAAGCGACAAAATCTATAAACAACGAACAACACCAAGGAACAACATGGCAGCAAATAAGAACATTGAATTCAAGATGGCACCTAAGCTTCTTCTGGACGTAATCCGGAAGCAGGCAGGAACCCTAGCTAAGGCGATCGTAGAAGGAGTGATGAACTCAGCAGACGCTGGAGCAAAGGCCTGTAATATCCTCATCAACGGCGACAAGGTCCAGATCCTAGACGATGGGAAAGGGTTCAAAAACGCTAAGGAAGTGGAGGAGTGGTTCGGTACATTCGGAGCTCCACACGCTGAAGAAGAGGAGAAAGTCTACGGAACCTTTCGCATGGGCCGAGGCCAGATGTTCTCCTTCGGGAGAAACACATGGAATACCGGACGATATACCCTACGAGTGGATGTCGAGAAATCCATAGGCGAGACAGGACGCATCTCATACGACATGACCACTAGTCGTACACGACGCGCAGGATGCTGCATCGACATAGACCTGTATAAACCGCTACGGACCTGGGCTGTGGACGACACAGTCAGAGAGGTGACAAGGGCATGTAAATACATGCCTAACATCGAAGTGTATATAAACGACAAGCTCATCTCGGTCGACCCAGCAACAGAGGAGTGGGACCTATCTGACGGGGAAATCTACCTACGTCTGAAAGACACCGGACCTCTTACGATATACTCCAAAGGGGTATTCGTGTCCGAGAAATCCTCCTACCTTACGGGGTCCGGAGGAGACGTCATCGCAGTCAATGGATTCTCCCTCAACTTCGCCCGCAACGCGGTATTGGAATATGACTGCGATAGATGGGTAGGCGTACTAGAGAGCATCCGTAATACGGCACACAAGAAGGCCCTAAAGGCGGCACGACTCACATCTGCGGCGAAGCAGAGATACAGTCTGGAGTTAGGGACGCACCGTGCTCTTCCGGAGCATGTAAATACCCTGAAGATCATCACGTCAGTTAAGGGATCGTCCTATACCGTAAAACGTCTGTTTGATGTACTGGGAGAAAAATACTCCAACCGGATAGCCGTGGCTCCTAAGGGATGTCCCCGAGGTGATAAGGTAATGCAGAGTGGACTGGCTTTCGTATTATCAAAGGACTGTGCGGACCGATTCAAAGACAAGGACGTCCACGAGATTGTCCACGCACTCCTGACCTCTCTCGAACAGCACTGCCCAGACGTCTACGACCGAGTGAACCCGGACATAGAGTCCGTAGAAGTTGACGACCTATTATCGGACAATGATTCAGGGTGGAGAGATGCCCCAGAAAAGGAGGCGGCTATCGAAACACAGACGTGGATGAAGCTACTAAGGGAGTTCTCCAAAAGCCACATCTGCTCGTCATTAGTAAAGCAGTACGCAGAGACCCCTGCCAACAGGGCGGTACATCTCGGCACGCATTTCGGACTAGCGTGTGCATGGACCGACGGAAGATACTTAATCCATTTCGACGAGGCATACCTCAAGTACAAGTCCTTAGCCAGCATCCAGGACACAGTACAAGTGGCGGCTACTCTGTGGCACGAATACGTACACGGAGACACTACATGCGAGACTCACGTACATGGGGAGGAGTTCTATGAGCGATTCCACGACGGCGCCGAGCACTTCATCGGACAGTTCCTAGCGTTTCGAACAAACAACCTGCCCCGAATCCTCGATACAATGGGCCGGCGAGAGACCAAGAGACTGAAGAAGATCCGGGAGACTTCAGAGAAGATACTAGACAAGGCGACTCGGTTCGAAGAGTCGACGTTCGCCTAGAGAAGAATAGAGGACCTAGCATACGTATGCTAGGTCCTCTATTCACGTACCACAAACAACACACCTAAGGACACACACTAATGTCTGCATCAAAAGAGATCCTAAAGACATGCCCGATCTGCAGCACAGTCGGCAAACTCATCGTAGACGAAGATGGATGGCGAAGCTACGAACAAGGGGCGCTCGTACAGCGGGCATTTCCTACACTATCTCCGGAAGACCGGGAATTCCTCATAACAGGGATGTGCTCTCCATGTCAGGATGACATCTTCGGGGACCCGTCGGCCGAGACTAACTGCGAGGAGGACGAATGAACGCCTACAACCACGCATGCGTATCGGCATCTAAGTTTGGAGGACACGACACGGATTATTATGAAATCCACAACTGGTTCGACTCCACTAAAGGACACACGGGGGACTTTACACACCAGGCTCTCCGTCATCACTCCCAAGGTGTAGAGGCGGCCGTTACTAAATTCGGACCCACTCTCATCACCAGTACCGGCGAGGATGTCTCAGTACGGGATATAGTGGAGGATCACATCATTACGGAGCTTGGGTTCATCCCAACTATACAGGACTGGCTACGCCCGATCAAGAACAACCCAGAGCCTTGGATGTACCGCAACCAGTCGACCGCTATGGACATCCGGATGGCTATAGACTTCCCGGAGAGTTTAACACACAGAGAGGAGAAGTAGAATGGAGTTATTTGAAATCCTAGAGATACTATCTAAGGCTATGTACCCAGCATTCAGGACGCACTGGGAAAAGCATAGCGGGGTACACGAGGCTATGACGGGAGAGCAGATTCGAGTATTATCAGGACAGGAAAAAGAAGGCCCCGACGACATGCTCTGCCAGCTGATTATCGAGGAAGTGGCCCAGTCCTATCGAATCGAGGGATCTAGCCGCAACCAGGTCGCGGAGGCTGTCGCGGCTCTAGAGAACATAAAGATGGACATAGAACGGTGCATATCGGCCCTCGAGTCTACCTGGGAAGGCCGGGAACGCGTATGACTCCCCGACGACTGGAGATCCTACTATCTCTATACTCCGGCACATTCACCACGAGAACGTACAACTATTCCTCAGAGCTTACCGAGGATATCAAATACTTGGAGTCCGTAGGACTACTCATCCCCGATCGATACACAGTCAACACGGCCAGAGTTGAGGAGTTCCTAAAGTTTATCGAACTAGCCTCGGATAGCTATATCGAAGCTAGAATGTACTCTACATAAAAGTCAACGAGGCCGCAAGCCATCGGCTAACAATCATATATTCCCGTAACTCAGCGGAAGAGCAAGAAGCTGTTAACTTCAAGGTCTCAAGTTCGAATATTGCCACTAGAGCCATAAATTTTTTGATGGTTTGTGTATATAGTATTATATTGCGGGTATCGTATATAGGTATTACCTCAGATTTCCAATCTGAAGAAGAGGGTTCGATTCCCTCTACCCGCTTTTATGCCACTGTGGTCGAATATTCAGGCGCGGGTTCGAATCCGAGCGGGAATACCAAACTATTGCGCGAGTAAGCCTAGACCTTAATAAATCCTACGGCAGTCGGAAGGTCTGTAACAGGTTCGATCCCTGACCGCGCATTACAAAAACAAGAAGAATAACCAGGAGAGGCACTATGACGTGCGTAGAACGAAAACTGGCCGTTAGTAGCAAAAGATTTAACGGCCAAAGAGATTTAATGGCCCCAGCAATATTCGCCAGAATGTATGAGAAGATGTTGCAGAAAATGGGAATCTCCTACGAAGATATACGCGCAATGCAGGCTCCTACACCGAAGAACGACGGGAAGCAGATCTGGGAAGAGCAAGTACTGGGCCAAGAAGTTACTAGGAGAGACGCCACGTGGGATATAGAAATGATCGACGGAAGCGTGTACTTTTCCCGATATCTGGAGGCAGACGGATATTGCTGCACAGACTGCGCCTACCAACTCGGAATGGGAGTCACCTACGGACTGGAGCATTTCGTACCGTTATCGCACTGTGTAACGGGCGAGCCGGACATGGAAGAGTTCTCCACGTCGAGCTGCGAAATTTGTCACAGCAGCCTAGCTGGAGCTCGCTACGGGTTCATCACAGAGGACGCAGAGCCTCTAAGCACACACACAAAGTCGGTGCCTCTCCTCAACGCCCTGAGGAACGCGGAATCGGTATTTGTGTCGGTAAATCTATCGCATAACGCAGATCCATTCTGGATGCAGGTATCTGCAGAGGATCTCATATCTTCAATGCCTAGCCGTAATGATGTCGTAGTCGAGTACTGGCTGGACGGACTAGATATCTATGTAGGGGCAAGGGTCTAATGATCTGCCTAGCATGCGAGAGAGAGTGCTCGGTAGTTGAAATCAATGACGGATTCTTCTACGACTACGGGGACATAGTCGGAGCATGGCACGACGAATCTGGAGAAGGATCGGCCTGCTGCGGATCGGAAGTCGCTCCGGGGAAGATATGGATGGACAAGACCTCGACCCACAGAGCTAGAAAAAATCACAAGGACGCTCACGGCAAGGTAGTTGTATCAAAAGGCAGCCGGTACCTGGCAGGGATCTCTAAAGGGTACTACGTCTTGGACGGGGAGAGACATCCCATCTATAACTACTATAAAAGACAACTAGGAGAAGGAAAATGCTAAGCAAGCTAACCGCGGGACACCTAGAGATACTGGAGAAGTGCGCCGACAAAGCTTACGAGTGGGGCACGGATGAGCGAGGAGTGTACTTCTCTGTAGGAGGTATACCGAAGTCTGTATTTATCAAACTATATCCGCTAGAAACCTCATGCTTAAGCAAGCACCGGCAGCCGAAGTTCAGAGCAACCGCTCGGTACGGGGATTCGGAAGATATCTACGAGTACCGAGATATTCTATTTCTAGTAATGGAGTTCGGTCAGATGTATAAAGACCGAGGCCTTACGGTGGGGGAGGAATGGACTGCGGACTTGGAGAACCATAGGCTATTCGTATGAGCAGGCACTACATAGTACAGGATGAGTTCTTTCTATACTACGGCAGCACAACACAGCGATCAGCGACACATCGGAGAACTATATGTAGAGGAGAGAGGCTGACACTAGATAGCCAGGCATTCAACGGCAACGTATGGTTCATCGACTCCGCAGGGAGTCGAGGTAAGATAGAATGCGGCTCCGTAGCAAACCTAGAGCGTCGAGGACTACTAAGGCCCGATACCTACATGTAGGCAAGATCTAACAACATAAGGACACACAATGAGCGATATTTACCGCAGCATTCCCGGAGACAGGGACCTTACCGCTTTCGAGCAAGCAGCATCTTCGAGGGGAATACCACGAGAGATCTGGAGAATAGATGAGGCGGCCCACAACAAGGGGTGGCTTAAACTTTACGTCAATCAGAAGCTCAGAATAGACTGCTTACTGACTAGACCCTGGCTTCCCGACCCTCAGATAGTAGCAGAGATTATATGCAAGACGATAATCACAGGAGCCGGGCTCGCGTATAGTCCGGAGATGGACGAGATAATCGAGGTATCCGCAGAGTGCAACGACTACCGCCGGCCATGGCTAGTAGGGGTGCACGACAGAGTCCTAGTCGCGGAGAGGTTCGGAAAGGGCGGGGGGCTGAAGAGACGTATAAAGGTAGACCCAGTATGGAACGCTAACTCAGAGGCAGGAAATGACGGAAACTGAGCGATTCTACAGTAAGCTGGACGAGATCCTTGAGTACGAGAGCAAACAAGCAATCATATATACTCCAGGAGTTCTGGAGATCTTGGCGGAACACTGGAACAACGAGGTAATAGACGCCCTAGAGGCAGAGGCAGAGGACGACTACAACGCAAGGAACGACACACAATGAAAGACGATAAGGTAATAACGCACGAGTGGCTAGTATCTAAAGAGGCGTGCTACTTCGACGGAGAGGGATATCCGTGTACGGTACTAGGCGAATGGTTGATGCCTAAGCTGCCGATCAGTATAGAGCAGCTAGGCCGTATGCGCAAGATCCAGCCGCTGGATAAGCTCTGGGCCCTATATCGCCTAATGTCCGAGAAGCAGTGCAGTCTTGCAGCGCGACGCTCAGCGCTCCGATGTATCGGGAACTGGGAGGCAGAAGTACCCGAAGTAGTTCTTCGCTGGCTGCGGGAGGGGAGAGAGGAGGACCGGAAAGACGCAGAGTACGCCGCACGGTCCGCCGCTGGGTCCGCCGCCTGGTCCGCCGCTGGGTCCGCCGCACGGTCCGCCGCCTGGTCCGCCACACGGTCCGCCGCATATTCCGCCGCTGGGTCCGCCGCTGGGTCC